GCGATGTGAAGAAGTTATGTTGAGGAAGGATTTTTATCCCGCTCTGCCTGTTGACAATCTTGAGAAGTTGTTTTATAATCCACTTCGTGATCCACACTGGCGACGAGAAAGCGACAATAACGAGTTCATTTGGGATGGAACGGAATATGATACCTTGATTACCGATGGTAAGCAAGTTTATATTCTAGAAGAGCGTAACGGTAGTTTTGACGGTATTAGCGAAATAAACCCTAAGTATACAGAAAGTTTTGGAATATGATTAAGGTTGAACTGAGTGTTCGTGAGGCTCTGAATCTGGTGTCGAACGGTTGCCATCTGGACATGTACGAGAAGATCGTGTGTGCGCTGGAGGTGGCTTTGGGCGTGAACCAGAAGCGTAGGGTTACTATCACTGACGGCATGGATACAAACAATCGTATCCCTTGCATCAAGGCTGTTCGACAGCACACCGGCTGGGGATTGAAGGAATCGAAGGATTGGACCGATGGCATGGTTGGTCGCTACGACGAGAGCGGACATTGGCGTGATGGTGGAAAGGCCATCAGTCTTACTCTTAGCACTCCCGAAAAGGCCGAGCAGTTGCTGCGTGACCTGACATCGCTTGGTTGCGAAGGGTACTTGTCGTAAGTCCTTGCTGGGTAAGGATTTAGGAACAAGGCCGGGGGCCGGATTTGTCGTAAGTCCTTACGCCACAACGACTTAGAGCAAAAAATATTTTTTCAAGAACGGTGCTTGACAAGGCCGATACTACATAGTAGAATCATTGGAGTAAGGTTGATAACACTAACTTGATAACAAAGGAGATGATTATGCAGAAGTTTTCTTTTACGGTTGATATTGTGACTGATTCGCCGGTTGGCGTTGACGTTGAGGGTGTTCGTGGTTCGCTGCTCGCTGCTATCGACGGTATCGGTACGCTGTGTGCGGTTCATGGTGTCAAGACTGAGGTTATGAAGGAGCAGGGTTACAAGGTGTGGGCGAAGCGTGTGGCTGGCGTGAGCCTTGCTACTCCGAAGCCGCCCAAGGCTCCCAAGGCCGAGGTTGCCGAAACGGTCGAGGCTTGATTTTCTAAAGTCGTTCGGTTAGAATGTCGATACTAGATGAACGCCACGCTTAGATCGGAATCGCTAGTAATCTAGTATCGGCTCTAACCACCACTAACTAGGAGATTTATAATGGGTTTAGATCAGTTTGCATTTGCGGTTAGTAGTAACGGATCGAAGGAAGAACTTGCCTACTGGCGTAAGCATCCTAATCTTCAAGGCTGGATGGAAAACCTTTGGGAAAGCAAGGGCCGTCCCGGTCGCCGCGAAGATGAAGATGGTATGGGCATGAGCGAGTTCAACTGTATTCCGCTAGAGTTGACCAAGGAAGATTTGGACGATCTAGAAGATGCTGTGCGTGGATCTGGTTTGCCACAAACCGTAGGATTTTTCTTCGGTAGTGATAGCGATGACTATTACAAGCGACAGGATCTGGATTTTGTCAATAAGGCCCGCGAGGCTCTTGACAATGGGTTGACCGTGGTGTACGATAGTTGGTGGTGATAGTAACGTCAAGGAGAAATGAAATGAAGATTGTTGGTATTGGTACTAAACTCAAAGTTGGTACTGTTGTGAAGATTACCCGCGAGGGTGTTGTGGTTGATTGTCAAGGGAAGAAGGTCAACGTGACTTTCTCGCAAGTTGAAAAAGAAGTTTTTGGAGGTTGATTACAATGAATAACTTTGCTAGTCTGAAGAAGGATCGTCACATTCGCTGCAAGTATCCGCTTCATGGTAATAGGAACATTCTGAAGTTCCACACGGGTCGTGTTGAGCGTGTTGGTACTGGCCCGAATGGTAAGTATGCTGTGGTTCGTGCTATGGATAATACTGTGCGAACGCTCCTGTTTTCTAAGATGCTGGAAACGTCCTGCTATCGCTGATCTCCCTTGACAGAGCGAGTGGCCCGTGCTATAATGGTGCGGGTCACTCGTTCACGGGGCGTAAGGTAAGCCGGTTGCATCCGACACTCTTATAAGGTGTTCATAGGTACGTTCGACTCGTACACGCCCTACTGTGTTATGTTATCATTTCACTTAGGGAGATTAGTTGCTAGAACTCATGATTATGATATTCGTTTGGAGTTTGCTGTATCAAGATAAGAAATAAATAGGAATAGTTTTGTGTCATGTTATAAAGTACCAATATTCCCCCAACCAAACTGGATAAGCATATGAATATCAAAGAAGTCAAAATCATGATGTACTTTCATATCCATAATATGGAAGAACTAACAACCAAAGAAGAAATCGCAGATTTCATAAATAACACGGTATATGAAGACCCCGAGTTTTTTGGTCAGTTGACAGAAGATAACATTATAGACGTAAGGGAGTATAACCAATGAATGAACTAGTTGCTACATATGTTATGGACGATGTTACGTTTAGCGTATACGCTTGCTATGAGTCCTTGCGTGATATGGATAAGAGGAATGTTTCTTTCTATGACATTTATAATGATAAGACGGGCGTTTGCGTGAATGAGGGCGATCCGTTCTATGAGTTTCCAACGTGGCAGGAAGTGTTCGATAACTACTACCAGAAAGTCTAATATGTACCACTATCTTACTGTTGATATTGTTATGCGTGATTGTGAATCTATTGAAGACGCTATGAACAAATGTAGTGATCTTATGCCTCAATATCCAGATGAAAGTACTAAACATATGGAATCATGGGCTTTTCTAAAAGTTCGTGAGCCTTCTACTGGAAAAATAGAAGAGTTTGACGGGTGATCTTAAGTCCTTGCCCCATAAGGGTTTAGGGCCGATGCGGCCCGCCCCGCTCGACATAAGTCCTTTGATACCAAGGGTTTACGTCAAAAAATATTTCTAATGGTAGAGGCTTGACAGTGCCGATACTGTATGGTATGATCGTGGAAAAGGTGAAACATGGTTGCGGCATACCAAGATCGTTCATTTGTGATGGATTGCCAGTGCTGGAAGTGTGGCAATATTATTTCCATTATTGTCAATAAAGAGGACGTTATTGATTGGATGAGCGGTTCCGGCCCGATTGAAAAAGTATTAGATTATCTTTCCGCGAATGAGCGTGAGTTGCTTATTTCTAATACTTGTGGATCGTGTTTCGATAGTTTGTTTTCCGACCTTGACAATGCCGAATGATCCTGTATAATACGAGAGTTGTTAGTTCCCACTACTAGGAGTTTGATTATGAGTTACGAGAAGTTGCAGATTAATAGCGATCCCAATGCTGGCTCTTTTGTTCGCACCCTTCAAGGTGCTACCGGTACGGGTTTTCAAGATGGTACGCACGTTCATAAGGATTGGTGGGCAAAGACCCAGACCTATGAGCAGGTTATGCAAGCCTGTCAGATGGCTGTGGAAAATCGTGAAGATATCATGGTTGCCACCAAGGATATTGCTTGTGTTGCCGACAAGGGACACTTCTATCTTCAGTTGAATGATGGTCGCAAGTTCCGCCCGACCGATCATGCTATTGAGCAGTTTAGTGTGCGTAGCGATATTCCTTCGTCCACGTTTTTGCGTGAGATGCGAAAGAGTGAGGATTTCGACGCTGGCGATGCTAATACTATGGCTATCGTTGGTAACAATGCGTTGCGTCACGTTGATCCCGACAAGCAGTTCCGGCTGCGTACTTATACGGACGGTACTTGCCGTGCGTTCGTGACCGACAAGTATGCTCCGATTGATAATCGGTGGTATTTGGAAGTGCTGTCGGAGTTTATTCCCGGCGGTCGCTTTAGTCACTGGCGTGGCGATGAGGATACCATCTATGGTAATGTTCTTATCCCCGATACCATTATGGACTATGGTGCGGACGATAGTGATTACGGTGGTATGATTAGTGTGGGTAACTGCGAGATCGGTACTCGCCGCATTAGTCAGACGCCTAGTTTGTTTCGTGCGATTTGCATGAACGGTTGCATCTGGGGTCAGACTTCTGGCGAAAAGATTCGCAAGGTTCATCGCGGTAATATCGACCTTGATAGTCTGAAGTTGGAAATCGCTAGGAATATCCAACACCAGATTCCGCTCCTCGCTCCGGGTATCAAGCAGTTCCTCGCTACCCGTTCGATGGAAACTGGTAAGGCTAGTATTAAGGGTATCGTGGCGTCGGTTGCTTCGGATTATAAACTGAGCAAGCGTGAGGCTACGGAGTTCCTTAATCAGTATGGAGAATATGAGGCTGGAAATCGTAACCTGTTCGGTATCATCAACGGCTTGACCCGTGCTGGTCAGAAGTTTGATAATACTACATGGGTCAAGTTCGATGAGATTGCTGGCAGTCTAATGGCAACGTCCGCTGACCGCTGGGCAACCATCCTTCGTCGTGCGGATACGTTCACCGACAAGGATTACGAGAAGGTTTACAGTCTTAACGCTTAGTTAGTGGGAGGGTTGGGGTGGCGGGAATATATCTTTCTTTCGCCCGCCATCCCGCTCTCACTACTTTATAAGGAATATAATATGCCAAAGTATCAAGTAACGATGAACTATGTTGAAGCCAAAAAGGCCAAGTTTGTAGTAGAGGCAAAAGACCCTGACGAACTTCACGAACTTTTGGGCGAGGTAAGTATGGATTACCTTGAACAAAATGCGGGGTTTTATACTTGTGATTATGAACCGCCCGTGATCGAAGAATACGAAAAGGTAAATAAGGATACGCCTGTACACAAGGGCATTCAAGAAAAGATGAAGGAAGCCAAAGCCTACTTCGATTCTATCTAGGAAAACGCGATTTGCTCTAAGTCCTTGCCCCACAAGGGTTTAGGGCGAACGCGGCCCGCCGCCGGATTCATAAGTCTTTTATTTTCAAGGGGTTACGTCATTTTATAGAACCATTTGACGTAAGTTGTTTCCTCTCAAGGACTTGCGTTCAGTATGTCGATAAGGTATAATGGGGGTACGGGATTATCGTATTCTCTCATATGTTAAGCTGGGAGACTTGGGTAATCTAACGAAATCGTGGGGTGTCTCACGCGAAGCGTCGAGATCAACATATTGCAATACAGTCAGTGAGATTTGATATTTTACGATTAATATAATAGAAGGATTTCCAATGAAGAAAATAAATAACTACGATATTACTCCGTGTGATGTAATCTTTAATCATACAGAGAAGCCAAAGGATTATCTTATGTGCAAGAGCATGAACGTATACGATGACCGGTGGCGCGTTAACATATATAGTAAGCGACTCATTGATGGTATAGAAGGTAAGTATATCAGCAAGAGCTTCTTTACTTCTTTTAATAGTAATACTGGTGAACTTAAGATAATCGCATGATTGTCTCACCCTATATAATCAGATCTGGCCTTTACTGGTAGTCAGTGAGATTTGGGTTTTTTAAAGTTGACAAGCTGGTAAACCCGATGTATAATCAAGGGCTGTCTCACCTAAATAATTCAGATCTGGCCTGTACTGGTAGTCAGTGACTTTAGCATTTGGAGATAATTATGAAATTGAAGCGTGGTCAAAAACTTTGTAAGAAATGTAATGGGATTAATGGCGCACGATCTCATGTTTGTAAACATTGTGGAAACGAGTTTGTTGCTAATAGTAATAAGCCACAGAAGACAAAGAAGGTTAAGGTTAAGAAGTATGAAGAGATTGAGGATTGGCGATCTCTTAAGCAAGGAGACAGAGTAAAGGTTGTTGGCCGATCTGGTAACTACTATGTTAATGGTGATGGTGAACGTCAGTACCTTACTGATATGGGAGTATATACAGTACAAGACAAGGATGACTTGGGGTTACGAGTATACGATGGTGGATACGGGTATATATACATGGGACCAGAAGTTGCTTCTGATACTATCCCAAATATGTATAGAAGTCCACATAAACTACTAAAAGTCAATACTCCAATTAGGCCCGTTTTACGCTGAGATTATAAGATAAAGGCCCATAAAACATAAAGTTTCGCCCCTTTTGAGGTGAAAAATCATAAGGAGTACGTTCAAATGGTCAATAAACGAGAATTTTTCGAATATATGAGTACTTTATACGACGAAGACTACAAAGATGATGATACTTATAAGACAATGAAGAGTATTCTTAAGATAAAAGACAAGAATTATATCAATGAGCTTAAAGATCTTACTACTATGACTAAAAGGGAACGATTAGCATATAGACACGCTCTTGCTGCTAATGGTAAGGAACTCACACCAAGACAAGTAGACCAGTATATTAGTATGGTAGACTACGCCCTTACACATATGCAAGACTAACCTTTTGGCCCCTGTTGTCCTATATTCTGGATAGCAGGGGTCATTTTCTATACATACATACCTACTCTCTATCCTCCATACACCCTATACAGATACGATGAAACATGAAACAGATATGCAATAATTATATATTATGTGAAATATCCAGGTTGAATTTCAATATATTTTCAGCCATAGCCTTTGTTGTATTGTATGTATGTCTACTATGTATACTCTTACTATCCTATATCGTATTTTGTAGTGTTAAATGCACATACAGGCTATTCGTATAACCACCCGTTTTATGACCGTTTTGGGTGTATAATATAGTGTAAGATTGTGGTTAACGACCCACAGAAAACTACAAAAAAACATAGTAAATGGGAATAAAACCCACAAACTAGGGAGAAAAAAATGACAGCAAGAGAAGAAAATAACTCTATTAAACAAGAGATGGATAAGGCTATAAAAGAATTAGAGAGATTAGGTATCAATCCTAATGCACATAAACAAGAAGACACAACGGGCCTTGGGGATGTGGTGGAATCTGTACTAAAGACTGTTGGTATTACAGAAGAAAGATTCAAGTCGTGGTTTAATCTTAAGGAATGCAATTGTAGTAAAAGAAAAGCCTACCTAAACAATCTATTCTCTTGGAAGAAAAACAACAGTTGACAACCCTGCTGTGTCGATGTAGAATAGCATAGACACACAGGAGACAATGTATGCGGTACGGGCTTTGTTGCATTTCGCTAGAATTACAAGAACTTGACGATCCAGTTAAGTTCAAGACCATGACTTATAAAAGATTCTCGTCCTTAGACCGTGACGAGGCTTTAGACATATTGGGCGACCGTATATTCCATAATATGATCGCTACTTGTGTAACCATACAGCATTGTGCGGACAATGACCTGTGTTATAGACTGAGTAGTGATCTATTTCCATTGATAACATATGACCTTGCAAATGTAACATTAGAGGATCTTCCACAATATGACAAAATACAGGTTGGGTTTGATTTTATTCAAAAGACTATTTCCGATACTGGGGTCCGTATTTCTTGTCACCCTAGCGAGTTCAATGTATTGGCATCTGAAAACGAGCAAGCGGTACAAAAGACAATCAGAGAACTTAATTTCTATTCTGCATTCATGGACCGTATCGGATGTCCAGCCGACTACCGATCACCAATGAATTTGCACGTACATAACAAAACTGGCGACCATGATAGTATTATTGCTAGATTTCTCTCCAATTATTCTCGCCTTGATAGCAATTGTCGTAGCAGACTTGTTATCGAAAATGACGATAAGGTAAATTGCTGGTCTGTAAAAGAGCTAACAGAACTATTCTACCCAGCAACCAATATACCTATCACGTTTGATTATTTGCACCACAAGTGCCATCCAGACGGTCTTACTGAGAAAGAGGCTATACGGGCCTGTCACGCCACTTGGAAGGGCTTTAAACCGCTGTTCCACTATAGCGAGAGTCGCCCCGGTAACAATCCAAGAGCGCACGCCGATTTTGCTTATAATTCTATTGACACGCACGATCTTGACTTTGATCTTGACTTTGAGCTAAAGATGAAAGACAAAGCAATATTCAAGCATATGGAGGAACAACTATGTCAGATATGAATGATGAAAAGATGGTCAAGGTAAAGAGCATAAAAAAGATAGCAAAACATATTGGTAAAGATGTTGCAAAGGAAATGCTTATTCCTATCGAAGAAATGAGTAGCTATATTAAACCCAAAGAGGTTTCTTCAATTATAAAACAATATTGCATTCGCCAAGATGACCAATATTTGATGAATACTATGATATTGCAAAAGATATTTACAGAAATCAAAAATTGGGTTTTAGGAATTCAGCTTGCAAAAATGGCTTCTGCGGATAAACTAGAAGTTACATGGGATAGTGAAGAAAATTGTATGATATTTCAATCTAAATAAGGAAAACAAATGGCAAAAAAGATATACAAGCCACGTTCGCATGAAACTGGCACTATTATTACAACCAAGACAGCATATGGTAGCACATCCGATATGATTGTTGATATAGGAAATTATACCTCAGATCCCGCAATTGTTCTAAAAGACAATCAAGTGGTCTGCAAGGATGACAAGGGGTTCTATATTACAACTAAAGATAGAATCAATACAAAGATCGCAGATCCCAATAGATATGCTAATGAAAAAAATAGACTAAACCTTGTTGAAAAACAAGATTCAAGTGTTGACTCAAGCGAGTCGATACAGTAGAATGAACACTTCACCCGGAGAACAAATGATGACTTGGCAAGAACTTAAAAAGTTTATATCTAAGATGGATAAATCTTATCTAGATTCTCAAGTAAAGTTGTATGATTATTCTGATGGTTCTGAATATAATATCGATATCACAGAACTTTTAATAAACGAAGGTGTTGATGGCGAAGATGAAGGATGGGTTCCTTATCTGTCTATAAATCATGAGGAAGTTAAAAATGAAACCAAAACTGAGGAAACAAGTATCGATTGATTTTTTAGATCACGTTAAGAATAGTCTTAACGATATGCTTCAAACAAAGATACCTCAATCCACCAAGCAAAAACTTTGCATAATGATGGAAAAACTTTTGCAAGAAACAAAAGAATATAACGGATTCAAGTATCTTTACTGGTCGAGACACGGCCATTTTGATTGGGATGAAGCAAAGCAAAAAGGCGTTTACAAGGAAGTACCACAAGAATTTAAAACTGGGCCAGATGATACTGGCAAATCTGATTTTGTGAGTGATATACAGGGCGAATTTTCAAGATTTTATCCATAAAGGAGATTAAAATGGACAGGTTTGATTTGGAAGATAGAATAAACAAACTACATAATATAGTTGATGATATTAACGATATCTCTTTTGGTATTCTTGAAGGAGGTATGAGTAAAGACGAAATCGCTAGTGCTTTAGATGGATTGGCTGTAATAACCGAAGTCAAGTTGAAAAAGTTATTCGATGTATTTATACAGGTTCATAAGTTAGATCAATACTCTGGACTAGACTACGAAAATGAATGAAAAGGAAGTACGTGATCTTATTAAGTCCTTGAAAAGCTCAGTTAAGCAAGCAAGGGCTATAGATAGATCAGATCTTTTAAATGAAGCCGCTGTCGTGATGGAACAACTGTTAGATAAAGCATTAGAGATGAATTATTGGAAATCTAAATGCGAAATGTTATCAATGTTCTTAGATACAGATGAACCAGAATAATGTTGTGGTCTGAAGTAAAAAGATGGGCTAAATCTAATGGGTACGAATCCTCAAAGGATGAGGATTGTTATTCATGGTATAAATCAGATGATCCGTCTATAAATGGAGTTGAAAAAAGCGTCAGTAGATTAGCAAAAACTATATACAATAAAATCTCTGGCGATATTTGGGTAGAATACCAAGAAGAATATAAACTAAATAATTAGGAGAACTCCATGAATAGAAGACATTTCTTATCACATTTAGCTGCCACTTCAGCACTATCAATTCCAGCAACAAATTTTACCAATACTATACTCGCAAATTCTTCTGACTTAAAGAAGAGACATAAAAGTGCAATTCTTTTATGGATGAGTGGTGGCCCAAGCACCATAGATATTTGGGATTTAAAATCTGGTGGAGTTACTGGCGGTCCATTTAGGCCAATAGACACAAATGCTGATGGTGTTCAAATATGCGAACACTTACCTTTGCTTGCTAAAAACATGGACAAGCTAAGTATCATAAGAAATATGAGTACTAGAGAGGCCGATCATGGTCGCGGACGATATTATATGCATACTGGATATGTTCCAAGCCCAACCATAGATTATCCTAGTTATGGTAGTGTTATATCCCATGAGTTGATTGATCAAATTCCAGAATTAGAAATTCCACCTTTTGTGAGCGTAGGAGGCGGTAGCGTTGGGCCGGGATTTCTTGGTATGAGTTATGCCCCGTTTGTTGTTGATAGCAACGGAAATATTCGTGATCTTAATATGGGTATAGATCAAAATAGACTGAACCAAAGATTAACAATGCTAAAGTCTATCGAAGATCAGTTTATATCACAAAAACGTGGAGACTTTGCTAGTGATCACATGAAGGTTTTAAGCAAAACAGTAAAACTTATGACAAGTCCACAAATGGAAGCATTTAAAGTTGCAAAAGAACCAACAGAAGTAAGAGAAAGATATGGTAATACTGGATTTGGTCGTGGATGCTTAATGGCACGAAGATTAGTAGAAGCAGGGGTTCCGTTTATAGAAGTAGACTTGGGCGGTTGGGATAACCATGCTAATATTTTTCCAACGTTAGAAAACCAAAAGTTTCCAGAAATGGACAAGGCGATGAGTGCATTAATCGAAGACTTAGATAGTCGCGGCCTACTACAAGACACAGCAATTATATGGATGGGAGAGTTTGGTCGCACACCAAATATTAATGGTAATGCTGGTCGTGATCATTGGGCCAGAAGTTGGAGTGTTGTTGTTGGTGGTGCTGATTTTAAGACAGGTATTGCTATTGGTCAAACGAGCGAAGATGGTAAGCAAGTGATTGGAGAAGCCTACACTTCACAAGATTTAATGGCTAGTGTTTTGAGAAGTTTAGGAATATCATTAGAGACAACATTTACTTCTAAGAATGGAAGACCTATGAAGATTGCTAATAGCGGTAAGGTAATCAAAGAACTTTTCTAGAATTTCTAAAGTTCCAAAAACGCTCTGACGATACTTGACACTAGGACTAGAGTATGTTAGAATACTCTAAACACAGGAGAATATTTGATGACTCACGATTTTGATTATGTTTGGGGCATGGTCCGCGATCTTAGGGCTACTAGCAGTACTATTGACAAGCAAGGGATTATTGAAGACTATTGCAACATCAATAATATTGGAGCTTCGTTCACTAAAAAGATTTTGCTCTATACATATCATCCGCTTTGGCAATACAATGTTACCAGTGACAACCTAAAGAAAAAGAATCAGTTGCGTGGACAAAAGTATCATAATATATTTAATTTGCTGGACGATCTAAAGAGTCGTTCAATTACTGGACATGACGCTATTGGTGCTGTGAACAGTTTTATTGATAATCATCCAGAATATGAGGAGCTTATACATTGTATTATCGACAAAGATTTGAAAACCCGTGCTGGTGACAAGATTATTAACAAGGCTATTCCAGATCATATTCCAGAGTTTAGTGTTGCTCTTGCAGATAAGTACGAGCCTAAACTTGTAGATTGGAAGGATGGTTGGTATGTTAGTCGAAAGATTGATGGTGCTAGGTGCATCGCTATCGTTGATGATCAAGGTAATACTACCTTTGTGTCTCGCACAGGAAAGCCATTTGAAACACTCCAAATAGTTGCCGATGGAATCAAGAACATTCCGTATCTTCGTAATGTTGTTTTGGACGGCGAACTTTGCTTGGTAGACGATGAAGGTAATGAAGACTTTCAAGGAATTATGAAGCAACTTAAGAAGAAGGACCATATTATTTCTAATCCTTCTTATAAGGTGTTTGATATATTGACCCATGACGAGTTCTATAGTAAGAAAGGATCGCATAATCGTCCATACTCTGTTCGATACAATAGTCTTAAAGAGATTATGAAAGCTAATTCATGCCCGTGTCTTAGCCTATTAGAACAAGAGAAGATTAAAAATGATGACCATTTTAATGAGTGGATCGTAAGGTTTACTTCAAATAAATGGGAGGGTCTTATTCTTCGTGCAGATGAACCATACAAAGGAAAGCGATCAAAAGATCTTTTAAAGTATAAGAGTTTTTATGATGATGAATACGCTGTAACTGCTATTAAAGTTGGTCCATTTCGATATGTTAAAGATGGTAAAGAATGTGAAGAAGAAATGCTATCTAATGTAACGATACAGCACAAGGGATATAATGTAGATGTTGGTAGCGGTTTCACTATAGCCGAACGTCAATATTTCTATAGAAATCCTAATGATATTATTGGTAAAATAATCACAGTACAATATTTTGAAGAAACCAACAACCAAGACGGTGGAATTAGCCTAAGATTCCCAACCCTCAAGATTATACATGGAGCTAAAAGAACAATATGAATGAGTTTAGTTATATAACAGCGATCACTATATTTTTTGTCTATATGATAATAGATTGCTTATATGCAGCATATGTAATATCAGTAGGTCGTGGTCAGGCTGTGTTAGCATCAACCTGTACGGCTATTATATATAGCTTACTTGCATTTGGTGTTTTGAGTTATTCAAAAAACGTATGGTATCTTATACCATTAGCGTCTGGAGCTTTTCTTGGGACTTATATCACAGTAAAATTTAGGAAATATCTACCAAAAAATCATGAGTGAACTACTAAAATTTTCTAATCCATTGGAACATGTATTGAATTGTTGTCAACAAGGAATTCTACCAACAGAATTTGATGTATTGAATGCGAAAGACGAGTTGCGTAAAATGAGAGAGCAAGCTGATAGTTTGTTATCCTCTTACTATAATACAAGAATTATAGCAAGAGAAGATCGTTCCAGATGGCTTAGTGCAGAACAAGATAGAGCTAAACTAGCAGAAGAAAATGCTGTGTTAAAAGAAAGTCTAAACAATGCTGTTGCTTTTGCTAGGATAAATAGTCGTGGCGACTTGTATGATTTAAGATTGCAACATAATCCACACGTTGACGAAACTACTGTGTTACCATTATATTCAAATAAAGAAGAATTCAAACGGCTCACAGAAAGTTTAAAGAACGCTTGACAGCTAGACGATGATAGTGTAGAATGATTGAAGTAGTTGGGAGTATAGACCAACCGGAAGAGTCACAAAACTTAAAATTTTGCAAGTGTCGGTTCGAATCCGACTACTCCTACTTGATACTAATTAAGTTATGATCAAATTCCCAATGACAATTGGGACATAATAAAACTAGATTACTCTCATTGTTTACTTCTGACACAAGGCAGTCTAATTCAAATTCACTAATAGATTTGATATGAGCAACCTCAACATGTTTATTATATCCACAATTAACACATACTCTAGGCTTATCTTTCATTATTGATCTGGCCCGTGATCTAACCAAAGCCCAACAGGAAGATTTATGATGTTGATCATAAGCTATTTCAGCCAATGTTTTATCTTGCGTATCCTTACAATTTTTACACAACATACGCCTTTTTTTGTAATCTAACTCAATTCCGCACCGTTTACAATTAGAATATTTTTTAACTGTTTTTTCCATAGGTTTTAAGTTAACTCTTTTATATTTCTTGTTATTAAATGTTGCAGAGCAACTTCTACTACAAAAATTGTTATTGTTAGTTCTACGAATTTGTGTTATATTTTTATCGAATACTTTATTGCAGTTTTTACAGTTTACTTCCATTTTATCACCTATGATAATATGAGTCCTGCTGTAACCACAACGAGCCTTCTAAGCTTGTGTCACAAACATTGTGGGTGGATGACTAGGGTTCGATTCCCCAGCAGGATACTGGTTTATACACGAAAGGATTCGATTTGTCATTTCTGCAATCCCGAATCCTGTTTCCTCCGCTTGACATAACGATCTTTTATGCTATACTGACAATACCATTGGAGAAAAATAGTGCAAACTAAAACATCATATTTCGGTCAACATTTTATTTTATCCATTGTGAAGAATGGTAAGGATACTACTCTAATTCTTTCTAATAGTGATGAAACAAAGAACCATGTTGTGTTCACAGACGAATATGAACTAATGGATTTGGTAGATTTTATTCTTGAGACTATTGGGGAAAATAAATGATGACTAACGAACTCAAGGAAAAAATCCGTAACTTTATTGTTAGTTGGGATAATACTATAGAGGATGCTAATTGGGCAACCTGTGATTTATTTTTAGAAACGGCTATTGATCTCTTAGAAGAAACTATTGAGGAAAACAAATGAAATTTATCCTAATAGTTACTGAGGAAGCGTCAGAAAAAACCAAATATTTTGGCTCATTTAATAGCGGTGAAGAAGCGTCACAATGGGGTTTAGAGCATTTTAATGACAATTATATTTTAATAAGTACCACTATTTATGATCCTAAAAAAGAAAAGGAATAAAATCATGTGCTATTGTAATAATTCGTGGATTTGTAATATTTGTATTATTGTTTGTCTTGTTGGTTGTTTTTTTATTGGTTGGGCGTTTGGTGTGAAACATATGAGACAACAAGCAGTATCTTTTAATGTTGCCACTTATCAAGCGAATGAAAGTGGTGGGCCTGAGTTTGTGTGGAAAAATCTAGAATGACTAGTGAAATATATCTTGATGATAGTATGGTGCGTATTCAGCACAACCCTAATCTAAAACACAAACCATTTTTGGTTGAGATATACACTTTTGATAATGAGCCTTATTCGGTACGATTTAGTGAAAGTGATCTAGAGTTATTGGCCGGTTTTATACAAAGAACAATCGCAGAAAAAGAATGAACATTCCACAGTATACTATTATTAAGTACGTTCGTGATAAGAACAAGATTCCTCGCGGAGTTCTAGTTGCGGTTAAGAGTGCAGATGGGTATAATATTGGGTACTCGCTATGCAGTAAGCATGATCGATTTGAAAAGCGTATGGCTCTTGAAATAGCAATCGGACGAGCAATTACCGGAAATGATTTTGAACAGCTTCCTTATATCATTTCTAAGAACTTACCAGACTTTCTTATTCGTTGTGCAAAATATTACAAATGATTAAACACTTTCCAATTACAAATACCGATAAGGTTATCAAGCACTATTCTGATAAAGATGGTGTTCCTATTAGGTATATTTGTACCACAGATTTTAGTATAAGTGATCGTCCTGTGGATATTTTTTATAGAGAAACTCCACATCCAGAATTTAATAATAGATATTTTGGCATTGCGGTTAATTACGAGGATGGTTCATACGTTATCTTTAACGCTGATGCGGTAGAAGATTTCTCGTTTGGCATGGTAGAAGATGATGACGGGAATCTTCAATATTCTCAATCCCACCACGATTATAAAAGTTTCGATAATGGTAACATGATTGATGGTGGACGAGAATATATTCGTTCGTCTATTAATCGTGTTGATATTTATGTGGTTCGTGATGGAAAAATGTTAAAGCGTGACTTGACAGCTGCCGATATTAAGGTATAACCTGACTATGGATCAAGAACTACAAAATCAACTGTACGAAAAGTATCCAAACCTTTTCTCTAACAAAGATAAGGGAATAAAAGCCAGTTGTATGGCATGGGGTATTGAGTGCAATAACGGCTGGTATGAATTGTTATCATCTGTTTGCTGGAGAATATCTCAATACGAAAAAAATATCGAAGATCATAAAAAATATCTAGCCAAACAAAACAAAGATATTCAACAAGACTTTGGTATCAAAATAGAAGGTGATGAACCAGAGTATTTTCCTGTTAAGTTTGACCAAGTTAAAGAAAAGTATGGTGGACTTCGTATTTATTTTAGTGGTGGCGATGATTATGTAGAGGGCGTTATTGGTATGGCAGAAGAATACTCTTATAAAATATGTGAAGTTTGTGGCAACGCTGGAAAAACAAATAAAGTTGGATGGATAACTACTTTGTGCGATAACTGTAGGAATAAAGTATGAGTGATTTAGGATACTTTGATCAGCATGGCGATCTAATTATAGGAATTATAGTAATGTCGTACTTATCTATGTATACATACTTGACCCACACATATGGTTCAATAGATGAGTAGCACATATTTATCATTAAATCAACAAATAGAAGCTAATAAGTTTCTTAAGATAGTTCAGAACTTAATATCAAAACATGGAGATTTAACAGACTGTATTCTCAAATTAGAAATACTAAAAGTCACAAGAGATTACAACGATATGATTCTTAAACTTGAACATAAATCTAATGAATAGAAAACTTCTAATCTTAGCAAGGGCAATAGATCATAGGGTTGGTAAAGATGATTATGATGCTCCCGACATTCCTATTTTAACTCAGTATGAGGCATGGACAGCGTTCGCTATTAAGTTGAGTATTATATTGGTCAATTTTATTACTTGTGCTTTTATTATTGCAAATGTTATTCACCACTGGTAGTTTATGGATAAGTTACTAGAAATTTTACGTCAACACAAAAATATTGTTAGTTATATTCTGTCTTTCTCTAAACCAGAAACTCTTACTCTACAATTTAAAGATGGATCAATATTAAGGCTATGTGAACATGAAAAAGAAAAAGATCAAAAATAAACCTAAAAAACAAAAGATTGATGTGGTTTTAGAATCACTAGTTAATCTTGAGCAAAAGGTTAAGGAGTTGATTCAAAAGGTTGAGCAATTACAATACTCTAGACCATATTATCCACCAGACAATACAGACAAAAAGTATTGGCCGGTCGATTATCCCAAATACAAAGACGTAACTTGGTACAATAAATGAAAACTTTGAAAGATAAAATCGTTCAAGAGATTGATGATGTTAATTGTGATGTTTGCGGAAAATCAGCAACCACAATGAATATGGGGCCATCATGGGCTGAACTTAGTGCTTGTTGGGGATATGGTAGTATACATGATGGTTATAAATATGACATTGATATTTGTGAAAATTGTTTCGTTGATGTGATAAACTTTATCAAAGAGAAAAGATGTAAGGTTTTGGGGCCATTCAAATATCCTTACGATAATGATCCATTAGAAGGGATTGAATACCTATGAGTGATTTAACAAAAGAACAAAAATTTGTTATACTCTGGTTATACAATAGGGTTGCTGAAAAAATGCCTTCCAATCCAATTAAGGGTGGAAGTAATGATATTACTGTTAATGGAATCAATGTAACAGAAACAGTTAAAGAATTACTACAAGATAGGTTGTTCGTATGACTTTTGAACAATTCTTAAATCGCGTTGATAAAGTTTATTACGAAAATGAATTTGAACTTCGTCATGGTCAAACTGTTATGAATGTACTACATCAAGTTTGGCCCGAAAAGTACAAAGAAATATCCGGTGGAGACTACGATTGTTTTTACGATGATGGAACAGTAAGATTTACTCTAGATTACTTAGAAAGAGCGTGGAATGACCCAACCACTAAGTAGAGAATTTCTTATTAGTAGAAAAGTTTGCTGTGGTAGAAAATGTGTTCACTGTCCTTATTCTCAAAGATACATTAAAGGTAGTACAAAAGTAAAATGATACAGAATATAATCTTCTATTTCGTATGCTGCGAAATGCTAATTTCTTGTGTTGAATGGCTGATTAAAAAATCACGATGAATGAAATTGTTATAATTAGTGACATTCATTTGGGTAGTGATGTTTGTCAGGTGGAAAAACTATGTAAATTTCTTGACAAAGTATCAACTCAAACGCTAATTATTAATGGTGACTTATTTGATAGTTGGGATTTTAGACGATTACGCAAGGATCACTGGAAAATACTAAAGAAACTGCGTCAACTATCCGATAACATAAAGGTAGTTTGGATTAGTGGTAATCACGATGGGCCAGCAGAATTAGTTAGCCATCTTATTGGTGTGGATTTTGTTGATGAATATTTTACTGATAGCGGAGATAAAAAGATAATTATTCTACATGGAGACATTTTTGACAACTTCATTTCAAAGTATCCAATATTCACAAAGTTTGCTGATAAAATTTATAGACTTATTCAGAGATACGATAGATTTCACAACAATGAATACTACTATTCTAATTTAGCCAAAAGAAATAGCAAAACATTTTTACGATGTTCAGAACAAATAGCAGATCGTGCAATACAATACTGTAAAGATAAAGATTGTGATATTGTTATTTGTGGACATACACACTCAGTATTGACAAAACTATCTGATATGGTACAATACCATAACTGTGGCTGTTGGACAGAAAATTCCTGTTCTTTTATTACTATTAATTCTGGAATTGTGGAGATAAAATATGAAAGACCGATTTGATCTTGAGGATGAAATCTCCTCACTGTATTCTCTCTCGGTAAATCTTGAAACATTGAGAGAGGGAATTCTTGAATATGACTTAGAGAAAGATGAGATTGTAAATGCTTTGCAGGGCATCAATGTGTTGCTTACGCTCCAAACAAATAAGTTAATGGACACAATGACCCAATGTTTTAAACTGGATCAATATAGAGATTGCGACTATACCGACCAAGACGCTAAAATGGATACTTATTTGTGAACACAGAAATTTATCGACAAATCTCAAGTTTTTTAGATAGTGTTGGATCATACATTTACATGGAGTATGGTTCAGAATACTATAGTGAGTTCACCAAGGACAACAATCTACAACGTATGTATGATTTTGTTGGTAGTTATTATCTTGGTGGAAATAATGTTCCAGATACAGCACGATATGTTGTGGAACTTTTAAATATGATTAAAGATGGTAGGGCTTAATTAAACTTTTACAAATAGATAGGAATAGATATGAGTAAGTATTATTTTCTTGTGGCCGCTTTTGCTAGTTTTGTTTTTAGCGTTAGTCTTTGGTTTATGGGTGATACCGATCTATCAAGAGATCAAGCTATTTTTGTTGGATTGTGGGTTCCTAGTATTCTATCTTTGGGAAATCTCTCTAATGAGTAATATTGTTATTTTTTGTGTCGGAGTTGCAGTTACTCTAATAGCTGGCATGGGCGTAATTACAAGTCAAATATTTCTCGGCTATAAGAAACCTAAATATAATCATGAATCTACTGAAGGTATTAGAAATATCTCTGGGTATTCTGCTCGCTAATTTTATACTGTTTGTATTCAATAAATTATATGACAAATTCCGAAGAACAAAACTCTGAGTGTCCTATTTATGGATTACAAATCAACGATGGGGTTAACGCCCCGTTTGCTGATTTATATCTTGACCTTTTTCCAGAACTTTATGAGGTAGAATGAATACTCTAACTATACAACAATTGATTAAAATGCTACACAGCGTAACAGAATACGATATTATAGACTGTGGGCATGATACTGATAATAACAAATGTTATGCTATTCGTAATCTTGCTACTAAACCCTCCATGCTTCTATTGGGAAATTTAGAAATTACTGATTTTCCAGAATGGTGTGGAAAAGATAAAAGTTAATTTGTGTATATATTAGTGGCAAATTCCCAAGGAGAAAGCCATGAATAATTCCAAAGTATTTCTACTATCGTTTTTAATATCCTGTGCTACTCTATTTTGTTACGCAAAAGACTCAACAAAAACTTTACTATTTTTTAGTGCTAACTGGTGCAAATATTGTATCACTGCCAAAAATGATCTAAATTCTGATCCATCCTTATCAGAGATTATAAAACAATACGATGTTATTGTGCTTGACTTTGATAAAGATAAGGATATAATCGACGGTCACAAGATAAAATCTATACCAACATTTATAGTTTTTCAAGATGGAAAAGAACTAAAAAGATATAACGGTTATCGTGGACCTAGTGATTTAATTAACTTTCTAAAATAGGGGGCGTAACGGTATCGATTGGATATAGAAGATTATATCAGCAAGTAGTGGTTGATCGACCGGCCACTTTAAAAGTCGATTAAACGCTTTAACTGGCGAAACTCAGTTAGCTCTTGCTGCTTAATAAAAAGTAGCAACAATCTTAGAAAGCGATGAAGGTAGCGTTCAAAAGATTGTCGTAAAATCCTTCGGCTGTTAGAATAGCCAACGGGTTCTAGCCTGAGATTAGTTGGTACGGAAAGATAAATGTTGTTTGTTCTTTAATCTTTCTCAAAACTTATGAACAAAATAAACTTGTAGAAGATATAGTTAGACATATCGCAAGACAGGGGTTCGACTCCCCTCGCCTCCACTATGTATAATAAAAAACCCCCAACATTATATTGGGGGTTCAATATCATAACTAACTATTTATTGATTAATATCAGTCGGGATTGTATTCTGGTTCATCCACCACATCTGTAATGGGTGAATTAGTAATGAATGATACGGTAAATGTTTTTTGAGTTGTTTCCCCGCCGGTAGCAGTTAACTGTGAATTAATACTAAAATTTTTAGCTTTAGTCGAAACACCAACGCCACTTGAATATGCTGGCAAACTAGCATAATCATTATCAATCACAGATAGTAAGGAAAAAAGAATCTCTTTAATATCATTTAAATTGTTAGAATCACCAGAGCATGTTGGTAAATACTCGGTTGGAAAACAAGCGTCAGCCCCTTCATTCGTAGTATAACCGGGGAAAAGATTTGCTGGATCAGAATAATAGGCCATAATTTGATCTCCATATAAACCTGTGAAAATATGCCACTATCTAGATATACACTAAACTAAAAAATTATGATAAATTACACAAATATAGGGCTAAATACATATTATGACTTTATTTCTGACGAAGATCATAATATTATTATGCAAGAGATTTTATTAGAATTATCCACGCATTATTCATCCAGATATATTCATAGAAATAAAGTTCTAAGGTATGGTGATAAATCAATGTGTGAAAATAATCATATTAGCAACTTAATTCCACCAAATATAGATATAATTTGCTCAAAATTAGTAGAAAACAATATAGTAAAATATAAGCCAGATACCATCAATATTAACGAATATTTAACTGGAGATTTTATTCATCCACATATTGATCGAGCCGCTAGTGGGCCAATAGTCACTATACTAAGTTTAAATTCATCAGCAACAATGAAGTTTTCTAATGGAAAAGAGCATTTTGAATTGATATTAGCGCCTAAAATGCTGATACAAATGAAAGATACTATTCGTTGGCAGTGGCGACATTCTATATTACCAGTAGAAAACAATAGGTATTCTATAGTGTTTAGGAATAAACTAGATGCATAAAAGTGTATAATAATGGTTACATAATATTATGAGATAATAATGTTTGCACTTTTCAAATCTCTGTTTTTTGATAAAAGATCGCCAAAATGGAGCGATGTACGAAAAGAACATATAAAATATCAACCATATTGTCAAGCTTGTGGCAGAAAAGAAGATCTTGAAGTTCATCATATTATACCAGTGCATAAAGACCCCTCTAAAGAACTTGATCCAAATAATTTAATAACATTATGCGGTAAAACTTGTCACCTAATGTTCGGCCATTTGATGGATTATAAAAGTTGGAATCCAAACGTTGAGGAAGATTCTGAGCTATATTTATCTAAAATCAAAATGAGGCCATATCATGATAAGTCTAACTAAAACAGTGTTTTCTTTCTTATTAATAGCTTCTTCTTTATTTGCCGGAACAACAGACCCACTAACGAATGACAATAAGTATGTTGAGTATGGGAATAAGTTTGAATATGTTTTGAGTATATGCGGTCTTTCTGAAGATAATAAGTTATTTTGTGCATCTGCTGTAGTAATTGATCCAGAATGGATAATAACAGCCGCTCATGTTGTAAAAGGAGTAAAACATTGTGGGGTTCATGTAAAAGATTCCACAGTAATATTAACAGATGAAATAATATGGCATAAAGATTTTAATGGATCTTTTGGCGTTGCTGATATAGCATTATGCCATCTAGTTGAACCTTTAGAATTGGATTTCTACCCACCACTATATGAAACAGAAGATGAGGTTGGCAAAATTTGTTGCATATCTGGATATGGATTAACTGGAACCTTTCTTGAGGGTCAAAAAATATCAGACGGTAAAAAGAGGGCCGGATCAAATACAATAGATAGTATTTCTGGAGATCTACTTATATGCACACCAAGTAGAACAATACGAGATGGAAGAACTGAATTAGAATTTATGATAGCCAGCGGAGACAGCGGTGGAGGACTTTTCATTAACGGAAAATTAGCTGGTATAAATTCTTGCGTTATGGCAGAAGGAAAAGCGCCAAAATCTATGTATGGTGATGAAGCGGGTCATACTAGAGTAAGCAAATATGTAGGATGGATAAAAGAAATAATTGAGAAAAGAAAAAAGAAGATTGACAAATAAACATCTTGACGCTACAATAGATTGATGAAACTCAAATTTGAAACTGGAGAATAAATGTCTATTAAACTAGTATCTACAACACCAGACGCTGAAAAATTAATAGCATATTGTGCTAGAGTAAGTAATCCAAATAATCAAGACAATGATGAATACTCAAAGCTAATCGCTTATTGTATCAAGCACGAACACTGGAGTATCTTTGAGCAAGGATATATGACAGTAGAAATAAATACTTCTAGAGGTATAGCCGCTCAAATATTGAGGCATAGAAGTTTTACATTTCAAGAATTTAGCCAAAGATATGCCGATGCCACACTATTGATGGAAGATATACCGCTATTTGAATTGAGAAGTCAAGATTCTAAAAACAGACAGAATAGTGTAGATGATGTATCGATAGAAACAAAAGCAAAGTGGCGAAGTAAGATAAGGGAACACTTTTCTAAGTCTGTCGCATTGTACGAAGGTATGCTAAAGGATGGAATAGCAAAAGAATGTGCAAGATTTGTACTTCCATTAGCAACACCAACCAGACTTTATATGACAGGGAGCATTAGATCATGGATTCATTACATAAATCTTAGATCATCTAATGGAACTCAGAAAGAACATATGGATATAGCAAATGGAATCAAGGATATTTTTGTTCAGCAATTCCCCATAGTTTCGGAGGCTTTAGGCTGGAAATGAAAATCAAAGTAGAAATGTTTGAAGGCGATATAGTTCGCTCTATGAAAAGCAACAATATTTCACCCATACAGTTATGCTCTGCAAGAGTCTTAAAAGATGACCCAAGGAATGTAGAAGTTGGATATGATTCTATAATTGTATGGAACGACGAAATAAATGACTATACATCCTATAGATATTGCACAGAAGATATAAATTTGGTTAAAAGTTTTCTTGATGAATGGAATGATTACGCAGATGGAAATCTGGTAGATTTTTCTTTGTCGCCAATAGTTTTTTGCATCGAAGAAAAAAAATTCAAGCACACCGCTTGACAGTGCCGATACATCTGGTATACTTGAAGCACGTTCAGTAATTTAGCACTTGTAGGAGATTTTGCATTATGAAACTTCACGCTGGTAATAACGTCATTGAAAAGTCTGGTAACTTCGAAGAGTCTAAGTTTAGCATCGAAGCTTCTTCCAAGGCTTTCTTTATTCTTTCTGACGGTCTGTATTCTAACAAGATTCTCGCAGTTGTTCGTGAGCTTTCTACTAATGCTTACGATTCTCATGTTGACGCTGGAAAGCGTGACGTTGCGTTCGACGTTCATCTTCCTACCGCTTTGAATCCTGTTTTCTTTATTCGTGACTACGGCACTAGCATGGATCATGAAAACTGTATGCAGCTTTATACTACGTATTTCCGTAGTACTCGTAATAATAGCAACGATGCCGTTGGTTGCCTTGGTCTTGGTAGTAAGGCTCCCTTTGCTTATGCTGATAGTTTTACCGTAGAGGCTTATCTTGATGGCAAGCAGCGTATTTATAATGCCTACAAGAATGAAGATGGAAGCCCCGTGTTTTCTCTTATGCATGAGAATGATACAACTGAACCTAATGGTATCAAAGTTTCTATTCAAGTTAATTCCAACGACGTAAATAGGTTCAATGCTGAAGCATCCAAGGTGTACGAATTTTTCAAGGTTAAGCCCAACTTTATTGGCGAGAAGATCTCCTTCCGTAAAATTGATAAGGTTCTTGCTGGTGATGGTTGGTATTTTGATGACAACGCTGATAACAACTTGATTATCATGGGTCAAATTGCTTACCCCGTTGATCATTTCCAAATCATGGGCGACGGCGATAACAAAGAAGCACGATTCATCCAGTATTCTGACGGTCTGCGTATCTTCGTGAATATTGGCGATGTCGATATTACTCCTAGTCGTGAATCTCTATCCTACAGTAAGGATACCAAGATCAATATCAAGAGCATCGTTAATCGTATTACTTCTGAAATTGCATCTAAGATTGAGGATCAGATTAAGAGCCAGCCTTCGCTTTATAAGGCTCGTATCAAGTATGTTCAGATTAGCGATCAGTGTTCTTCTATCAAGAATGCTATTGAATCGCTTCAGAAGTCTATTACTTGGAACGGCCAGAAGCTTTTCGACAATATTATTAATGAGAGCATCAATGTTAAGGACAAGCTTTCACTCACATTCCTCAGTAAGTCTTCTTATCGTAAGAAGATCAATAGCTCTAAAGATGTTGAGTTCGTCAACTTTACTGGCGATATGAAGGTGTTTGTTGACGATTTGAATCGCGGCGGTCTGAGCCGTATCAAGCAATTCATGCGTGAAAATCAAAAATCATATGGTGATGAACAAAAGTGCTATGTGTACAAACTTAAGGACGGTGAGACTGTTGACAACAACGGTTTGTACGATATACTTGGTGGAGCGACTAAGGATGATATTGTGCTGACTTCTAGTTTGCCCAAGATCACCTGCGATAGAACTAATTCTGGTTCTAGTGATGGTCTTCCGCCTGTTCATATCCAAGTCTTTAATGAAGAAACCGGTCGATTTGAAGAGTGCAATATGAGCGTAAAATACGAGAATGCTTATTATTTCACTGAATCGAAGGGTAATATCACTCTTGGATATAAGGATATCGATATGAATTATATCTCCAATGCTCTGAATTATATGCATAAGCATTATCCAGACGATGTTGATGGTATGATGTTCTATGCCGTTAAGCCTTCTGTGATTAAGAATCGCAAACTGGCAGAGCGTTCGAACTGGAGTGATGCTGTTGATGTAGTACGTACAGTTTTCAACAAGGCTGTTGCAGATCATAAGCAAGATATTATCGACTGCAACGTTCGCTGCGGCTTGTCGGCTCATAAAAATGAAAAGTTTGCAAACATTTTTAGTGCCACAAAAACAGACAATGAAGCAAAGAAGGTTGTCGCTGAGTATAATGAGTATGAGAAGCGTATCACTTCTATGCGTTATGAAATGGAACTTGTTCGTGCTATTAGCACTATCATCCCGAATTGTGATAGCGTTGATTTGTCTTCAGCAAAGATTGATAACACAAAGTTTTCTAAGAGATTTGATGATGCTGTACAGAAGTATCCTATGCTTAAGGTAATTGCTAATATGGGATACTATGGTGGTGTTAGTCAAAATGATGTTAAGATTGTGGTTGACTATATCGACACGATTGAGTCTGCCGAAAATATGTCTAATGTTCTGAGTCGTATCTGAATTAACTAGGAGAAATATTATGTCTACAAAGTATATTATTGCAAATGATGGTACGGTTACTGCGATTGTTAGCGGTCAGACCTATTGCTTCGGCAAGTCGCACCCTAACTACAATAAGTTGATCAATCATCTTAAGAGTAACAATGTTGAGCATTTTGAAGCAGCTTACGATATTGTTTCTCACGTTAATGCCTACTGTGAGGGTTATGTTAATTGCACAGATGGTTCTTTGAGTTGGGATGGTATCAAGATGCCGAATATGTTTACAAGCACTATTCTTGATATGGTTAAGCAGGGCTTTCCTTTTGAGCCAATGCTTAACTTCCTTGACAATCTTAGTCAGAATCCTTCTGATCATGCCGTTGTTGAATTGTTCGATTTTATGGAGAACAAGAATATGCCCATTACTTATGATGGGTGCTTCCTTGCGTACAAGGCTGTTCGCGAAGATTATAAGGATATTTACTCTGGCACTTTTGATAATAGCATCGGATCGACCTGTCAGGTCGCACGTAATAAGGTAGATAACAATCGTGATAATGGCTGCGGTCACGGTCTTCATGTTGGTGCGATTGATTATGCTAAGAGTTATGGTGGTATTGATCTTGATGATGATGACAAGGGTGGTGGTAATCGCCTCATGATCTGCAAGGTTAATCCCCGCGACGTTGTTAGCGTCCCAACGGATCATAAGTTTCAAAAGCTTCGTTGTTGCCGTTATGAGGTTGTTGCTGAATTCGATAGTATCTTTGATAAGGTTGTGCATATGACAAGTGATGATGTTGAATATGTTCAACGCAAGCAGCGTAATCGTGAGTGGATTGTTGAAGTAACAGCCAAGATTGAGAAGATCAATCAAGTTTTGGCAAAGCGTCTTAATCGTGAAGTTGTTAGTGTCTGATTTACTGAAAGTGAGTATAACGGAGTGGGGAAACTTGCTCCGTTATATTTTCGGTGTGTTTCCCGAGCGGTCAAAGGGGTCTGACTGTAAATCAGATGTGTATACTTCGGAGGTTCGAATCCTTCACACACCATTTGTATTATGTAACACCAAAGGAAAGTCATGAAAATTATTAATGATACCAAATTGGACTTTGATGATGTATTACTCGTTCCACAGAGATCGCGGGCGGCATCAAGGGTCAGTGTATCAGTAGAAAGAAAATTTAATTTCTACCACTCTTCTCAAAGTTGGAGCGGTGTTCCAATAATGATTGCAAACATGGACACAACTGGAACATTTGACATGGCAGATTCGCTATGCACCAAATTCAATAACGTAGTATGTCTTCACAAGCATTATACAAATGAAGATCACCAAGAAAGACTATCAGATCTAAACAACTATTGGTATAGCATCGGCATAAAAGATGAAGATCTATTAAAGCTTGCACAGTTTTCAGAAACAGTGAATGATGTACCCAATATTTGTATAGATGTTGCTAATGGCTATACGGATGATTTTGTAAACTTTTGTAGGAAAGTTAGGGATATCTTTGGTAATCGACCAATCATTATGGCGGGTAATATCTGTACACCAGAAATGGTACAAGAGCTTATACTTCACGGTGGAGTAGATATAGTAAAGGTTGGCATTGGTCCCGGATCTGCTTGTACAACAAGACTCAAGGCTGGAGTTGGATATCCACAACTGTCTGCTATTTCTGAATGTTCTCATGCTGCTCATGGTTTAACAAACAAGAACGGCATTGGAGGATTGATTTGTGCAGACGGTGGATGTAGAACACCAGCAGACGTTGTAAAGGCTTTTGCGGCTAACGCAGACTTTGTTATGCTTGGTGGAATGTTTGCTGGATCAGAAGAATGTGAAGGAGAGTGGAAGTATGAGTATCTTACAAAACCTTCTGGCCCATCAAAACAATTTTGGCAACCAATACAACCGGGATATGACACAGAAAAACGTAAAGTCTCTCTGACTTTTTATGGAATGAGTTCGCACAAGGCACAAGAAAAGTATGGCGGAATAAAAGATTATAGATCTAGTGAAGGAAGAGTTATTACAGTCCCATGCAAGGGATCAGCAGAAAATATTATGCTAGATATACTTGGTGGAATCCGCAGTGCGTGTGCGTATGTTGGGGCATCTTGCATAAAAGACTTACCCAAGTGTGCAGAATTCATTAGAGTAAATAGAGTTCATTTTGATAGATCATTATGAACAAATGGGATTACAGATTTTTAGATCTAGCAGAATTTATTTCTAGCTGGTCTAAAGACCCATCAACTAAAGTTGGTGCAGTAATAACTGATGAAAACAACAGAATAATATCTGTTGGTTATAATGGATTCCCTCAAGACATTATTGATGATAGCAGATTGCAAGAAAGAGAAACCAAGTATAAGATAATAGTACACGGTGAAATGAATGCTATTTTATTTGCAAATAGATCATTAAAATCATGTACACTTTATACATACCCATTTATGCCATGTCCACGTTGCTCAAGCGTCATAATCCAAACTGGAATTAGGCGAGTTGTATCATATAATAATATGCCAGAAAGATGGAAAGATGAATTTGAATTATCAAAGACGTTGTTCAAAGAAGCTAATGTGGAAGTAACATTATATGACTAAAAACATTAAATTATCCGAAATCAAAAATTTAGTAGATGAATGTATCAAGAATAATAAAATTGATTTCTTATCAAATCTTATATTTACATTACAGAAAAACTACACAGAATTAGCAGAATTATCTACAGAAGGTAATTACAACGAGGGATGGTCACATGATAAGGTATTGGACTATGTTACCTATGAAAGTAGATAGTGTTTTTTAACCTATAGGCCCATATAATATTTTAAGGAGACAGAATAACATGAATATGATTTTGGATATGGCTAAGGCTCATCTACAGAATGTTGCATTAAGAGTAGAAGAGCTAAAGAATCAACAGAAAAATATTGGCGAAGAAATTGATAAGCTAAACGCTTATCTTCATAGCGGTGTAGAGAATATTGAAAAGTGTTCTCAAGATTTACTAAAGCAAAGTAAGGAGGATTGATATGGATCGTTCAGAATTTTTTGATAGATTAGAAAATGTTGCTAATGCATACCATTGGGATGTAGATGGCAATAGAGTTGTAGCAAAGATTCAAAGTGGCTGGAATCGTGGATTTACACTTAATCCAATCACAGCACTAGCACACAAGAGTGGCTTTGGTCTTTTTGATAATACAAGAGATGAAACAGAATACGCTGCTCGTTTGCTAGGTATTTCAAGAAAGTTTGCTAGAAATGTTTATAGTGCTACTCTTGGTACTTATAATCATGGTGACACACAGGTAGTTAGAGGTAGAATTCGTTCAGCACTGGAGGTATAATTGTATGAATATTAATACATGGCTTGGTTGTGGTAGATTAACTAGAGATGCGGAACTAAGCACAACCCAAAAGGGTACTGCTATGGCTAAGTTTCGAATGGCTGTTAATGATAGAAGAAATGATGATACACTCTATCTAAATGTTCTTTGCTTTGGCAAGATGGCAGAAGCACTAAAGGAACATCTTACTAAGGGCCGTCTTGTTGGTGTTCAAGGAAAGTTAAAAATCGATGACTATCAGGATAAGGATGGTAATACAAAGAATTCTGTCTGTGTAATGGCAGACGAAATCTCTCTTGGACCAGCTAATACTGTATCAATAGAAGATAAAGAAACTTGAACTTAACTTAACAACTTGACAAACTGGCCCGTTTGCAGCAATGTGAACGGGCTTTTTTGTTAATGTTCGACCTTGACAAAAGACGATACTACGCTATAATCAAGCGTAGGAGAAAATTATGAACCCACAACCAGAACCATACGTTGGACAAATATTTGCATTGATGTTTGCTGGACTTGTTATATACTTGACAATCAAAGCATATCTTGCAGCAGATTCTTCATGCACAAACGACCTATTTATTATTGGTTATATGGAAGATTCGCCAAGAGTTGTAAACAATATCAAGGTTACTACACTGGATAAGCCAAGCATAGAGTCTCAGCAACTTTATATAGACTGCGTGGAAGCTCTACGTGCGTTAGGAATGAAAAAATCAGAAGCAACCAGAGTAACCAAGCGAGTGTTTTCTTCAAATCAAATTCCTCAAAGCGTTCAAGAATTCCTATTAATAGCACTTAAGAAATAATATGAGTCTCATACATCAATCACTAGATATAGCATTGTCGCTTTTACCTAAAGCAAAAAACGCAAGAAATTCAAAGAATAAATTTTTTCATTTTGCGTTTGGCTTTAAGAAAAACAAACTTCTTGCTATAGGGCAAAATAATCCAGAAAAAACTCATCCACAGGCATTGATACTTGCTAAACGTTTCAATACTGATACCGAACACCCATATCTTCACGCGGAGACTGATCTAATATCTAGATTATGGGGCAAGCATTACATAGACAATACATTAAGAATGGTAGTTATAAGACTTAATAAGCGTGGTCAGTTGAGATGTAGTAAGCCGTGCGATCAATGTACTCAAATTTTAGAGGCTCTCGACATAACAAAAATATGGTGGAGTGACAACGATGGATTCAAAAAATAATTTATTTGGCACTAAAACATACCTTGTTGGAGCTATGGACAGGGTAAAAGATGGTGGAAAATCTTGGAGAAATCAGATATCTGATTTAATAGAAGGTTTTGGCATAAAGATTATCAACCCATGCGATAAACAAATCTATGGCGTAAAAGAAGATGACGAAACAAGATGGTGGATAGATTATTATAAAGAGACAGGACAATATTCAAAGATAAGGGAAAAATTTAGCATTATAAGAAACGCTGATTTAAGATGTGTTGATGTATCGGACTTCATTATAGCTCATATAGACTTAAGTGTTCATGCGTGTGGAACATACGAGGAAATCGTTACTGCAAATAGGCAAAAAAAGCCTGTTCTTGTGTGGTGCGAACAAGGCAAACAACACGCTCCAAATTGGCTATTTTTCATGTTACCGCATGAGCATATCTTTAGTTCGCACTCAGACTTAATAGAATACTTATCCAAAATTAATAAATGCTCAGACGTAACAAGTCTTTCAAGATGGTTCTTTTTTTCGGAGAAATAAATGATAAATATTATATCACCAATAAATCAATTAGGATACGGATTAACTGGCCTTAATATAGTGAAGGCTCTCTCTAAAATAGAGGATGTTGCGTTGTGGCCTATATCTCAGCCACAAATCACCACTCAAGCAGACGCCAATGTTATCAGTCAAGCCATAAAAAATAATCAGTTCTTTGATTACGAAGCACCATGCGTAAGAATATGGCATCAACATGATATGGCCCAGTTTGTGGGACGAGGCACAAAAATAGGCTTTCCAATATTTGAATTGGATCTTTTTTCAGAACTAGAAAAACACAATCTATCATTTCTAGACAAAATTTTCGTATGCTCTTCTTGGGCTAAAAGCATCATACTCAAGAACATTAATATAGCAGAAAAAAATGTCAATGTTATACCACTTGGTGTTGATTCTTCCATTTTTAAACCATGTGCAGTAAATAATGACGGTCCAACAATATTTTATAATTGCGGAAAATGGGAAGTAAGAAAAGGACATGATCTGCTTGTTAAACTATTTAACGATGCATTTAGCGAGGAAGACGATGTACAACTTTGGCTTATGTGTGAAAATCCATTCTTATCTGAAGAAGAAGCAAAAAATTGGCAAAATCTTTATTATGGCTCAAAATTAGGCTCTAAAATCAGAATATTTTCAAGGATGCATACACAAGAGCAAGTGTATAATATAATGTCACAGGTTGATTGTGGAATATTTCCTTCTAGAGCAGAAGGTTGGAATTTAGAGCTATTAGAACTAATGTCTTGTGGTAAAACTGTTATCACCACCAATTATTCCGCACATACAGAGTTTTGCAATCAAGAAAATGCAATGTTAGTTGATATTGATACTGTAGAAAAGGCTGTAGATAATAAGTGGTTTTTTGGTCAGGGTAATTGGGCTAAGATATCTGATACCGAAATAACAACTTTTATCAATCATATGAGACAGGTTCATGATAAAAAGAAAAATAACCAATTAACTTGCAATACAAATGGAGTTGAAACAGCAAAAAAGTTTACTTGGCAAAACACGGCAAGAGAGATGATAAAACATGTTTAATTTTTTCAAAAAAAAGACAGATGAGCAAGAAAATAACGATACAATAGCATCTATTACTTATCTTATAAAACGAGATTCCTCTGAACCCATGATAGATGTTGCATTGAATGATAATGATGACCAATGCGTAGAAGCACTTTGTTCTCTATTAGACGTTTTAGGTAATGATATGTTCTATTTAGATACCGTCAACATGTTAAAAAGTATGCTGCTTAAGTCTCATCAAGAGGATATCTTATTCAAGATATTAACCTGCATAAATAATAATGTGAGGGAAAAGATAGTAAACAGCCACAAGGAGAAAACAAAATACGAACCTTGCATTAAGCCTTCAGACATGTTAAGGTAGGCACAGTAAAGGAGTCAAAATGAAGAATAACAAAAAGATAGGTTGGCAAAAGTACGAAGACTTTATAGAAAAACAGTTAACTTCACCAATCTTAACAAATATATTGCAAAATATTGCAACCACTAACCTTCACGTTGATGAAGATGACGATGAAGAAGACGATGAGGACACCTATACTGATGAAAGTGATGATGACAAAAATCTTAAGATCATCAGCCCACTTTTGCCGATAACAAACCAGCTAATAGATGATATAACAATGCTCTCTACTTTTGACTGCTGGATAGGACATACAAACTTTGATGTTACTCCCACAATTAAGAATATATTGAACAAGATTCCGGGGGTTGAAGTACTAAAAATTTGCAGTAGATATCGTTTTTTTATTGGTATAGGTAAAATGTTCGACTTTAAAGATGTTAGACAATATATCGAGGATTCTTTACTAGAAGAAGGAGATTGATGAATTATGGATTGCTTAAATAACAAGATTGAAGAAGCGTTGAAGGACACAAATATAGTCAAGATAATGAATAAGGCTTCTAAGAGATTTAAAAACCAATTAGATACTGACACCATAAAAACATGCCAGTTAAACGCTTTATGGAAAACATTTGTAAATCATGATCCCCAAAAGGGAGCTAAATTTACGACCTATCTATATAATGGCGTATTTATAGAGTGTATGAAGGAAATAAAGTTCAATCAAAAATCACTAAGAAATACTGGTAAATTACATGATAATATATCTAGTAGTAGAAACCAGTTTTTGATTATAGATTTATTAGACGAACTACAAGATGACGAAGAAAAAGAAATCTTCATGGACAGGCTAGCTAATATGACTATAGCAGAAATGGCCGAAAAGTACGATAAAAATAGAGAAAGCACACGTAGGAAAATGCACAAAGTATTCAAAAAAATAGCTAATAAATTCTCTTGAGCGTGTATACTATATTAGGAATTGGACCTTAAAAGGATGTGGTTTATGAAAATAATATCTATAAATAGGAGATTAATATGTCAATTGCAAGACCACAAGGTTCTGGAGCAGAAAAAAGAAATGGTGGCACAATGGTTGCTGCTGGTAATGTTTCTGCTTCTGGTCCAATAGCCAATGTTCTAGATTTAACTGAAGTAAATGGATCAAAAAAAAGTTATGGCTCAAAAGTAGTTGCTGATACCAATGGTGGTGCTAGCAATGCCGATCCTCACGGTGTAACAAAAGCCGTTAGTTCTGGCACATTTGCTTATACACCAGCAAAAGGCACAAACTTTCTACTAAGAGCCGCTGGTGATACTAATGCTGGTAAAGTCAATAATACTTCTTCAACAGTTCTTGCTGTTGGTGGAAACAAAACTCCAGTAAGCATTCACAAACTTACATCAACACGCAAGCTTGGTGCTTATGCTGATGCTAATTTCAATGTGCTAGCGGTTCCAAATGGTAACGTTGTACCCGGTAGAACAAAAGGTACTGGTGCTGGCGGTCTTTCACAATATGTACAGGCCGACGATGGAACAACAACTACTGGTGTTGACGATGCTGCTTCACCAACAAGAAGTGTTCCCGGCGAACTTACATATCATTTTGGTGCGTTGGCTGCTCCAACAACCAATGAGTACAAGGCAAAAAATAGCTACGAATCGTAATTTTAAAACGGTAGTTATTGGTCAAGGTGGGTGTTCTATGAATGCCCACCCTGACTATCTTTTGGGGAGCCAATATGCTAGATCTAAGAAACCCAGAAAATATTACTTTAGTTTTCAGTGTGCTTGGTGGTCTAATTACATTTTTTAGCATAGGTTGGGCAAAGATCATCAGACCACTAATACAGATAATAGAAAATCAAAACGATCTTAAAAAATCAGTAAATACCATTAAAAAAGAGCTAACCACCAATGGTGGAAATAGCATTAAAGATGCTATAATAGACCTAAGAGGAACCTGCTCTAGAATAGAATTTAGACAAAAAGTAATAGAACAAAGAACAAAAGCCGCATTACATTATAACAATGTTGCTTTATTTGAAACGGACGAGCATGGAAGATTAACATGGACAAATAGTAATTTTTACGATTTGACATCGGACAGTGTTACAAGTGTAGAAGGATATGATTGGCTTACGTACATAAAAGAAGAAGAAAGAGAAGAACTCTTCGAAGAGTTCAATTCATGCCTACAAATGAATAGAAAATTTGTAAAAGAAACAATAAATTGTCATAATGAAAAAGTAAGGTTAGTAGGCTTTCCATATAAAATAAATGAAAATAGTCACGGTGGTTTTATCGTTAGTCTCACAATCCTAAAAGGGGAATAAAATGTTAACTTCAAAAGCTTTTTCGGTAGATATAAACGACGTTGTTAGTGTTGGTAAAAATGCTTTACTTGTTGGTTTAGCTGCTGTTCTAACATACGTTGGCGAACATATTTCTAACGTTGACCTCGGTTCAGCGTCGGCTTTGGTCGTTCCAGTAGTAGCCATAGTCGTAAATACATTAGTCAATTGGATTAAAGATAATACAAAGTGATTTATGTTTAATAACCCACGCGATTTACTAAAAGCTTACAAAGACGGTTTTATTGGATCATATTGTGATCCAGCAGATTTAGACAAACTAATGGGTGAATTGCCTCATCCATTGTTTGGAATAGCCGCACATGATCTTTATAGTAGCGGCAAAGGTAAGTTAGCTCTATTGTATAAAAACTTACTAAAATTTGATCCAACTTTTGGACCATCAGAAAGACAAGTTCAAGGTGACTGTGTTTCGCATTCTACCCGAAATGCCGTAGATGCTACTCGCAGTTGTGAAATAATCAATGGACAAAAAGAAGAATTTATAGCAAGAGGGGCGACAGAAGCTATTTATGGATCGCGTGGTCATGGTGGAGAGGGCATGACTTGTTCTGGTGCTGCTAGATTTGTTAATCAAAACGGTGGTATCTTATTACGTCAAAAATATGGTGAATATGATTTATCTCAATATAGTGCCATAGGTGGAAAATGGGGAAGAACTGGCGTTCCACAAGATTTAATTTTAGAAGCAAAGAAGCATCAAGTAAAAACAATTAGTTTAATAAATACTGTCGAACAGGCAAGAGATGCTATTGCTAATGGTTATGCTATTAGCGTATGCAGTAATTCTGGATTTTCTTCAAGAAGAGATAAATATGGTATTGCTTCTAGATCTGGATCATGGTCACACGCTATGTCATGGTTAGGAATGGACGATACACACGAAGTATACAAAGAGACTCTATTTTTAGTACAAAACAGTTGGGGAAATTGGAACGGTGGAGAAAAGCGACACGATCAACCAGATGGAAGTTTTTGGATTAGAGAGCGTGACGCTGCTGAAATGCTAAACCAAAACGGATCATGGGTATTTAGTGATGTAAACGGCTTTCCACCAAGAAAAGTATCTTGGACATTAGAAAGGGTATTTTAATGACTTGTTCTAATAGGCAATATTCTCAAATACAATTAAGAAGAGGCTCTAGTGCTGAATTTACATCATCAAATCCAGTATTAGCATCTGGCGAACCAGCTTTTGCTGTTGATACCAATGTTCTAAAAATTGGTGATGGTATAAATCCGTGGTTAAGCTTAAGTGCAATAGGTGGATCTGGTGGAGTCGGAGGAAACCCATTTGATCAAGACTTAAATACGACTAATTTTCCAGAATTTATTGGGGTATCATTAAGTAACGGAACAAGTTTAGCAAAAGGAACATTTGATAACGATACTGGTGGTCAAAGTGGCATTAGTTTGAATTGTGCTATTGGTTATGAATTAAATTGGCAGGGCGGTCATCTTAAAAATAGTGCTGATGGCGGTTTAACAGCATCAAATATTTTGTTTGATTCAGCAATAGAGTTACCGGGATCTGGTGCATACAATATGAAAATTAATTCTAGTGGATTAATTTTCCCAGACGGAAGCATTCAAACAACAGCGGCTAGCGGAACTGGTGGCGGCGCTACAATTAGTAACTATGCTGACAACAGAATATTAACAAGCGATGGAACATCAACGGGAATTAATGGCGAAAGTAATCTGTCTTTTGATGGATCACTATTAAATGTTACTGGTAGTGGTAATTTTACAATAGGATTATATGTTAATAATGTTTCTGTTAGTGTTAGTGGTCACGCTCATACAGCATCCGATATAACCAATTTTAATAGTTCTGTTAGTGGATTGTTACCGGTCAAAGATATACTTGCAGGATCTGGTATCTCTATTGGGGCATCATCTGGAATTTACACCATAACTGCTGCTGGTGTTGCAGCATCTAGCGCGTCATCACTTGTTACACAATGTTTTAATCAAACAGGTTCTGTTATTCCCAAAATGACTGTTGTTTATATTAATGGCGGTCATGGAAACTTGCCAACTATTACTCCATCACAAGCTAATAACGAAGGTAATTCTAGCAAAACTTATGGTATAACACAAACGCAAATATCTGATAATAATAGCGGAAATGTTGTTGCTTTTGGAGCTTTAATTGATGTTAATACTAATCAATTTGGAGCTGCTGAAGGTAGTACACTATATTTAAGTCCAACTGTTGCGGGAGGAATAACAGCCACAAAACCAAGTGCTCCAAATCATATGGTTGCTGTTGGTAAAATAGTAAGAAATCACAATAATCAAGGCATTATCGAAGTTACTATTCAAAATGGTTTTGAGCTAGAAGAATTACACAATGTTGCTATTAGCGGAGTAACAAATGGTCAATTCTTACAATATAACAGCGGTAGCACATTGTGGGTTCCATCGTCTAGTGGTAATTTTTCAACACTATTAGTAAACGGAACAGGAGTTAGTGTTAGTGGTCACACCCATACCTCATCAAATATTACAGACTTTACTGAAGCTGTGCAGGATGTTGTTGGAGCTAGCGGATTTCTTGTGGGCGCTAGCGGTATTAGTATCTCTTATAATGATGGATCAAATACACTTACTATTACGGGTGGTGGAGGAGCCATAATATCTAATGCTAGTGATAACAGAATATTAACTAGTGATGGTACTAGTACCGGAATAAATGGTGAAAGTAATGCGACTTTTGACGGCACTAACTTTAATGTAACTGGTGTATTCAATATCGATAGTTTACGCTTAGACTCTACTACTATTAGTAGTACTAGTGGTAATATAGTATTAGCACCAAGCGGAACCGCAGATGTATATATAGATGCCGATACATTAAGAGTTGGAGATAGCAATTCTGCCGCCACAATAACCACTAACGGTACTGGAAACCTAACGATAAATACAAATGGTGGAACAAATAGCGGAAGTATAGTAATTAATCAAGGATCAAACGGGAATATAGCTATTACACCCAATGGAACCGGTGAAGTTGATCTTAGTAAGGTTGATATTGATGGTGGTTCTATAGACAATACTGCGATAGGAGCAACAACAGCATCAACTGGCAAATTCAAACAGCTTTATCCAACAGTAATTAGTAACGGTAATGTTAGTGGAAGTGTTGGAACAGATGTATCAACTGGTCAAATTTTTGATATGACACTTACTGGAGCTACTACATTAAGTAATCCAACAAATGCTGTGGATGGAGTTACGGTTCGTTGGAGAATAACTCAAGATGGCGCTGGTGGTCATACTGTTAGTTTAGATACTCAATTCCAAATTCCATCATCAGCAAGTAGTCCGCTACCTTGGAGTACAGCAGCAAACGCAACAGATATATTAGCAGCAACATATCACGCTGGTCGAAGTAAGTGGGATGTTGTAGCATTCGTACCCGGTTATTAATAGTGGAGAAAATTTATGAATTTAACTAATTCGATAGTTGTTAATGTTGATCCTATACTAAAACGCGACGGATCTTTTAAAACTTTACCACCAATAACATTATCATCATTAAAATTACTTATTCTTGATGATGTGAATAAAAAAACTTGTAGTGTTAGAATAACTCCTTTTCCAAAACCATTATTATTATGGAGCGGAGAAAATTATGATGCTATTGGTGATTATACTCAAGAGCAATTAGAAAATAGAGTTTTAGAGGTTCTTGGTAATGATCCAGCCTCAGTATTAAAAACTCTTGTTCCAAATCATGAAATAATTGTTAAATCACTAAAATAAGGATATAAAATGGCTGATATAATTTATTATTTTAATGGCGCTGTAGATAATGATTGGAATGAACTTGGTAATTGGTGGATGGATAGCACATATACAACACCAGCTGAAAACTTACCATCAAGTGAAGATACTGCTTATATATATGCAACCGTTAATAGTAATTCTGGAGATCCTATATCAGTATTATCTATTTCTATATATGACTGTGTTCTTGCTGTACCTGTTACTGTATCAGAAGGGTTATCTGCTAATCTTGAATCTGGATTGTTGAATACTATTACTGGTAATGTTTCTCTATTAGATAGTTCTTATAATGAAGGCACAATAGCTGGAGATGCCACATTCTATAGTACCTCATATAACAGTACCGCAGGTATTGTAGAAAATAATGCAATATTTAATGATTCTTCTTATAATAATGGAACAATTAATGGAAATGCAACATTCAATAACTCATCATATAATAATAGTATAGTATATGGAATTGGAACATTTTATAACTCATCATACAATCAAACAGATGGTACTTTACAATTTGATGTTACATTTAATGATAGCTCATATAATAGTGGATACATTGGCGACGGAGAAGGTGGGACCGTTATATTTAATAACACTTCACAAAATTATGGAGCAATAAATTATCCAACAACATTTAATGATAGGAGTATAAATAGTGATGATGGAGGATCTATAAATAATAATACCACATTCAATAACTATTCAGAAAATGCTGGTTATACTTATGGCGATAATACTTATTTTAACGATAATTCTACCAATAGTGGTACAGTAACTGGCGATGCTATAGTTATTTATCCTCATGCCACCCCATTTGATAACAGTAATGGAAATACTGGATCAATATATGGATCAATATATTATAGTAATTATCCAACACTATATTATAATAATGCTACTACAGATGGAGACTGGAATAACAGATTAAACTGGTGGATTGATAGTGGATATACCCAACAAGCAAATGAAGTTCCATCAAGCAGTCAAGATGTAATTATTGATCAATATATTTATGGCACTACAAGTACTTTATATTGTAATAATGCTACTATAAATGCAGAATTTGCTGTAAATACAGTCATAACTTTATATGTAACATCAAAAATTACAATTTCTAATGGATATATAGGCACAAACATGTTTAGTGGACCTAATATAGAGTGTGTTGATGCTGAGTTTCAAAATGATTCTTTTATTATTGGTAATAATACATTAACAGCTTCTGGAACAGTAACGTTTAAAGGAACTAGTTCGCTTGGTAGTAACGGCATATACAGTGGAGCAGGTTCTATAATTGGAAATGTGGTTTTTGAAGATAATTCTGATTTTTATTCTGGCACAATAACAGGAAATGCATCGTTCTATAACAATAGTACTTTCAGTGGTGGCACAGTTACATTAGATGTTACCGTGTACTATGATCATTCGCTACCATTCACATATGGTGGCACAATAAATGGTTCACTATTATATAGTGGATATCCATCACGAACAGTATATTTTTATCATACCGGTAGTAGCGAAGATTGGGGTGGAAATTTTTGGTATACCGCAACAGCGGGTGGTGGAAGTTCAACATACGCCCCAAATCCCGCGATATCTAAAGATAATGTGGTCATAGAAGCCAGCGTAGCCAGCAATACCGGAGACTTAGACACTACAGTTGCATCGTTAACAGTAAATGGGGTTTATGTTTCATCGACATTTATTAATATCAATATAACTTGTGATTATGCGAATTTTAATGATAGTTCTTATCTTGTAAGCGGGGCAACATTAACGCAATCACAATATAATGGTTATTATAGAATTACTTTTAACGATCTATCTAATAATCAAGGAATAATAAATCCATATGCTGGAGTACCAGCAGTATTTCAAGATAGTTCTTATAATGATGGCACAATTAATGGTGATGTGGACGTTTATTATCCATCAGAAAATCCAATTGGTGGAACAGTAACGGGTTTCATCACATACTATGGATACGGAGCTATATATTTTGGTATGACCGCAAATGGAGACTGGAGCAATCCAAATAACTGGTATTTTGATGCGGCAAATACTTTGCCAGTTAATGATGTTCCGCCAGATATTATACCATATAGAAGTGTGATAATACAAAGTAATGTCACAAGTAGTCCGTCTATAAGTGCTGCTGCTTATGATCTAAATACTTATGGAAGTTATCCATATATTGAGAATGTGAATATCACAGTTAGTAATTTAGCTACTTTTAGTGAAGAAACATATTTAGGAACCGGAGCCACTATTACTGGGAATGCGTTGTTTGAAAATTTAGCAACAAATAGGGGTGGTACGATAACGGGAACTGGCACATTCGCTTTGTCATCAGCAGAAGAAATGATAAGTAATGGATATGATGGGACATATGGGGATATAGAATTCCAATATGGAAAAGGTGTAAACGGATCGAATATTCTTGGTATAGTTTAATACGAAGGAGAAAAAATGCCAATATCAACTACTGATGTGGTTACAAATGTAGTTTCTGGAGTAGAGACTATAAAAAATGCAACCTGTGTTGTATTTTGCCAAAGAACTGGTCAATTTAATACTTTAGGCTCAACTTACGAGTCATCCTTTACATATTCAGATTTAGAAAACAAATATACAAATAGATTTGATGATATCTACTATTATAACGTTACAAATTCTGGTTGCGTTATAATCGACGGCGATATATAATAAGGAGTACATAAATGCCTATATCAACTATAGATGTGGTAACTAATGTTGTCAGTGGCGTAGAAACAATAAAGAATGCAACGTGTGTTGTATTCTGTCAAAGAACAGGCCAATTCGAAAATCTAGATTCAACTTACGAGTCAAGTTTTACATACTCAAATCTAGAGAGTAAATATACAAATAGATTTGATGATATATACTATTACAATGTGGCAACATCGGGGTCATAATATGAAATACTTTTGGATAGCAACTTTACTGATAATTGCAGGATGCTGCAATTCTAACTTTTGTTTCATAAACGATGAAGACATAACTAATATGTACTCATCTTATGTGGAAGAATGGAAAACTTCTTGTAAGGAATCATTTGACAAGGCTGAAAAAGAAATATTTATTGTAGACATTGTTCCAAAGCCAGACGATGGAACCAATGAAGACCCAGCAAAATGCGTTTGCAAGGGAACCGGCGTCATAGTACAGGGCGATGGTCATAAAACAGTTTGCCCGTTTCATGGTAAAACAACAAGAAGGTGATAGTTATGAATCTAATTTATTTAGTTTATGGTTCGATAGGTTTAGGAGTTTTAATACTTCTATCTAATATGATAGATTTTTCGTATCTAATTTCCAAGACGTTCTTCGGCACAAATAAAACAAGCAAAAAAATCAGTAATAAAGAAGAAGAATTCCTACACATAGTTGGTCTGTGGTATCAATTAAAAGAAAAATGCGATGCTTTTGAGTTGAAAACAGCCTCGGACAAACTTGATGAAGTTTTTCCACTTTTAAATGGAGTTCTTGAAGATGAAGTTGTTTCTTAATATAAAAAATCTAGTAGCAGTATCATTAATACTATTTGGTTGTGTTCTAGCTATACAGCTAAATCAAAAGCCACAAGTCGATGATGTTGCTATTCTAAATATAGAAAAACCAACAGACGATATCATATCTATCGTTGGACCAATTGGTAAATTAATTACCGACCCAACGGACAGAGCTAAATTGGCTATTTTTAATCAAGAGTTTGCAAATAGAGTTGTATCGTATAATACAAACAATCAACAGGTAAATGATGTATATGTCTTAGCAGGATCAAAATTTTTCAATAACGATCTTGTGGATAAATACAAAAACTTAGATGTTGAACTTGTAAAATTATTGGAATCTTCGATAGGTTCAGATAATCATATTCTGACAAAAGAAGAAAAACAAGATATTTCTGCAAAATTTATGGGACTAGCTTGGGCCTTAATACAAAAATAAATGATAGACTTAAAAAACATTCGTGATATAATATATCAAATTTTCTCTGATAGTGGATATGTGTTCAATAATATGAACATCAAATTTCCACAACCGTTAAACATCAAAGTCACAAAAAAAGACGATACAATATCGTTAGACTTTGTTAATGATTGTCCAAAGATTAGCTGGAAAAGGATCATAACTTTATCGGCCCACGTAAACGGACTGTCTCTTGGTAAAGATGGTGGCACGATAAAATTAAAATATTTACCAGATATCGATTTTTCTTATGATAAAACACAAGAACAATTATTTGGTAATCAGTATGATTTTTCTAGTATCCAACAGGATATTATGAAAGAATATGGAGATGAACAAAGACAAAAACTTGCAAACAGATGCTTGCAATACGGGTCTGAGTGGGCTACAATAGCTAGTCGTAGCAATGCGGCTTTGTCATACACCACACCAAAAGAACAAAGGGTTCTTAAACAACAGTGCAAAGATTTTATACGTGACAACATAGCGAACGAAGAACGTCATGGTTCTGCGATATTAACGTTCGTATTGCTTTATGTACTATTGCCAGTTATACTCAAATTTATAGTTGAGAAGATTTTCAGAAAAATTTTTGAATGATTTTTCTATTCTAATAGAATTAGATAGGGGATAATATATATGCAGGTTCAGAAAAGAGATGGCTCATTTGAAAAGTATAATGTAGAGAAGATACACAAGGTTGTGGAGTGGGCTATAAGCGACATATCCAATGTGTCTTGGTCAGACATAGAAATGAATGCTCATCTTTCTCTCAGAGATGGAATCAATACAAGAGAGATTCATCAAATCCTAATCAAATCTGCAAACGATTTAACATCAAGCTCAAAGCCAAACTATCAGTATGTAGCATCAAGGCTACTAAATATGTCTTTGAGAAAAGATCTTTGGGATAGATATGACAATCCCCCAACATTAAAACAACATCTAGAAAAAAATGTAAAGAATGATGTGTACGACAAAAATATGATCTCCAAATGGTCTGATGAGCAATTAGACATACTCAATGATGTTATAGATCATGATAGAGACTATTTATTTACTTATGCTGGATTGCAGCAACTAATAGATAAGTATCTTGTAAAAAACCGTGCAAGTGGCGAGATTTACGAAACACCACAATTTGCATACATGTGCATTGCATTGGCATTGTTCAATACTGTAGAAGAAGTAAAAAAAGCTTATGAGTGCTTTTCTACATTTAAGATAAACTTGCCCACGCCCATTATGGCTGGCGTAAGAACGAAAATTAAACAATTCGCTAGTTGCGTATTGGTAGATGTTAATGACGATCTAAACTCTATTTTTTCAAGCATACACGCTGTTGGTAAGTATACAGCACGACGAGCCGGTATAGGATTAAATATTGGTCGTATTAGGCCAATTAACGCTAGCATTCGCGGTGGAGAAGTAATACATACAGGTCTTATCCCATACCTAAAGATATTTGAATCGACTGTAAAAGCAACTAGCCAGAACGGTATTCGCGGAGGCTCTGCCACGGTACATATTCCATTTTGGCATTATGAAATAGAAGATGTAATGATGCTAAAGAATAATGCTGGAACAGACGATAATAGAGTACGCAAGTTAGATTACTCTGTACAGTTTAATAAACTATTCTATGAACGTTTAATTAAGAACGAAGACATTACGTTATTTAATCCAGAGGAAACGGGCGGCTTGTATAGTTCTATGAATGATAATGAGGATTTCAAAAAGCTATATGAGAAATATGAAAACAATAGATATGTCAAGATGAAGAAAAAGATTAGTGCTAGAAAATTAGCAGAGATATTTGCAAAAGAAAGATTAGAAACTGGACGTATATATGTAATGAATATTGATAATGCGAATGAGCATGGATCTTGGTTAGTTCCTGTTTACATGAGTAATTTATGTCAAGAAATAATCCATCCAACAGAACCAATATCTTCTATAGATGATCCAGATGGAGAAATAGGTATTTGTATTCTATCAGCACTAAACTTACTTGAGATGGAAGACGATAAAGATATACAGATGGCATGTGCTATGGCTGTTCAAACGTTAGAAAGTGTGATAGATTATCAAGATTATCCAGTTCTTGCTGGAGAAAATTTTACAAAAAATCGTAGATCGCTTGGTATAGGCATAACAAACTTTGCGGCTTATCTAGCAAAGAATAAATTAAAGTATGACGATGCAGACACGCTGAAGCTAGTACATTCCACAATGGAAAAAGTTCAATGGAATTTACTAAATGAATCTTGCAAATTAGCAGAAAAACTTGGACCGTGCAATAAGTTCCAAGACACCAAGTACGCACAAGGTTTGCTACCAATAGATTGGTACAAAAAAACAGTTGACGAACTGGTTAACCCAGAGTATACTATGGATTGGGAAGGTTTGAGAGAAAGAATAAAGACTCACGGGCTAAGACATTCTACCCTAACTGCTATTATGCCATGTGAGTCCTCTAGCGTCATCCAGAACAGCACAAACGGAATAGAACCTGTCAGAAGCCTAGTTTCTTACAAGAAGGCTAAAAACGGCGTTCTCAAGCAGCTAGTACCAAATTACGGCTCTAGAAAAAACTACTATACCCTAGCTTGGGAAATGAAGGATAATAAGGCCATACTGAATATTTGTGCGGTATTACAAAAATTCGTAGACATGAGCATTAGCGTAAATCTTTACTATAACTATGCTCATTATCCTGACGGCAATATACCCTTGAGCATCTTAATTAAAGATCAAATTTATGGTTTTAAGTACGGCATCAAAAATTTTTATTACTGCAATACGCCGGATGGAGATGGTCAGACAGAGAAAGACTCTTGTGCTGGTGGATCATGTGCGATATAAATGAAAAAACCTGCACTGTTTGCGGAGTCATAAAACCGATGACGAAAGAGTTCTTTCATAAGAAACTCAATAATTTTCATAGCCACTGTAAAGAATGCAGAAAAAGTTCTTCGAATGAATTTTATCTGAAAAATAAAATAGCCTTGAATCAAAAAACTAAAGATTATTATATAGAACATAGGGGAAAACTCTTGAGCTATGCTAAGAAATATAGGTCACAAAATATAGAAAAATTACAGACATATGAAAAAACTAGATATAAATCAAAATCTGAAAGACGAAAAATCTTGGGGCAAAAAGACGGGTCAACAAAAATAATACACAATATTAGAGTGTGTATTAATAGATGTATAAAGGATATACAAAAAACATCAAATTCAACAAAATATCTCGGCTGTTCAATAGAAGAATTTAAACAGTATTTAGAATCTAAATTCAATAATGGTATGTCTTGGTCAAATTATGGGAGGCCAAATAAGAAAAATTCCGATGGCTGGCATATAGACCATATAAAACCTCTTGCTTCTTTTGACTTCGAAAATATAAAGGATCAAGATGAGCTAGAGAATAAACTACACTTAGCATGGCATTACACAAATCTACAACCACTTTGGGGTTTGGATAACATTAGAAAAGGTTCTAAAAGTGAAAACAATTTTGAATAAAAACAACGTTGATTATTTAGCCCAACCATTGTTCTTGGGCGAAGATCTTTCTCTACAGAGATATGATAAATTCAAGTATCCTGTATTTTTTGATCTATATAAGAAGCAACTAGAATTCTTCTGGAGACCGGAAGAAATAGAGCTTAAAAAAGATAGAAACGATTTCAAGAATGACGATATAATGTCAGCCAATGAGCGTTTCATCTTTACATCAAATCTAAAATACCAAACCATGATGGATAGCGTCATTTGCCGTGGGGTTCCAACGCTTACTGAGTATGTTTCTAATCCAGAATTAGAAGCTTGCATGAATGTTTGGCAATTCTTTGAGCAAATTCATAGCTATAGCTACACATACATCATTAAAAATGTATACAATAATCCTAGTGAAATTTTAGATAGCTGCTTAACAGACAAAGAAATTCTTAAAAGAGCTAATGTAGCTATCAAAGAATACAACGCTTTAAGAGAAATAGGAAATTCCGGCAAGCTAAAAGATATAAAAAAGCAGATATACCTAACTCTTGTAAGCGTCAATATTTTAGAGGCTGTTAGATTCTATGTATCATTTATATGTGCTTTTGCTTTTGCAGAAAACAAAAAAATGATAGGTAATGCTGACATTATTAAATTGATTAAACGTGATGAGGCTTTACACCTTTATAACACTCAAGAAATTATTAAAATTCTTCGTAATAATCCAGACGAAGGCTTTACAAAAATAGCAGAAGAGTGTGAAGAAGAAGCTGTGTCTATGTTTGAGTCAGCGTCTAACGAAGAAAAGGCTTGGTCAGAATATTTATTCAAGGATGGATCTATTATAGGATTGAATGAAAAGGTTATGTCGCAATACATTGATTGGTTATGCATGAGCAGAAGAAAAACCATAGGTCTTCCATACGATAAAGGCTGCAAGAATCCAATATCTGGATGGACCGATCCTTGGATGAATAGCGAGTCTGTACAAGTTGCACCGCAAGAACATGAAATAACATCGTATAAAATTGGTGCTAGTAAAAATGATTTAGAAGAAATAGACTTAGGGGGTTTAGATATATGATTGTTGATGATTTTTTTGATTATGATATAATAAGGATTCAACTTCTTGATTCTATGGCAAAAACTCCAACGAGAGCAAATACTAATGATGCTGGCTGGGATCTATATTCCGCCATCGACACCATAGTACCATCAAAACAACGCAAGACTGTCAGAACTGGGATAGCAATACAAATGCCAGAACAATTTGCTGGTTTAATTTGGCCTAGATCGGGCCTATCTGTTAAACACGGCATAGATATTTTAGCTGGAGTAGTGGATAGCGGTTATAGAGGAGAGATAATGGTGTGCTTATACAACACTTCGGAAGAAAATGTTAGTATATCTACCGGGGATAGAATCGCTCAGATTATATTCCAAGAGGTTCCTCGCGTCACTATGGAGGTCCATGAAACGTTAGGTTCCTCGCAACGAGGAGATAAAGGCTTTGGTAGCTCTGGAATCTAAATACCATTTTTCCAGTTAATGTGTATAATAGTATATAATATACTAACACAGTATGGAGATGAATATGTTATCTAAAGTCACAATAAATGAAGAATTGACATTTGCAACATTTGGATATAATATTTCAGATTTACCTAATGGATCTCACTCAAAGATTGTTGTAACATGCGATAACTGTCACACAAACGTTCATAGAGAACGAAGAAACGCAAATGCTAATCATAAATGTCCAATAATAGATGGAAATACAAAGAGATGTTATAAGTGTGAACAATGGAAAGACTTAAGTTTTTTCAATAAAAGTCGAAAAATGTCTGGAGGCGTTTCCAAGCTATGTAAAGAATGTTACAATAAAGAACAAGCTGTTATAAAATGTTCCAGATCCAGATCACTTAGATTTAAACATGCTATTGAAAATGGTGATATTGAGTTTTATATTAAAAGACGCATTGGCACAATTAAATCTAGAGCAGAAAAAAATGGTATAAATTTTGATCTAGATTCTGAATATCTAATCAATCTATGGAATAGCCAAAGTGGGCGATGTTTTTATTCCAATATACCTATGAACAATTCTATGAAACAAGATGGATTTCAATCGTGGGATGGTCCGTCTTTGGACAGAATCGAACCGATAAATGGATATGTGAAGGGGAATGTTGTATGGTGTGCTTTCGGGATCAATTCCTTCAAACAGTCACTAAATTTACAGTCGTTTGAGGACGCAATAAGATCTATAGACTGGTGGTATAAAAACAAAACCCCTCCGTATAATGGAGAACCATATGGCAATTCAACAGAGCGATTCGAACAACCCATATTCTCGCAAAAATAAAAAGAAAAAAGTAAAAGAAAACAACGTATTAGTAGCCAAAACAGAAAATCAAAAAACCTATATTAGATCAATAATTGAGAATGATATTACGTTCTGTACAGGACCGTCTGGAACTGGCAAATCTTTTATAGTTGCTGGCATAGCTTCCGAACATTTGGAAAAAGATAAGATTGAGAGTATAATAGTAACGAGGCCACTTGTTTGCACCGGCAGAGACATCGGCTCTTTACCCGGAGAATTAAACGATAAGATAAAGCCATACCTCCAGCCAATGGAAGAAAATCTAAAGTACTTCCTTGGAAGAGATAAATTTGGTTTATATTATAACACCAGAAGAATAAGATTTGAACCACTTGAAACAATGCGTGGGTCAACTTTTCATAATGCGTATATGATATTGGATGAGGCTCAAAACTGTACATTTGAACAAATAAAAATGTTCTTAACAAGAATGGGCGAAAACTCAAAAGTAATTATCAATGGTGACACAAAGCAAACGGATCTCTATAGAGATAGCGGATTGTCTTATTGTCTTGAAAAATTAAATAATATCAATGGCGTTGGATTGTGCAAACTTGAATACAGTGATATTCAAAGAAATGGTATATTAGGAGCGATTTTACACGCGTTAGAGGAATAGAATGCCAACTTATGATTATAAGTGTGATAGTTGTGAAAATGAGCTAAACGATGTATATCAGTCATTTAGCGAAGAAGCATTAACCAAATGCCCATCATGTAGTCAAGAGTCGCTCGTTAGAGTAATATATGGTGGGCTTGGAACATTTGTAAAAGAAGCCAAAACTATTGGACAATTGGCTGATAAAAACTGGAAGAATATGGGGCATTATAAAAGATCAGAAGTAGAAAGTGATATGAAACAAAAAGCACAAGATTCAGAATCCCCATTATCATCTCTAGGTAAAGCATCACGCAAACAGATAAATAAAATGACCCCGGAACAAAAAAAGAAATACATCATTACTGGTGAAACATGAAATTTATAGACTCTCACGATCAAAAAATTACCAAAGAAACAACAGAAGCGTTTTTTAATATTCGCGGAGAAATGACAGATGGAAAACAAGAAAAAGTATATTCAAAGTCACTAAGTATAAACTTAGGTAATGGCAAAATTCAAAACAAGTACTTTGTTAGAATATTTAACAGTGTGCCACTAGATCCATTTGGTCCAGAAGCTGGTAGAGAAATTTGGAATAGAACAGAATTAAAACCAGTGTCAGGCACAACATTTGAGAACTATAACAATTATCTTTTAACCAGAAATAGAATATTTTTGACTAAAACTAATAGGAGCTATATAGATGGCTAGTAAAAGAGGACCGTTGAGTAAGGCTGAATTATTTTATGTTGCAGAACACGCAAAGACCGGAAAAGACATAGACGAAATCGCTTCCGATCTAGATAGACCAGTTAAGTCTATAGAAAAGTGTTACACAAAAGCACAAAAAGAAAATGCTCCAAAGCAATTAACCGCTGGAGAACAATTTGCTAAACATAAAGGCTCTGTGGTTATGACAGAAAATGCATCAACACTAGGTGATGCCTCAAGAAAAGCAAGAGTTCCAGCAAGCAAACAAAATTGCGTAACAGTTGTAAGAAAAGAAGAATAATGTCGCTCATATCATCATACGAAGCATGGCTTCAAGAATATAGAAAAGACAAGTATAATATTTGGATAAGAGCAATCTTATCTAATAACAACGAATACTATCTAACAACCTACAAGGATTGGTTCGAAATAAAAAATATTTGCGAATCTCAAAAATTGAATGTTAACAAAATCGGTCTACAGTATAGGTCGCACTCTATAGAGGTTGACACGACCGATTGCGATGGTGTATACTTGGTTAAATCTCTTGTTGGGGTAATGGGAGAAAACACAAGACACAGTTTTACTATCGGTAAAATACATGGCGATAAGGTTAAGAAACAAATTTGGATTACTCCAGAATTAATTGAAGATTCTTCTAATGAGGATGGTATAGAGGAATGTTTTGCTGAAGCGGTTATATATCACAATGACAAATCGACCAGAACTATTTAATCAAAACTATCAAAAGCAATGGTCTGAAACACATAAGTATAAACATATTCACACGGGTGAGTATTGTACATTTGAAGCTTATGTTGCAGAATTTATTGTGATAAGAAGATCAGAAAAGCTTAATCTAGGTAAGCCTTCGTACAAATTTTGGACAAAGGGCGATCCACTGCATTGGCTTTGGAAGAAACAATATGGTGCGGCTGTTCAATTAAAAAAGAAATACAGCGAAGAAGCTATTCTATCCGCCATCAAATCCAAAGATTTCGATAGTCTGCTAGTTATTGGAATCCAAAATGGTAGAGGCTATAAAGTTAATCCATTAGCAGAAAAAGTAATAGCAAAACACCAAAAGCTTATAGATGATAAGTCAAACAAAGTAGAGATAAATCTTGACGTTGAACAAGAAGTCAAGCATGTTGAAACAAGATCGACTCAAGGGTATAATACAAAAAAGACATCGATGAACCAACTGAGGAAACTATGAGTAAAGTAAAAAAGGTTGCAAAATTTTCGGAAGATAGCGTTAGTAGCTCTATTGTATCAAAATATGGCGATGTTGTGCGTAGCGGAACAGAAGTTTTAGCAAACATAAACAATCTAGAAGTGATTGGTATATCTCCAGCCTTAGATATAGCTCTTGGTGGCGGTCTTAGGGAGGGTTCTGTTGTTGTAATGACGGGCGACCCAAAGAGTGGAAAAACCACAACTGCCCTACACTTTGCTTCCAAGTGTCAACAAAAGAACAAGCGTGTTATTTATGTCAATACCGAAGGTAGACTATCTAAGCAAAACTTTGATGGCATTAAGGGTCTACAACCAGATAACATATTGATTATTGAGTCTACCGATGAGCGTGTATTATCGGCAGAAGACTTTTTGAATATCATAGAATACTATATCAATAATGATCCCGGTTGTTTGATCATAGCAGATTCTCTATCTAATATGGTTCCAGCATGTGAGTTAGAGGGCGAGGTTAGAACTGGTGTTCGTAATGCTCTACCAAGACTTCTCTCCATGTTTTTTAAGAGAATTAGTGGAACGTTGATGAAGAACAAGACTATTCTTATTTGTATTACGCACAATATTGCTAATACTGGCGGATCTCCATATGCTCCACAAAAAATGGCCGATTGTGGAAACATGTTACAATATCAAGCTGGTACGAACATGATCATTACACACAGGGGAAAGTGGCAGATACCAAAAGATACGGGACAGCACGTTGGTCAAATAGCCAATTGGTCTATTAAAACATCTAACGCTGGCGGAAGACCAAACAGCACCGCAGAAGGATGGATAAGGTATGGAATTGGTGTTGATGAAGTTCAAGAGGTTATTCATATAGCTTGCGAATTTAGACTGATCAAATCCGCTGGAGCTTGGTATACTATACAATGTGCTGTAGATGAGCCTACTCATCCAGATATTGCCAAGATGCTTGACGATAACAAGATAGGTAAGACTCCAGATGACATAGAAAGATTCTTTAAATTTCAAGGCGTAAATAACGTCGCTGACTTCTTAAATAGTAATCCAATTGTATCAGATTTTATCTACAAAAAGATAAGGGAGTTGCATTGAAAGTAACCGGAATCAATGGCAAAGAGTATGTATGGAATCTTTCTGGTTATGATGTATTCAATAACGATCAAAGAAAAAGATCAAAGTATCATATCAGAGCTAGAAATTTATTAAAGGAAATCTATAATAGTTATAGAATATTGGAAGAAGTTAAGCTTCCGGGAAGCACAGCATTAAACAGAAAATCCGTGTTGTATCTTGACTTTTACATCCCGTCCATTAGACTAGGAGTAGAAGTTCATGGAGAACAGCACTATGAATATAATGCTTTTTTTCATAAGAGTAAAGCAGACTTCTTAAAGGGCAGAGCCAGAGATGACGATAAAATAGCTTGGTGTGAGTTGAATGAGATTGATCTTATAACCTTAAAATATTCAGAAAGTGATGATGAGTGGAGACAAAGAATTAAAAGCGTCTGAGAAACTATCAGAACACCTAGAAGCAATCAATAACTACATAAATAGTAGCAATACCAAATTCTCATCATTTCGTGAGGAATATTTGCTAGTTTCCGATTTGTCATCCGATCAGCTTAAGAAATTAACCCAACAAGATTTATTCGATGCTGCTTATTTAATGTATGGGTATGCAACGTATATTCAAGACGAAATCAATAAGAATAAGGTTGCTTTAAGCTGGTGTCATGACCAGATGGAAAAGCTTATTGTAAAACATACGCAAGAATTCAATCAGTATACAAAACACGAATCTAAGAAACATATTTTGGCTCAATCTAATTCTTATGCAGCATCTTTGGAAAATATGAGGGAAATAGCAGAGGCTAGGCTACAGGCATTAGATGGTAAAGTTTATGAACTAAAAAGAAAAGCTGACATTTTGCTAGAGAAAGGTAAGAGAACATGAGTATGAAAGATTTTATCGACACCTTAAATGATAGCCAAAAGAAGGCTTTGTTAGAAGCACTTATGCAAAATGGCGAAACAACATTAAAGGATATTCCAGAAGAAGTAAAACAAGAAACTAAAAATCAAATCACAGAAGATTTTAGGGTTAGTTCCATAAAAGGTAATAAAAACAATAAGAGGAGAGAACCGGTGAAGGCCAGAAAGAATGAGTGGGTTGACGAGGGCGAAGATAGACATATTGAAACAAAATATGGGGCTAGAACGCCACGAAGCAGAGAGCCAAACAAGAAGATGGATGTTGAATGTAGTGTGTGTGGAAGATCTTTTAAAACCGATCCCAAATATGTATATGGGGAATATCATCGTTGCAGTAGGTGCATAGGTCGATAATATGGAAAAACTATCTGATATTGGGTCCGAAAGAGCAGTACTTGCTGGATTGTTGCAGCACGGTATAGACGGTTACGTATCTATATCGGATTTTATTACTATTGATAGCTTTGGTCATCATAATAACCAAGTTATATTTAGATGCATAGAAGAAATAGTAAAAAACGATCAAAAGGTTGATATACCATCCATACTCTCTATTGCATCAAGGCTCAATCTTTCGGAAGCGATAAATACACCGCAAGAAATAAAATACATAAAATCTCTTTTTGATTTCCCAGTTGAGAAAGACAATGTTTTCAATTTTGGTTTGCAGATCAAGAAGTTTGAGTTTGCTCGCAAGATAAAAAAACTCACAGAGAAAATACATAAAGATATAGATGGCATCTCTGGATCAGAGTCTATTAATGACATTATACAAATACTAGAAAATCCGGTAACAGACTTTCTAAGAGAAGACGATGGCGGCGATGTTCCAGAGAAAATCGGTAAGGGCATAGAACAATATGTCGATTTTCTTAAGGATAATAAGTGCGACATCATAGGAATTCCCACGGGCTTCAATAAATATGACGAAGCAATTGGTGGTGGTTTGCGTCGTAAATGCGTGGATCTTGTGTCAGCAAGACCAAAAGTTGGTAAATCAGTGTTTGCTGATAATGTGGCTCTCAACGTTGCTCTTAAAAATATTCCAGTATTGATGCTGGATACGGAGATGAGTAAAGAAGACCATCTAAATCGTTTGCTATCAAACATAAGCGGTGTTCCCATTAATGAAATAGCAACCGGTAAATTTGTTGACGATGAAGACAAATATCAAAAGATAATGGATGCTGTTAAGCAATTAGAGTCTATACCATACAGTTATGTTAGCGTTGCCGGTCGCCCATTTGACCAAATACTTAATTTGATCAAGCGATGGGTTGTACAAGAAGTTAGGATGGACGATCAAGGAAGAACAAATAACTGTGTGATTATTTATGACTATCTCAAGCTAATGTCCTCAAGCTCTATAACAAATAATATACAGGAATACCAAGCGTTAGGTTTTCAAATCACATCTTTACATAACTTGTGTGTTAAGCTAGATATTCCATGTTTGTCTTTCGTGCAGCTAAATCGTGATGGTATAACTAAGGAAAGTACGGATGCTGTTTCTGGCTCAGATAGATTAATTTGGCTATGTACATCTTTCAGTATCTTTAAGATTAAATCCCCAGAAGAATTAGCAGAAGACGGTCCCAATGCTGGTAATAGAAAACTTGTGCCAATTGTTTCAAGGCATGGTGGCGGATTAGATGACGGCGACTACATAAATATGGTTATGCAGGGTTCACACGCAAAGCTAAAAGAGCTTAAGACCAGAAATGAATTTAAGAATCAACCAGTGGGTGATACTGGATTGGTTAATGACGAAGGAATTGTAAAGGTAAGAATACAAGACGCAATAAACAATGAACTTGTTACAGATTAAAAAAGTACTGAACAATAGAATAGAAGATGTTCTTTCAAAGCTTGGTATCAAGTATGAAGTTTTTGGAGATAACATCTACTCCACTTGCCCAGTACATGAATCAAGTGATAATCCAAGAGCGTTCTCATTTTCTAAGAATAGAGGCATATGGAAATGCTGGACTAGAGAATGTCAGAATAATCATAAGAATGATATATTTGGACTAATATCTGGTGCTTTATCGAACGAGAAAGGCGAAGACGTTGGTTTTGGCGATGTTTTGGGATGGATCAGAAAAGAGTTCAATCTTAATATTGATGAGCAAAATGCCGCAACGACAATAGAGCCTCAAGAAGAAAAAAGCGATTTTGAGGAGCTTATAGATCTTTTGAAAGAAACGGCAACGAAACCCACAATAAACAGCGTTGATGTAGAATTATCTCTTGATATACCATCAAAATACTTCTTAAATCGTGGATTCAAGAAAAAAACTCTAGAACATTTTGGCGTTGGCGATTGTTTAGACAAGACATGTAAGCTATATGACAGGTCGGTTATCCCTATTCATAGTGAGTGTGGACAGATCATAGGATACATTGGTAGATCAATAAAAGAGTATAAGATACCCAAGTTTCTTATTTATCCCAAAGGGTTCGACAAACGATTCCATTTTTACAACATACATAGAGCATTACCATACATACATCAGTCCAATTCTGTTTTTATAGTAGAAGGACAGGGAGATTTATGGAAATTGTATGAGGCTGGAATATATAACGCGGTTGGAATATTTGGTAAGACTTTAACCAAAGAGCAACAATCCAAGTTGCAACAACTGCCTCTGACTCATATAATTATTTTAACGGACAACGATCAAGCTGGACGAGAATCCAAGATACAGCTACAAAGACAATTGGGAAGATTCTATAAGCTTAGTTTCCCAAAATTAAATCATAAAGACATTGGCGAAATGTCTATTGAGCAAATCAAGAAGAATGTATTATCACAAATAAGGGGTTAATATGAAGATCGTAGGCATATCTGGTAGAAAACAGGCTGGTAAAAATACTGTTGCTAACTACATAAATGGTGTGGTTCTTGCAAATAGGGGAATGATATCAGACTTTTTTATTGAGCAAGATGGATCTTTGGCTGTATCAACAAAAGATAATTCTGGCAAAGTTGGCTATGGTATATTTGACGTTACCAGAAAAGATCAAGTATTTGTAGAGTATGCTGAAAAAGAACTATGGCCCTACATAAAAGTTTATCACTTTGCAGACCCACTAAAGGATTTGGCTATAAATCTATTTGGTCTAGATTCAAAGCTGGTATATGGATCCAATGATGATAAGAATCAGAAGACACCTTTTATTTGGTCTGATCTTCCCGGTGGAAATGCCAGCGAAGAAAACCTAACTATACGAGAATTTTTAGAGTATTTTGGAACATCGATTATTCGAAAAATAAAATCTGACGCTTGGGCAGAATACACACTTAAAAATATATTATCCGATAATTCTGAAATAGCGATCATACCAGATGTTAGATTTCCCAATGAAGTAGACGCAATAAAGAAAGCCGGTGGAAAAGTCATAAGATTAACAAGAGATATATTCAATAGTGATTTTGAAGCAGAATCTGCTCTAGATAAAAAGAATTATGATTGGAACAACTTCGATCTCGTTATAGATAATTCTAATCTGGATCTCAATCAGTTGTTCGAAACATTAAAAATATATTCTCATCTTTGGAGCTAATATGCTAGTAACATACATAAGATCATCTAGTTATAATAATTATGCATACTGCCAAATGCAGTACTTTATTACATACGTACTTGGTCATCAATCAGATAGTGGTAAAAAGGCAGAGCTTGGAACCATAGTCCATAAAGTGATGGAAGTCTTAGCAAAACTAAAGAAGTTCGCACAAGATAATCCTAAAAAACTAAAACTATGTATTCAAGACGAGGCTGTTGGTGAGATTAATATCAAAAAATCAGAACTGTATACAGCTAAGTTCATAGACGAGCTTTTGCAGAAAAGTTACAATTTTTATACATCCGAATCAAAAAACAGTTTCTCCAAAGCTGATCAAAATGATTGTTTGAAACTCGTTTGGGACACTCTATCATATAATGATGGTCAGTTTGATCCAAGGTATAGAAAGATAGTTGCAGCAGAGCCACATTTCGATATACCGATAGATGAAGATTGGGCGTTTTATGAATATGAAGTAAATGGTAAGATGATTAAAGGTCAGTTAGCAATCAAGGGTACTATAGACTTAGTTACAGAGTCTTCTGATGGTATTATAGAAGTAATCGATTGGAAAACTGGCAGAAGGCTTGATTGGGCTACGGGCGAGGAAAAAACATATGAAAAGTTATGTTCAGATCCACAGCTTTTGCTATACAACTATGCAATATCAAAATTATTTCCAGAATACAAACAGTCTATAATGAGCATTTTCTTTATTAAGGATGGTGGACCATTTTCTATGTGTTTTGACAAAGCAGATGAGTCTAGATTCCTAAATATGCTAAAAGAGAGGTTCAAAGACATACAGAAAAATAATACTCCAAAACCAATATCAGAAGATAGACAGGGCTGGAAATGCACTAAATTGTGCCATTATTGCAAGAATAACTGGCCGGGAACAGACACCAATATGTGTATACATATAGAGAACGTACTTAAAACCAAGGGTATGGATGAAGCTATAAAACAATGCACCAAACCCGGATTTGATATAGGCTTTTATTCTGCACCGGGTTAAACATGAAAAAATTGACAATAGGCATGGCGACTTATGATGATTATGATGGAGTATTTTTCTCCATACAATCATTGAGAATGTATCACCCAATATGTGCGGATAAAGATGCTGTTGAGTTTATAGTATTAGATAGCAATCCAGATGGACAACATGGTAAAGAGTGCAAAAAGTTTGTAGAAAATGCTGTACGTGGAAAATACATACCATATAAAAAGAGACAGTCATCTTTCAATAAGTATGATATTGTGGAGTATTCTGACGGGGAGTATGTACTTATAATAGATTGCCATGTTCTTATTCAAGATAATGGTATCAATAATCTCTTATCCTATTTTGAGCATCATTACCCGTGCAAAGACTTAGTTCAAGGTCCATTGTGGTATGATGATTTAAAGCATTATTCTACGCACTTTGATCCAGTTTGGCGTGGAGATATGTATGGAATATGGGCTACAGACGCCCAATCTTACAATGCATGTAAGCCTTTTGAAATTCCAATGCAGGGAATGGGTTTGTTATCTTTTAAAAAATCTGCTTGGAAGGGCATAAATACAAATTTTAAAGGATTCGGTGGAGAAGAGGGCTATATAGCAGAAAAATTTAGACAATGGGGTGGTAAAAATATATGCTTGCCACAATTGAAATGGAATCATAGATTTAGTCGCCCAAATGGCGTAAAGTATCGACTAGTATTAGAAGATAGAATCTGGAACTATTTTATTGGGTGGATGGAAATAACACAAGATCCAAATCACCAAATGATACAAGATATAAAGAATCATTTTCAAAGTAGAATTCCAGAATGGAGTATGAACAATATATTCGAAGAAGCTAAGACATTAATCTTTAACAGTGGAGAACATCATGCCAATTCCTAATAGACGAAAAGATGAACAAAAGGACGCTTTCGTATCCCGCTGCATGGGTAATGAAACAATGAAAAAGGATTATCCAGATCAAAAGCAAAGAGTTGCTATATGTATTGGTCAAGCCACGGCAGATTGTGATTGTGTAGAATCTGCTGATTTTGAATTACAAATGGAAGCTGGCTACGCCGAAGAACTAACAGAAGACAATTTTTATGTTCCTTCTGAAGCAGAGTACGAGGATTTTGGCGAAGAAACAGAAGAGTGGGACGTTGCTGGTGAGAAGCCGGGACTATGGGATAATATTAGAAAGAAAAGAGAACGCGAAGGTAAGAATTATAAGCCAGCCAAGCCGGGAGATCCAGACAGACCAAGTAAAGAAGCTTGGAAAAAAGCTCAGTCTGATGATGGCGATGAAATGGCATTAGAACAAATCCAAAAAATGCATGATCAGTTGATGGAAATCATAATGAGATTAAAGGGAATGTCTTTGTCTGTAGAATTCCAAGATTGGACAAAGGACATGATTTCTAAAGCCGAAATATACATTCAGAATGTTTATGACTTTGTAAAGTACTACGAACCCGGTAAGTATGAAGACGAATATACTCCAGAAGAAGTTGAAGAGCCATCAGAATTAGAGATAGAAGAGCCTGAGTCTGATGCTGGCTTCAAATACGAAGATCCAAAAACTGGAGAAGTATATAATTATAAACGTCAAGGAATTTACGAAAAAGATGGTAGGCGATTAACATATGTTGGTGAAGCTTCTGAATATCAAGGACGTAAGGTAACGCTCAATAAACCATTTAGAACTTCTGATGGTCCTAAGAAGTTCGCCGTATATGTTAAGAATGAGAGTGGCAATGTTGTTATAGTAAGATTTGGTGACCCAAATATGAAAATCAAAAAGAACATTCCAGAAAGAAGAAAGAGCTTTAGGGCTAGACACAACTGCGATAATCCCGGCCCAAAATGGAAGGCTCGTTATTGGGCTTGTAAATCTTGGTAAATTACTTTTAATGGAGAAAACAATGTTACATAAATCAATGAATAAACTAATTGAACAAATGGGTCTAGACAACTTTTTATCATTACAGGTGTAATATGGTAGACAGAACAAAAGAATTATTTGAACAAGTTAAAGCTCGCATAGAGTGTCCACAAGCAACACAAGATATTAGTCTAAATCTAGCTAATAGAAAAATTTGTGTAGATAAGGCAAACTATGGACCAGCAAATCCAGATTTATCTAATGATGATTTTTGGCAAGCGAAAGCAGACTTGTTTAAAACTTCGTTAGAAGAAGCTAAAACAATGCGGTGTTCAAACTGCGCCGCATTTGTAATCAAAGAAAAAATGATAGAATGTATAGAAAAGGGAATAGCATCCACATTAATAGATGAAGAGATAATATCTAAAGAAATTGTTAGTGAAGCAAATCTTGGATATTGTGAATTATTTGATTTCAAATGTGCTGGATCAAGAACTTGTGATGCTTGGATAACTGGCGGTCCATTAACTGACACGGAGACTAATAATGAATAAAATTAATCAAGATGTAGAAGATTTATACGCCTATCAAAAAACTTACAAAGGTAAGAAACGCAATGAACTAAAGGATAGTGATTTTCTTTTTCCAGAAGATAGATCATTTCCCATAGTAACTCCACAAGATGTAAAAGATGCTATTAGTAATTTTGGACGCATGAAAGGCAATATGAGTTACGAAGCATTTCTAAAAAAGCTTTATAACAAGTGCAAAAGCAAGGGTCCAGAGTTTGTTGCCGCTTTACCAAAGGCTAGTAAAGAACAACTTGGATTAAATGGTTGATAGTATAGAGAACACTGGTGGGTGACACTGCCCACCATTGTTTTCTTGGCTTAACGTTGATATAATAGATTGATTGAGTTCTAGTTGCGAGGAAAATATATGTCTTGGTTTCCATTGAAAAATTTTACACATTATAGTCTATTGCGTGGTTTTTCTAAGCCAGAAGAGCTTGCTGCTAAGTGCAAGGACAACGGATATGTAGCTTGTGGTATTTGCGATTATAAGACAATATCTGGAGCTGTATCGTTTTATCAAGCATGTAAAAAGGTTGGCATCAAGCCAATCATAGGATGCTCATTTGATAATTTTACTCTTTTTGCAAAGAATAAGAGTGGTTGGAACGATCTAATTTCTTTAGTTTCGTCTTTGGATGAAAATGGAGAACTTGCAAAAGATTTTTTGGATAAAACCTTGTCTAGAAATAATTTGATCAAACTTAGTTCTTCATCATCAAAAGATATTCCACACAGTTATTATGCAGAAAAGAAAGACGCTAAACTGCATAGAATTTTATTGTGTTCAGACATGAAGACAACGCTAACTAAGATTCAAAAAACAATAAAACCAGATCGTCTTGGCGGTGTAAGCGTAGATTCAAAATATCCTCAAGAACATATGGATAAGCTTGTGTACTTTATGCAAGATAACTTTTATGTTTTAAACAAAGACGAGTCTAAGAACTTAAATACAGCAGAACTAGAATCAATATATAACCAATGCGAAGACTATAATATCTTGAGTAAACCGATTCTTCCAAAGTTTCAATGTCCTAACAATCAGTCAGAAGAAGAATATCTAAAAGAACTATGCAGAGAAGGATGGAGAACACTCTTAATATCGCAGGATAAAGTATCGACAGAAGAAGATAAGCAAAAATACCTAGATAGATTCAAAGAAGAGTTTGATATTATTAAGAGTGCTAATCTATTCGGATATTTCTTGATAGTTCAAGACATTATCAAATATGTAAATGATATGGGTTGGTTGTCTGGACCGGGAAGAGGAAGTGCTGCGGGATGTCTAATCTCATATCTTATTGGTGTTACTAAGATAGATCCTCTAGAATATGATTTACTATTTGCAAGATTCTACAACGCTGGAAGAAATACACAAGATCATATATCGCTACCAGATATAGATATGGACGTTCCGGGTAACAAAAGGGATGAAGTTATAGCCTATTTAAAAAATAAGTATGGAAAAGATCATGTTAGTCAAATGATCACATTTGGTAGATTGCAAGGAAGAAGTGCTATCAAGGAAGTATTGAGAATACATGAAGCCTGTTCTTTTGCAGAAATGAATGCTATAACTAAATCAATACCTAATGAAGCAGAAATTTCTGACCAGTTGGCAGACATGGAAGATGACGAAAGATCTATCATACGCTGGGCGTTAATCAACAATGCTGATGAGTTAAGAGATTTTTGTTATATTAATGACGATGGAAGACTAGATGGTGAGTATGCTGAATACTTTCAACAAGCAATAGATATAGAGGGTACTTTTAAAACCCAAGGAAAACACGCTGCTGGTATTGTTATTTCAGCAAATAAATTAAGTAATGTATGTCCAATGGTGAATCAAAGGGGATCGGGCGAAAAGATAGCCGGATTAGAAATGTCAGATTTAGAGGCTCTTGGTCATGTGAAATTTGATATTCTAGGAATCAATTTGCTTGATAAAATTATGTATATCAAAGATAAACAACATATTAACCAGTTTTAAAATATTTCCGTGTATAAGACATTGAGACAGGTCTTAAACAAGGAGAATAAAATGACACTAAAAAGAAACGATAAGGGAAGATTCTTACCGGATAAAAAATTTGCACAAGACTTAGACCATACATATATAATAGAACAATATAAGAATGGTAAAAGCCCAAGAGCGATAGCAATAGAGTTGAATTCATACCCAAAGAAAATTCAGAAGATATTAAAATCTAATGGCGTAAAATTTAGAAAAAAGAAATGTTATCTTAGTGGGGAAGAAAATCCTAAATATACGGGACACAAAGAGATGCAGGGGGCTTTTTTATCTTCTATTAAGGCTGGAGCAAGAAAAAGGAAAATTGATTACCATGTAACCAATGAATATATATGGGAATTATTTTTAAGTCAAGATAGAAAATGTAAATACACAGGATTACTTTTGTTCTTCTCAAGAAACAATCTAGAACATAGAATGGGACAGGCTAACGCATCGCTAGACAGAATTGATCCGTCGCTACCTTATATAGAGGGAAATGTTCAATGGGTGCATAAAAGAGTTAATATTATGAAGGGAAATATGGGCGAGAGAGAGTTTTTAGATTTTTGCGAGGCCATTGTATTGCAAAATCAAAAATCAGATATATATCAAACATTAACACATTTGGATAGAAAGATAGGATAAACAATATGGCTACAAGAGATTTTGTCGTGTTCGATTTTGAAACGGGATCACGCAATCCACACAAGACTCAACCAACGCAGATCGCAGCATTGGCATTAGATGGAAGAAACTTTTCTGTCAAGGGTCAATTTAACAGTGAGATACAGCCAATCTTTGATGAAGAAAAGGCTATAGCCGCTGGTTTAGATCCAGTAGAGGACGAAGCATTAAAGATCACCAACAAAACTAGAGAATCTCTTGAAAAAGCACCGGCACTAAAGTCTGTGTGGGATAAATTTTCTAAATTTGTTTTACAGTATAATTGGAAGGGCGATGCATTTTTTAATCCGATCCCAGTTGGTTTTAACATTATATCATTCGATATGATAATTATAAACAGACTATGTGAACAATTTGGTCCTTGGGATAAGGATCGTCGGCAGCAAAAACTATTCAGTAAAGTTTATAAGTTCGATATAATGGATAATATTTTTGCTTGGACAGAAAGCGATCCATCTGTAAAATCTATAAGCATGGATGCATTAAGGGAAAGAATGGGACTTAGTAAAGAAAATGCTCACGACGCATTGCAAGACGTAAAAGACGAAGCTAACATATTCATTAAGCTCATGAAAACTCATAGAGCTATCTACCAAAACATGAATTTTGATAAAGCTTTTGCTAACGGCGGCTTGTATGTCAAATAAAAAGTGCAATAAATGTAAACAAGATTTGCCAATTTCTGAGTTTAGTAAACATAGTGCTAGTAATTATCTCAGACCAGAGTGCAAAAGATGCAACAATTTATTGAGCAAACAAAGAAAAGAACTACGAAAAGAACACGGTAATCCACCAGAAAATTATAAGTGTCCCATATGTAATAGGAATGAAGAACAAATATCATCTGGTGGAGGTAATAAAAGCACAAGATGGGTATTAGATCATAATCATGATACTAATAAATTCAGAGGATGGTTGTGCCACAATTGCAACATGGGAATAGGTGCGTTTAAGGACAATAGAGTAATATTGCAGAAGGCTATTGAGTATTTACAAAATGATGAACTATAATGATAAGTTAACTTGGCAATTATTTGCAGAAGGAAAAACCAAGGGCATCTTTCAGCTTGAAAGTAATCTAGGCAAATCTTGGGCTAAGAAATTAGCACCAACAAACATAGAAGAATTGTCTGCTCTTATTGCTATCATTAGGCCGGGAACATTGAAGGCATATGTTGACGGCAAAAGCATGACACAGCACTATGTTGATAGAAAACATGGTCGGGAAGAAGTTACTTATTTACATCCAGCATTAGAAGAAATATTGAAGTCAACCTATGGCGTTCTTGTGTATCAAGAACAGTCCATGCGTATTGCCCAAAAGATCGCTGGTTTCAATCTACAAGAGGCTGACGTTCTTCGTAAGGCCATTGGAAAGAAAAAGGCTGATCTCATGAACGAGGTCAAGAAATCATTTATAGCGGGTGCTGAACGCGTTGGAACAGTATCTAAAGAAGAAGCGGAACAGATATTCGGATGGATAGAAAAGTCATCTAGATATGCATTCAATAAGTCTCACAGCGTGTCGTATGCTGTATGTTCATACTGGAGTGCATATTATAAAGCTCATAATACTAAAGAATTCTTCTTGTCTTATTTGTATTATGCAAACGAGAAGCAAGATCCACACCAAGAAATTTATGAACTAATATCAGAAGCAAAGCTATTTGATATTAAGGTCAAAACCCCAAGCATAGTAAATTATCACGATAAATTCAATATCAAAAATGATACAATTTACTTTGGTATAAAAGATATCAAATCATTAACTGGTAAAACCGGTGATAGCTTTGTGGAGAGCCTTGAAATAGTCAAGAAGGATTTGAATAAAAAAACAAAAGAGTTGACTTGGGTAGAAATACTATTATTTCTAAGTCCAAGCGTAAATTCTGCATCATTTAAAGCTTTAGCATCTATAGGGTTTTTCCGTGGATTCAAAGATAGCATTTCAAGAAATAAAGCCTTGTATGATTATGAGATCTTCAAATCTTTAACAAAATCAGAACATACTTGGTTAGTAAATAATTACAAGCAAAAACAGTGGAGTAGTCTGGTAGAGGCTCTAACCGACTTAGCACCAACAAAAAAAGAGGGTGGAGGCACAAGCAAAGCTGACAGAAAACAAGTTATTCTTAATGAAATTCAGTTGCTTAATAGTCCACCATATGACTTGAAAGATGATCCATCTTGGTTAATAGATCAAGAAGTAAAGTTTTTGGGTTGTCCAGTTAGTATGACAAAAGTTGAAACATCTGATACATCTGCCGCTAATACAACATGCAAAGATGTTGTGAACGGTAAGAAGGGAAAGAATTTGTGCATAGTAGCAAACGTGCAGCGTGTTGCGGATTACAAAATAAAGAAGGGTGAATCTAAGGGACAAATGATGTCCTTTTTAACAATAGAGGACGAAACAGCAACCTTAGATAGTGTTATAATTTTCCCCAAAATTAAAGAGAAATACAAGTACATTCTTTATGAAGGGAATAATCTAATTTTTTGTGGATACGTCAATAATAATGACTCGTCTTTTATCATTGAACAAATTCATGAAACTTGACAGTGTTTTTTTTAGCTTGTTACATCTAAAATACTAAGATAGGAGAATTTTTGAGATGAATATTTGTTCGTTTACTGGGTATCTTGTAGAAAACCCAAGAATATCTATGTCTGGTGACATAGTAAAAGCTGATTTTTTAATGGTTGTCTATACATATAGAAAAACCAAAACTGGCGAAAAGAATAGAATTCCCACATACATACATTGCGAGGCTTGGCACACTGGGGCAGAAACCCTTGAAAAATATGCCACCAAAGGAACGAAATTAGTAGTTCACGCCTCTGCAAAAAATATCTCAAAAGAAGATGATCAAATAGTTTTTAGAATTAATGAGTTCGATTTCTGTAACCAAGACTTTGAAGATTAAAAAATGAGAAAAAAAAGAATACTGTTCTGTAGCGAAGCCACATTTTTAAATACTGGCTACGCAACCTATACTAGAGAAATACTCAATTATTTATACAGTACTGGTAAATATGAGTTGGCTGAATTAGCTTGTTATGGCGAAAAAAACGATCCAAGAGCAGAAAATATTCCTTGGAAGTTTTATGGCGTTGTTCCTAATCAGCAATCTTCGGAAGAAGAAAAGAAGCAGTATCAATCACATCCCATTGCTGCATTTGGTGAACTAATGTTTGAGCCTGTGTGCTTAGATTTTAAACCAGATGTTGTTTGCGATATCAGAGACTTTTGGATGTTGGACTTTGAAGAACGTTCTCCATTTAGGCCATTCTATAAGTGGTGCATTATGCCAACGGTAGATGCTAGACCACAGGCTAGACAGTGGGTAGCAACTTATCAATCAGCAGATGCTTGTCTTACATATTCTGAATGGGCGGGTGATGTTCTTCAGTCTCAGTCTGGCGGCAAAATAAATTATTTGGGAATATCTCCACCGTCAGCACATGCGGCTTATAAACCACAAAACAAAAAAGAACTAAGAGTATCTATGGGTTTAGATGAAGATTGTTTCATAGTAGGAACAGTCATGAGAAATCAAAGAAGAAAATTATACCCAGATTTATTTGAAGCATTCAAGTTGCTTCTATCCAAAGTAGATAACCCACACAAGTATTTCTTATATTGCCATACAAGTTATCCCGATTTGGGTTGGGATATACCAGAATTATTACAACAACACGGGTTGTCATCTAAGGTATATTTTACATATATTTGTGGACAGACCGGTAAGCCATTCGTATCCTTATTTAGAGGGGCAGTCACGCAGTCTCCATATACAAATAAATATGGTGCTACACTATCAAACGTAAAGAATGGTGCAGAATATGAAGATCTTTCTAAGATCATGAATATGTTTGATCTTTATGTTCAATATGCAAACTGTGAAGGGTTTGGATTACCACAAGTCGAAGCAGCAGCGTGTGGTGTGCCTGTAATGGCAACCGATTATTCCGCAATGGAAAGCGTTGTTAGAAACCTTGGAGGAATTCCAGTTAAGCCAAAAGCTTTGTACAAAGAATTAGAAACGGGCTGTTTAAGAGCAGTTCCAGACAATGACCTTGCTTCTGATTTAATGGTAAATTTCTTTAAGTTATCTGAAGAAGAAAGACAAGCTTATGGTAGAACCACAAGAGAAGCTTTTGAAAAGCACTACCAGTGGAATAAAAGCGGTAAGGCTTGGGAAGATTATTTTGATAGCGTAGAGATTGTGCCAGAAGAATTTACTTGGAAATCTCCACCAAGAATACGAAGACCAGAACAAAAACCAGATAATTTACCACCAAACATAGAACACGATAAGTTAGCCAAGTGGTTAATCACCAATGTATTGTGCGAACCAGAAAGATTAAATTCTTATCTTGAAGCAAGACTAATAAGAGACTTGATGTATAAAACTACCACATCGGTTACTGGTGGCATGTATTTTAATGAAAGTTCAGCAGCGTTTGATGGACAAATGGCACGAAATCCATTCGATTTTAACGCGGCGTATAATTCTATGTTGGCTCTATGTAATAGAAGAAACTTTTGGGAACAAAAAAGAGCGGAGGCTTTTGATATAAAATGAAACTTTTGTACATAGGACACTATAAAGAAAATAGCGGATGGTCAAGAGCGGCTGTCGGATTAATTAAGGCTATACAAACTACAGATATAGATGTTGTTTGTAGAGACATAAAGTTAACAGAGGTACAACCAGAACTAACAAAAGACATATTAGAATTAGAGAAGAAAAATTTACAAGATATCGATTATTGTATCCAACACATTTTACCTCATCATATGGTAGGGACTCAAAAATTTAAGAAAAATATTGGATATTTTGTATCGGAAACAGATTCTGTAGGACTCCATAATTGGAGCAATAGTCTATCTTTATTAGATGAGATATGGGTTCCAAATCAAGATTCAAAAAATAATCTCATTAATGATGGATTTGATAAGAAGTCTATAAGAGTGATACCACACGCTTTTGATTTAACCAAGTATATAGATACTAAAAATAGGCTTAGTTTTCATGGGAAAAATCACACATTCAAATTTTATTTTGTTTGTGAAATCGATGACAGGAAGAATATTGAATCGATCATTAGATGTTTTCATTCAGAATTTAATTCTAATGAGCCTGTTCTTTTAGTTTTGAAGATAAAAAAGAATGGCGTTGACAAAGACCTTTTAAGGTCTGAAATGGGGAAAATTTGTGACAGAGTAAAAAATGAATTGAGATTACACAAAAATTTAGACGGTTACAACACAGAGATACTCATCACAGAGGACTTTACTGATGAACAAATGAACATACTGCATTTGTCTTGTGATTGTTACGTTGGTCCTACGCACGGAGAGGGCTGGTCTATTCCGGCTTTTGACGCTATGTGCTTTGGCAATACCCCTATTTGTAGCAATGAAGGTGGTCCAAAAGAGTTTATAGATCCAAATAACAAAAATACTGGATGGTTGATCGATGGAATAAAGGGCATTTGTAATCACAGAAATCCAGCTTTCCAAGATCTATTTACTGGACATGATAATTGGTTCATTCCGAATGAGCTTGAAATTAAAAAAGCGATGAGATTTTATTACGAAAACAGGAAATCAAAAAATAAAGATGGCTTAAAGAGGGGCGAACAATTCTCTTATCAAAAAGTTGGACAACTTATAAAGGAAGAATTAAATGGTTAAGTTCTCATCAAAAAGTATAATCGACGCTTGCAACAAAGAAGCTCCAGAAAAATACAATATTTTAACCTTTCCTACACATGAAAGATATGAGACACAGCTTTGCAAGACCGGCCATAACTTCTATTCATTTCATTTACCAGATTCAAAGAAGTGGAATACTTCTCAAGTAGGCATTCCAGAAAATTATCATACATTGCCAGAAAGCGACGTATGTCCATATATTGGTTATGATTTTATATTATCACAGAGTAAGTTTTGGCAATTCCAAGTAGCCAAACAAATACAGCAAATTATAAATGTTCCCATAATATCACTAGAGCATACTATTCCAACGCCTCAGACTATTTCTAGACAGCAATTATCACAAATGCAGTCAATGGTTGGCGATGTGAATGTGTTTATATCTGAGTATTCTGCTTTGTCTTGGGGAATTGATAACAATACTGCTATCATTCATCACGGTATAGACACTAATCAATTCACAAACTTAAACCTTACAAAAGAAGATCATATACTCACGGTCGCTAATGATTTTGTTAATAGAGATTATTGCTTAAATTATAATGGCTGGAAGCGTGTAACAGACGGATTAAAGACAAGACTAGTGGGAGATACAAAGGGTTTATCTAAGCCAGCATCTTCTACAGAGGAGCTAGTATTAGAATATAATACCTGTGCTGTATACTTTAATAGTTCCACACTAAGCCCCATTCCAACTTCTTTATTAGAAGCCATGAGTTGTGGGTGCGCTGTAGTGTCTACGGCAACATGTATGATACCAGAAATTATACAAAACGGGGTCAATGGTTTTATATCCAATGACGAAAATAAACTCAAGGAATACTTGACTACTTTATTATCAAACTCTGAATTAAGGGAACAAATTGGAAATAATGCTAGAAAAACAATAGAAACAAAATTTCCAGAACAGGCTTTTACTAATAAGTGGAATAATATATTCCACAAAACATATGGGATATCAAAATTATGAAAGTTTACATATCAGAACATTTAGATAAGATTATAGAGGGCTTTAATACTATTCCGATAGTTTATGGTTCTGTAGACTTGGGCAGCGTTCCAAACAATGGAGCGTCAGTTATAGTAGCGATAGATGCTTTAGATAGCATAAAGCAAGAAAATATAGCAGATTTTATTCGTGGCATGGCAAGTAAAATGAGGATCAATGCAGTAATTCATCTTGGCGGATTGGATGCATACGCCTTAAGTAAAGACCTTATTAGCGGTAAAATAGATATAGAAGACTATAATAAGAGTATTACAGGAAAGCTGGGAGTATATTCTTCACGGTACATTTGTGATTTAATACAGTCACAAAACCTAACAATAAATTCCGTTACTTTTAGAGGAAATAATTATGAAATCTCAGCAACAAGAATTATCAATCAAAACTAACTGTAAGGATTGTGCTTTTGCAATCTATGATAACAATACTCAGGTATCGTGCGAGTTTGATAGAGTAGCAAAATTTGGAGAAAAGGCTATACCAGCTTATGATGAGAATAAAGAATTTTATGTCATCGATACCCTGTGTTGCTACTATAGAGATAAGGAAAAGGGATATACGGCAGATGACAAGAACAAGGTAGTGGCCCAATCCTCAATATCATTTGATTTAATAGTTGATTGTAATGATTTATCTGAACAGAATAGAGATAGCGTCTTAGACTTTTTAGCTACGTATTTGTACTTTAAAAACAAGGTTAACATAATACTAGCACATAAATATGATAAAAAAGAAGCCGTTAAGAGCCACGTTGAATATATAGCTAGATCGTGTAAAGCGCAGATCGGTATATCTGTTTATCAAGATATGGATGAATTTTTAAATGACTATGTTCTAAAAACAAAGAATCTATGTCACATGATTGTGAAAGATGCGAGCGAGATATCTAAAAATATTCTGTTAAAAATAAATAGCTTTGTTAATGATGATTTGGGTAAGTTCTTAGTAATATCTCATGGAAACCATTTGTGCATAAGTAATGTTGCTTATAAGCTTCAAAATATGAAGGTCACCACAAATGATTATAATGCTAATGTCAATACAATTATCAAAGAATCCAAGGAACACAAGTTATATATAGAAATTTGATATGAAAACAAAATGCATAGTATCAGCTAAAAAGAAGGTAAAAGATAAAAAAGAAAAGACCACCCCAGATCTTATTACTGTAATTTTGCTATGCGATAGCTCTGGGTATAGAATGAAGTCCTACGGTCCAGTTTCTTTGGTCGCAATAAATGACGTAAAGTTAATAGATCTACAGATTCAATGTATTCAAAATGTATTTGAAAACTTTGAGATAATATTGTGTGTGGGATTTGATGCTGAGAAAATATGTAAATATATTAGATCAGAACATGGCGACAAAAGAATAAGAATAGTTGAGAATCAATTACATAATGTATCCAACTCTTGTGAAAGTTTACGATTATCATTAAATAACACCACTAATAACAAAGTGGTTGTATGTGATGGGAATTTAATTTTAAACGAAGAATGCCTGAGAAACATAGACACAGATTGTTCATGCGTTCTAATAGAAGAAGATCCATGTGAAAACCTAGAGATTGGACTAAATATAGATGAAAAAAAAATTGTACAGCATTTGTCGTATGGGGCGAATAATACTTGGTCAGAAATATTCTTTCTAAATGGTTTAGAAATCATAGAATCATTGAGAAAAATAGTTACAAAATATGACAGTAAAACACGGTTCGTATTTGAGTCAATCAACGAGTTAATAAAAATGAAATACGAAGTCAAATCAATGTTGAATAAGAACAAAGTGATAAAAATAAACAACATAAAGATGTATCATTCTATTAAGGGGAACAATGTATGAAAATTTTGATATCTGACTATTCATCTGAACATACAACAGAACCTCTATATCTAAATACCATATTCAATTCTATCGGATGTACATCTGTTTTGTGTCCACCAAATATGAGTATGTTTGACACCTTTGATATTACACAACCAAATTTATTTATCACGCATTTCTCAAAAATATCAAAAGACGTTGTAGCTTATTTAAAGGAATGCAAAGATATTGATATTATTGTGAATGTAACTAATCTTAAGCAAGATAGCCTAAATCAACTAGAGTCCACCCTATATGAGAATGGTATAAAGCCATTATTTTTCTTTGTAAACAACTACGATCATCAGCTAAAAGCTTCTAAAACAAATATCAATGTTGTATTGCACGGTGCTGATGTGCTGTTTGGCAATATCAACAAGATGTTTGATATAGACTGTGGAATCTTTGTAGACAAGTCAGAAAATCTTAAACCGATTGGAGAAACATATCACTATTTATCCAATTCTCAGAAGATGGAAGATATTGCTGATATTGTTATGCCAAACCACAAGTTGACTCAGTTTTACCCAAGCTACAATAGAATCATTTTTAAGTACTTTAATAACATATTACCACAAGCGTTTTTTGATGCAGCGTACTATGGCAGGACTGTCTACTATGATATAGAGGATAGATCTGTCCTAGACATTCATCTACAGAAATTGTTTGGTGAATCTGGTCTATGTGTAGATCAAGATACTGGATGTGTTTCTCAAAGAATAAAGCAAAAACATACCTGTCTACACAGAGCAAAATCTTTATTATCTCAACTACCATGCAAAGTTTATACTGATAAACTACAAGCAATTATAGAGGAACAACTAAAATGAGTTTAGTCACAGTAGTAATGAATTCATACAAAAGGCCGCACACAATTAGTGAGCAGTACGATGCTATCAAAAATCAAACAATAAAAGATATTTCTATAATGTGCTGGTTTAACTTTGATGAAGGATCTAGACGAGAAAATTACCCAACCGACTTTATTCATAGTGTTCCGTGTGCATTTTCTAATATAAATCTAGGCGTATGGGCTAGATTTGCTTATGCTCTAAATGCCAACAGTAAGTATGTATGCATAGTAGATGATGATACTATTTTTGGTAGCAAATGGATAGAAAACTGTTTAAATACAATGCAAACGCACAGAGGCTTACTTGGTTGTCGTGGCGTAAGAATGATTGGCGACGATTATAGCCAATATCCGGCGTGTAAATATGAAAGTATTTGTGGAAATGAGAATATTGAACAAGTCGATATTATGGGGCATTGTTGGTTTTTTGAAAAAGAATGGCTTAGAGCATATTGGGCAGAAATGCCATATCAAATACCTCCATTTGGTGGAGAAGATATGCATTTTTCATTTGCTATACAGAAACATTTTGGACTTAAAACATATGTTCCACCACAGCCAAAAGACGATAAAGAAATGTGGGGATCTATAAATCCTTCTAAGTATGGTGAGGACATGGCGGCGACATCAAGAACAAGAGATGGGTTTATTCAAGCAAATGCATATTGGAATCATATTTTATCACAAGGTTATAAATTGGTGAAAGATCAATAATGCTATTAATAACATTTGGAACTCGTCCAGAATGGATAAAAATAAAACCGATTCTTGATAAGATAGACGGAAAAATTCCATATAGATTGGTGTGTACGGGTCAACATAGTAATTTGTTAGATAAATCTATAAATGATTATCCAGTACAGTTCATGTCTATAAATAATGGCAAAAATAGATTAGATTCTATCATAATTTCTATACTAGAACATTGTGAAGATATCTTCAAAGATATTAAGTATACAATGGTACAGGGCGACACAACATCAGCATTTGCTATTGCTTTAGCTTCATTTCATAGAAAAATACCAGTAATACATTTAGAAGCTGGCTTAAGATCGTGGGATATAGATAATCCGTATCCAGAAGAATTCAATAGATGTGCTATAAGCAACCTAACATCTATTCATCTATGTCCAACAGAAGAAAATAAGCATAATATAAGAATGAACGATGGTGAGAAATATGTTGTTGGTAATACAGTTTTAGATTCTTTAGTTAGCAAAGTTCCAACGCTAGAAAATTTTGTTCTTGTAACATTGCATAGAAGAGAAAATATAGATAACATTTCATCGTGGTTCAATGCTATAGAGCAATTAGCACAAGAGAATAGGCATCTTGACTTTATTTTCCCTATGCATCCAAATCCAGAAATCCAAAAATATAGAAATATCTTTAACATTGTGAAAGTAGTACATCCATTGTCGCATGAAGAGTGCGTCGATTATTTGGCTAGATGTTCTATGGTGATAACGGATAGTGGTGGAATACAAGAAGAGTCCGCGTTTTTAAAAAAACATTGCATAGTTTGTAGACAGACAACAGAAAGGACAGAGGGTGAGCATATTTTCTCACAATTGTGTTATTCACCGGATCATCTAAAAGACATATTTAATAAAACAAAAATTGAACTTGTCGATTATGCTTGTCCATATGGCGATGGAACGTCAAGCGATAAAATATTAAAAATTTTGGAGTCGATACTATGAAAACTTTCAAAAAAGATATCAAGATCTTCAAAGATAAAATAGAAAGAAACGACCACTTTAGTTTTTCAAAGTATGCAGATGGCGAGTGGGCCGTCATGCAAAATCACAAAATAGACAACAAAGAGTTTTGGTTTGACCCAGAAAATGAACTAGATGCAATCAAAAGAAATAAATTGATAGAGTCTTTCAAGTATAAAAACGACAGATATTATGTTGGTATATCGTGTCCATGCTGTCAGGGAATGGAAACTTTTAAAGCAATGAAGGAATTCAGCGAGCAAGAAGATAATAAATTAACATGGGCAAATTTATGGGTAAACGGTAATTACAAGTATTATGTGAAAAATATATTGCCATTATTTTCAGAACGTAATGTTGTGTTATTCTGTAATGAAAATGGTCAAGTAGAAAACCTTCCGTTCAAGCCATTCGCAACAATACGTGTTTCTAATAACGCTTGGCAATATAATTGGTCAACTATAGAAGAAGCAAAATGGCTAATAAAAACCTGTGATTTAAGGAATATGATTTTCTTATTTTGTTGTGGACCTTTTGGTAATATTCTATGTCATGAGCTAACTGAGTATGAACCAAACAATACATATTTAGATATAGGATCAACACTCAATCCATATCTCAAATCAGCGGGATTTGAAAGATTTTATTATATTGGAGACAATGTTTTTTCTAAAATGGAGTGTGTATGGGGAAACTAAGTTTACCAGACGTAACGTTGGTTTCAGTTTGTGGAAATGCAAAATTTCTTGTTGGAATCATACAAGCAGCAAGATATTGCATGAAGAATATTGACTTTGGCAAAGTAAAAATTTTATCCAATATTGATATGAACTTGCACGATATTGAAGTAATTAAAATACCACAGCTAGATCAAGAAGGATACTGTAAGTTTTGCTTATATCAGCTTCCACAATACATAGATACAGAATATTGTTTAACATTTCAAGGCGATGGATTTGTAATTGATCATGATTTATGGTTAAATGAATTTTTAGAATATGACTATATCGGTGCGCCTTGGATATTCGAAGTAGTAAATAATGTTGGTAATGGTGGATTCTCGTTAAGAAGTAAAAAATTTTTGTGTTCGGCTAAGACACTGGAGTATAATAGTAGGATACAATTTCAACCACACATACCAGCTGGTGATCTTGTAACACCAGAGGATTGGTTTGCTTGCTGTTATTCGTATAAAGAGATGATTGCTATGGGTGTAAAGTTCGCAGATTTGTCTTTAGCGTTTCAGTTTGCTGTAGAACATCCATCACCATTAAAGCAATATAATAGATTTGATATAAATACATATAAATCCTTTGGTTTTCATGGAAACTTTAACAAAGCAGCGATGAGTTTATTGGAGAAAAAATGAATAAGTATTCATACAATATACAGCAATTTGATTTTGTTAGTATAGTAAAAAGAGCATTTAATATAGAAGATTTATCACTGGTTCATACTATATTAGATAAGCAGCTAGAAATGCCCACAGATCCAAGTCAAGACCAGCAAACAACATTTCATAAAATTTTCTATAAAGTATACGAGGAAGAACCGTCAGAGTTTTTAGAGGTATATAAACAATTTGTTGCTCATATAGCAAATAATTATTTTTCGGAATCAGATATTATATACCAAACTAAACCAACATTTAGAGTTCAAGCGCCAAATAATATAGCTGTTGCAAAATGGCATAAAGATAAAGCATACAATCATTCTACTAATGAAATCAATATATTCCTACCGTTAACGAGAGCGTTCGATTCAAACACCATATGGGCCGAAAGTGAAGAAGACAAGGGTGATTACTCACCTATGAACGCAGAGATTGGTGAGTTTTACATATGGAATGGTGCTAATCTTTATCATGGTAATAAGCAAAATGAAACAGGATTAAGCAGGGTTAGCGTTGACTTTAGAATAATATTTGAAGATAACTTTCATTACGAGGGAACGAGCGTAACAACAAAGGTTCCAATGAAACTTGGTCATTATTGGTCGAAACTATGATGAACCCCAATCTCGTATCTGCCCATATGTTCCTATATTATGGAGAAACAGGAGAGTATGTTTTAGATACAGTGTCTAAGTTTTACAATGGCTCACTATATCTTTCTCTAGTAGAGAATAATCCAAACAATGATTTTTTGCTAAACATTGCAAAAGAAAATTTTGAAGATATCCGCGTCGTATATGTAAACAATTGTGGTACTGATCAGTACGGTTTTTACAATAGCTTTAAATATGATTTTGAGAAAACCCCGTGGATTTTTTATTGTCATGACAAACACCCCAACAAGCGTGGATGGTTACAGCAAATGCTTTCAGTCTATAAGGATATGAGCGAGGATATACTTACCCAACATAATAGTGGTATCATTAGTTCTGAAAAATATAAAAGACAACAGCCCTCATTTGAAGAATTGCTATCCACTTATGCATCCTATTCATATGAATATAGAAAAGAAATTGTTCAAAGTATGCACACGTTGATATGGTTGCACGAATTAGAGAAAATACTGTTATCAAAATACGATATTGGAAACAAAGATTTTAAATGTCCTACATTTTCTGCTGGCAATATATTTTTAATTAGAAGAGGTGTAGTAGAGAAGTCTCATGGGTGTGTATATGAGCAATTTTTTAATCATGGCGTATATAGAACAGATGGGGAAGTAGAACATGGATTAGAAAGATTTTACTTTTATGTTTCCCAATGTTTAGGTTACGAAAACATTTATATATAAGGATTATGAATATGAATCTGGGTATCTATATCAATAATTTAGCTGACACTCAACAGCTAAAAGCTATTAGTGATACGGTCAATGAGTGTATGAATAAAAAATTAATCGATGATTGTAGCATATTTTTTGACAACATCGCTTTCAATCCATTCAAAATACAATGCGGTATTTTTAATTCTACTGATATATGGAACTTCAGTGGTAAACTAATTACAACATCTTTTCAGTCAACAATAAGCGCACTGAAAATAGTAAATAACATAGAAATCTACTATTACTATGGCTGGGAAAATAAAGTAAACACTTTGTCGCTTATGAGTCTTTTGTCCAAAGGCGTAATCCCAGTAGCCAAAACAGAAACTAACCAATTAGACATGCACAGAAAAACTGGCGTTAAACCAGAACTATGTGTTGATTTTATGTCGATAGTAAACAAAATAAGGTGATATATGGATGCTAAAAAGATTGTTGATATGTATACTAATCAAAATAAAAGTACATACGAGATAGCTGAACACTTTGAGACATATCCAAACAAAATTAGACGCGTTTTAATTAAAAATGGAGTCGAGCTAAAAGACAAAAGCGAAGCACAGAAAAATGCTATAGAACATGGCAAGGCTATTCATCCAACTAAGGGCAAGGTTAGGTCACAAGAAGAAAAAATAAAGATTAGTTCTGGTATAAAGAAATACTGGTCAGAGATGGATGATAAAACATACAAAGAAAAAGTAGACAAGTCAAAGAAGCGATGGCAATTGATGAGCGAACAAGAAAAAACACTTATGCTAGAATCTGCCATAAAAGCAATACAGGTGGCTGGTAAAGAAGGATCAAAACTAGAAAGATTTCTTTATGAAGAGATTATGAATGGCGGTTATCCAGTAGAATTTCATAAAAAATATCTAATTCAAAATGAGTACCTAGAAATCGATATGTACATCCCTAGCCTCAAGACTATAATAGAGGTAGACGGTCCATCTCACTTCTTACCGATATGGGGAGAAGAAAAGCTAAGAAAACAAATCAAGGCCGATGTAAATAAAACTGGATTAATTCTTAGTAAAGGCTACATAATTATTAGGATCAAAAATTTGGCTGATTCTGTTTGTTTAGCAGACAGAGAAAAATTGAGACTTGACATCCTAGATCGTTTGAGTATAATCGAAAAATCGTTTCCACCAAAGTCAGAAAGGTACATTGAGATAGAGATATGAAAACCTATGTAGAAGACGTTAATGGCTTGTTTGATGAAGTTGAATTAGCTACTCCAAGCAATACAAACACAAAGACCAAGGACGTTATTCAATCAGATATTCCATCTATGCTATCAGCAGAATGGCATGATTATGCTATGGGGCTGTTCCATGAATCGGAGATGATTGATGGTCATCCTCTGGTTGCTGGTTTGAGGCGTGTAGCAGAGGTTGTGCTGGGTCCAATTGTTTTTAGTGGACCAACGCAGGTCTTTCCGGTACAGCGAGAAGATCATCATGGTCGTGCAACCGTAGTATTTACAGTAGAGTTTGCTAATGGTATGAGATATGCAGAGGTTGCAGATTCTTGGGAAGGCAATACCGATGATATGTTTTGTGCATTTGCTGTTGCGATAGCAAGCACAAGAGCAGAGGCTAGAGCATTACGCAAGGCTCTTAAGATTAAGGGTGTTGCAGCAGAAGAGTTAACCAAGAAGGATACTGCTAAGATTGTTCGTGATATTTCTACTACTAAGTCAGCTAGCGAAGGTGAGTATGACGATCAAAGTAGAATGAGTGACGCTCAGTACAATTTTATTGATGTTAAGTGCAAGCAACTTAATGTTAATGGAAAGAAGCTATTTGCAGAGTTTAAGGTAGATAGTGGACGTAAGGTATCAAAGAAAGTTGCTAGTGATATTATTGATAGGCTCAATGATTATCAACGCGACAAGAGTTCTATTCCAGAAGATTTATTAGGCTATCAACAGGAGTGGCGTGACCAATGAAGATTACATATACTACAAAGAACGGCAGAATCAAGGTAGAAATTGATGGAGAATCGCAAAAGGATCTTTTTGAATCACTAAGCAAGTTTCAAGAGGTATTTGACGAGTCTGTATGTGGAAAGTGCGGCTCTGAAAATCTAAGATTCGTAGTAAGAAATGTTGATGATAATCAATATTATGAACTACGCTGTTTAGATTGTGGTGCTAGACTAGCGTTTGGCGTTAACAAGAAGGGCGGCGGTTTATTTCCAAAGCGAAAGGACAACGATGGAAAGTGGCTTCCAGATAATGGCTGGGTAAAGTGGAATCCCAAGAGCGAGCAAGCGGAATGAAGTATCTGTTGTTATTTGCAATAATCTATATTCAAAATAGATTTATCGCTTAGAAGTAAAGAAAAGGGGGTAGCCAAAAACTACCCCCGAATCTTTTTATTATAGATATTCTACGCTAAAATATAAGCCGTATTGAGTTTTACTACCAACGGTGACAGGCTCTGAACTAAGAGCCACATACCAATCATGTCTGGTAGCTTCATGCAAACTACCATTCTGAGAAGAATATCCAAGAGCGGGATTTGTATCTTGAACATTGGTATTTAGACCGCTCATACCGGGAGAGGCTGTAAAAGTCATATCGGTCATTGCGTCTAGTGAATCAAATTCATACCAGCTATTTGCTTCTCTGCCTCTGTGGCTTAAATTGGAGACTGATTGAAGGCTTGATGGATGTCGGCTCTCATAAACATAAGTAACAACACCGCTAGCATGGTTGATTATGTTATTTCTATCAAATATACGTAATTTGCAGTTCTGAACTCTTACGGCTTCGCTATGCGTGAACCTTATATTAAGTGGGCATAGGTAGTTTGGTAATCTGTCTAAATTAATAGAACTAGCCCCGTTTATGCTAACTGTTCCAGCAGTCACAGAATCTCCACTGGTCATCATTGTGGTATTATTTAACTGAGAGCCTTGATTAACACCCAATGAGTCTGTAACGAACGTTGTGGATTGTCTAGTGCCGATTGGTACAGAAACACCAAAATTACTGCCATAAAAACCAACGCCAGAGCCAGCAGCATGGTTTATTAACTGGCCGTTTGAGCCAGCGCCCTGACCATTAATATTAGCAAAAAACGTAATTTCAGCCATAAAAATCTCCTTTTAAAACACTGTTACATAGTAATATACACGAAATTATGCGCCGGGATTTACTTCTACTATAGCATATTGCGCCCAACCGGCGTTAAATGCTAATCCTCTGTTCATACTATAATGAGTAGGATCGTTGTGGTAAAAATAGAAAATATCATATTCTTTTGATTTTCCAGAATCATTGTCAAGAGACACAGAAGTAGATAAATTCCCTTCTATTAATTCTTCACCATTATTGCTGGGTTTGGTCAACCTTGTGATTGGAACCACTTCTTTTGGCGCTGGGTCATATCCATATTTTTCTTTTACAATAAATTGCACATTATTCCAAACGGCATCTTTTCCAGAAGATCCTAGATATTGTGGTTGAAGATTTGCTGTGACAGAAGTCATTCCGTTCTCTCCTTCTGTAACTTCAACGGACCCTATTGTTCCATTGCCACCCACACTCTTTACTTCTATTGTTGTTCCGTCTGGGTAAACAAAAGTATCACCTTCTGCATATCCAGTTCCATTAGTTTTAATAGATACGGTGCTTTTTACAATTCCGATATATCTTATCATATAAACAAAACCGCCATTTGTTAATAATTTAGCTCTTCTAATTGTGTTATGCTTCCATAAACTATATGGAGCTAAGTTACCCGGACTAGTATCTGTTGGTGGTATTATGGACACTCCAATCCCAAGTGGAGATCCGCCAACATTTTCTGTGGCGTAAGCTGTTGGAATTTTAAAATCAACTTCAGACCGACCGGGAATTGGTTGCCCAGAATCATCTAGACGATTTATTAATACTGGCAAACCGCTGGGAGCGGAGTAATCGATTATTTTCTCCACATCTGGAGCAGATGGATTAAAATGTAGTGGTGTAAAATAATGACCAAAATAAAGTGTTTGATGAATAGGCCAACCCTCAAATACTCTAACATGTAACGCAGTTGTACCCATACTATCAACATCATCAGTTCGCGCTCTGTCTCCCCATTGTGGAAAAGAATTAACAGAAATTGGAGCATCTGGCTGATTCCATGCTATTCCTGCTCCAATTGGTAAAATAATTGGCTCATTAATATCTGCTGGGCTAACAACAGTTCGTTTTGGCATACCAAAAAGTTGTGATGTTTCAAAGACCAAAGAATCTGCCGAAGTCTTCATTTTGCTCTTACAAGTAAGAACAGGTATCGCCATAGATCTTCTATATCCGCGTACTTCTGGTACTATTTGATAAACAGTACCTAATGGCGACGGATGTCGATTTGCCACAGGTTGTGTAAACTTAGATGTTAATAAACTTAGAATATTATATTTATTCCCATAATCTACATCAGAAGTTACAGTCTCATATCTTGCATTTCTACTATCACTTCTCCACCAATTGTGAATAACGTCTCCAAATTTTAAGCTTTGCCAACCACTCGTAGGCCCAACGCTGTTTTTGAAAAATAGATTGCGATAATAAGATACACTAGCTCCTAATAAATCGTATGGATGATAGATCAACATGACTTCATTATCTAATAGCGATTTACTATACAGCTGTTCTATAGACATAGACGAAAACTGAATTCTATTTGGTTTTGTTGGTTCTAGTCCATACACACTATTTGGGAATAATCTACCGTGTGTGCTATACAATTGGGAAGTTGATCCACCGCCAACAGGATTATTTAAAGAAACAGCATCATAAAATTTTACGATATAACTATTAGATATACCGATATATTTAAGGTCCAAACTTTCATACTGTAATTTATCTACAAATATACCGGTTGTTTTTTTTATATATTTGAATGGGTCTGTCTGTTGAGTTGAATCAATTTTTTTTATGAAACCAAGATTTATTACTTGATCCTTTATATATGGATAAGATAGGCTAGACAATACTGATAATTCTTTAAGATTTTTATCATTAGCAAACAACGGATTATTTATAATAAAATCTCTATTCTCTGCTATGACTGACGCCGTGCCATTTGTTTTATAGCCATCTGGAAATAGCATACCCCAAAACGGAACCTCGTCTCCATATGTAGGGTCATTTAAAGAAGAAGATATGTCGGTTGCTCCATCAATCGAAAACTTTCTTGCTGTTTTTAAAAGGACATTTTTTGGTAAAGAATAATATATTTCATCAAAATATATATCTGGATAAAATAAAAATGATCGACTACTTTGAGCAATATAGCTTAAAAGAGAATTGTTTTCATCACGTCTTTTTTCTTGGTCAGCTTCATTTAATAATAAAGCAGCTTCTTGTGGAGTATAGTTATCTTTTATATATTGTATTGGATCATCAATGTCGGTTGGTATCGTAGATGCGAAAATGTTCAATAACATAATTATGCTTACACTATTCATAGACGTATCAATAATTCTTTGATCACTGTTAGATGCTAGGTCTATATAATAAGAGTTTCTCATTTTTCTAGCAAAATCATCTGGCAATATTTTTTCTGAATTTGGACTAGAAAGATCTGTGTAGGCAAAGTAAGAGTCTGCTGGTATAATGTATTGTTGATATTCGAAATTGCCAAATGTAATCTTTTTCGTTAGTATTTGTTCGCCGGTTGGCAAAATTACCCATTCACCATTGATTCTACTACACATTACAAGTTGACCACTTTTAAAACCTTGGGCGGCTCTATTTACGACTGTTATTACAGACTTAGTAGAAGAACTAGCACATCCACCTTTAAAATTGGGTCCATACATATGTGGATTTCCATTTTCCATACTTAGTGGAATACCGCGCCCTTTTTTGAAGTTACCCATATATAAGTCAGAATCTGGAGAGTCATAACAATCTTGAGCGGTTGCGCTTAAAAGAGCTTCTCCACTAATATCAGACATTTCTGCTGGTTCAATATCATCAACTAGTCTTACTAATATTTGTTGTGTTCCAGATTCAAACTCTCCAGTTGTGGGATCATATGCTAATCTCAGGTGTCCAGCAGCAGTATTCTTAGGATTATTATCACCACCCTCAAGAGGGCCAGAGTATTGACCAATTCCAAGTTGATTTGTTTGATTTAAGCTGTATCGTAAACCTTCTGCGGTTTGCGGAACAGCAGAAATCAACGGAGAGCCTCTAAAAGATATAGTCCTAGATGACTGGTTGTCTCTAGAATATGTTGGCACAAGCATAATATCTGCGGTCCTTGATCCTCCAAGAACAGTAAATGTTGCTTTAAATGATAAGCATCCAGACACACTATTATGAATTCTATCAACAATAGCTCTATATGTATTTGCTTGTAGTTGTGGTATACTTGGATCACCGATCTGTACTTTATTCCAATTATCTAAAAATATATCGATAGAACCGGCTGTAACTGGTTGATATTTTGTAACCGGATATTTTTGTGGATTTAATTTAACAATCTCTGATAATCCCGTTTTTATCTTATAGGTTTTATCTACTATATCAAAATCTAATATTTGCATACTTCCCTCTAACCCCAACCCTCTTATCTTGTCTCTTACAGACAGGTCATTAGAAAAGAATTCTGCTGCATCTGGATTTGGTCTAGTCGGATTAAAAAATTCTAAAACGCTAGATTTTGTGTAATTTCCGAGTCCTATAGATAGCAAAGCTAGATCTTCTGTAGAATATCTATGGAAGTCCGTTGCTTTAGAATAAAAATTGATATCAAACATTATGCTCTATCTCCATATATCATTACGTTTCTTTGAGAGTCATCCTCATCGTCAATAAAATAAAGCTCATTATAAGCATCTAGCGAAGAATTTGGTCTACTAGACATATTTGCATGATACCCGTGAGAGGCTGGAGTAAATAATCCATCGTCACCTACTAATTCCGATGATGCAGAATTTTGATAACTTTCTGCCAATTGAAATTGATCGATAAAATTTTGCGCAGTCTGACCGACCAACGAACTATTTTGCATTGATCCATATGTATTATATTCTGTATTCTGTATTGGAGCAGTGTTACTTGAAGCTACTGAGCTTGACCAATTCTTGTTAGTAGACGGACTTACAGATGCTACTATTCTAGTGCTAGCATTTGCTAAACCTAATCCTAATTGATCTAATCCCGGAACATTGCCTCTCATAAATGAATTATATTCACTAAGGAAGTTTCTGTTATTTTGATTTTTGCCAAGACCTTTTCTAATAAGAGCATTACGCTCACTATTAAGCTTCTTTCTTTCTCTACTAATTTTTGAAATTTCATCAGCTTTTTGTTTTTGTAATTTACCAAAACTAGCAGTATAAAGATCCATTTGATAGGTTGTTCTAGCTCCACCAGTAGAAACATCCACGTTTATACTAGTAACTAGTGGACCGCCGTCTATTAAAGCTTTACATAGTGAATTACCTAGTGGTATTGTGGGGATAGTAAACGAACCCCGCTCACTAAATAACATAAGGCTATTAGAGAATTCTGCTTGTAGCCTTCCTGCTTCATTTAATAAATCATATCCACCATAATTCCAAGGAGAAAGATTCTCATCTTTTATAAAATCTACCCTTCCGCCTATATTTTGTAACAAATATCCCTGACCATCTAAGTTGGACGAAACCCAAGGTCCATAGCATCTATCAGTTGACATTAAAGGTAAAGCAACAAGATCTGGATAAACGGGCGATGGCATGGTCATATTAAGTGCTTGAGGAAAACCAAATGACATAGCGCTATGCACTTTTTTCATCGCTAACCAAGCATGAACTCTAGCATCGCTTGGTGTATTTTGTCCAAGTTGTCTAACAGAATTCCACGGTGGTGTTTGTGGCGGATTTATTGGTAATTGAAATCCCGGTAATCCTCTAACAACATCCATAGTCATAAGATGTTTGAATCTTTCCGCTGACATTGTTTGGAAATGACCGTCACGATGTCTTGAGTCTTTGTTTGGGAGTATTCTATTTGGTAAAGTTATTAAAGCGTAAACATGATCTTTGTTTAAATTAGCCAATTCGGTATCGATATAAACAGAATCAAACGCTATAGCCCCTCCGGGATAACTGAAACTAGAATTGTAAGTTTGAAAATCAAGTACTTCAGCGTTTGAACCCGGTATCGGAAGTGGAACAAAGTTAGCCTTATAAAACGATAAGCTGTCTATATAAACTCCACTACCGGTAACAAATGCCCCATTCTCTATACCAGAACATGGAATGTATATTTTCTTGGGCGATGACTTAATACCAATATCTTTTACTTGTTGACCATGAACTGGAATTCTTACAACTAAAGTTTTTGGTGGCATATAAAGGTTTTCATCAACAGAACACTTTAGGAAAACCACCTGTCCCGGAGCCGGTTGACCACCGTTATTTTGATTAGATGCCGTATTCGGAAAACTATGGAATTGATATGGGCCAGTATTGTCCAGAGCATCAGAAATATCTGTTATAAATCCATTTGCTGTTATAATTTGCTGGGTATAATCAGAACTGTTTAAACCTTCAAGAGTTAAAAATTGACTGTGATCAAATCTAACATAAGCACTTACTCTTCCGTCTTCATTTAAGAAATTTGTTAAGTCTTGTGGTACTAGCATTTGTTTAACACCACTAGGAAGATTATTCCAATTTGCTTGACTTATGGCATTAATATTGCTAACACCAAGAGTATTAGCATAAAGATCAAAGTTAAAATATCCACCAATACTCATCGGTTTATAATTTGATTCATATTTTTCAGTGAGTGGATTAAAGTTTATAGACAAAGCGCCACCAAACCTTGTTGGATTAGGATTTACGGCTGGACTCAAAAAACTTTGCATCATATTTATAGCTGGTGGTGTTGGTTGAGCAGCGGCAGCTACTTCTTGTTTAAATTGACTACTAAATTCATATGCAGGAAATATATTAGTCCCGACCATCGTTTTGGTAGTTCTTGGTTTAAATCCAAATGGACCTCGCGTATATTCTCCAGTTGCTAGATTTGGACAAAGTATTTGGTTATCATAAAATAGATTAACTTCTTTTGGAATCTTAACAAGAAATTTTTTACCCAAACACTCTTCTGCTACAGATTTAACAAATTCATATACCTTCATAGCATTTTGATTATTTTTCTTTGCAATGCTTGGAAGTATAGCAAAAACATTGTTTCTATTTCTAGAATTTGCTTCTAAAAGACCAACAGACGTTTGTATTGTTGATACAACATTTTGTTGTGGTGTTTTTAATAATTTTTCTAGTTCTGTAAGGTACTGTTGCTCAAATGCTGATAATGGTTGCTGTTCGCTCAACTGGCGTAATCTATTGTATTGAGAGTTAATAATTCCTTGAGCATTTAGTCTATCTGCTGATCTTAATTCTGCAAAATTTGTTTGCAGTGTTACCCATCTACTATACAAATCTGTTAGTCCAGCTTCTGGTATTCCTATTTTGGTCATTCGTTTATAATATAGTGGATAGCCATAAGGAGGATTACATGGGCTAAAAGGTAAACCATCATCTCCATAGGTTCTTGTGGCGTATGTGTTAAATACGGACCTTGGAACGCTAACAGCATAAGTATTAGATACCGCGAGAACTGGCGGGTTTATTGCTCCTTGTGGCGCTCCGGTCAATCCAGCTATAGCAGCATCATAACCATCATCTTTTTCTATAGAATCCATGTAAGTATCATTGTATAGCTTCAAAAATTCTTTCCATCTATCAAAAGATATTAGCGCACACCTTAATTCCATTTCTGTGGCTACATAATAACTACCAACTCCAGCAGCGTTTAAAGTGCTAGCATCCAATAGTATTTGTTGATAAGCTCCAAATCCTTTAGGAATAGTAATAGCATGATTACCCAATTTTCCATAATACGGAAGAACTTGTTGTTCTAATGATGCTTCTAAAGTCCACTCATAGCCAGCTGGTTTATTTGGAAATGATCCATTTGTATTGGTTTTTTTAAATGCTAATGTGTCTCTATCCGCATTGGTAGAAAAATAGTACATCTCTACTTCTTGAGCGCCAACCACGAACTTATCTGTAACTATATTGCTTAATTCATACCCAAGATCTTGATTTTCAACATAAATTTTATTAACAGCCAAAGCGTCGATATATTCCTTAACAGCACCATATTGTGGCTGAGAAGATCTATCAATAGCGTCTAGTCTGATTATTCCAGCTATTATGTCTTGTGATGAAGCAGATGAATTCCTACTATATAATGAGGCACATGCTGGATGATTTATAACAGGAAGTAAGCTAACAAATAAATCTCTATTTGTTATGTCACATATTTCTAATGCTAGTTCCAATATATTGATTTGATCAAAATCTAAAAAGTATGTTTTTGGTAACTCTGGTAATGATCCAAAATCAATCACATAGTTATATCCTCTAAAGTTTATTTTCCCAGCGAATCCTTGTTCTTTATATTCTAATGGAAGCGGAGTATAGTACTCTAAAACACCATTAAGAGCATCCTGTACTCTATAATAAGGAATGCCCTGAGAACTTCTTCTTGAAAACCCCGTTCCTGTCATTGGAAACATTGGCAAGGATGCAGTTTTTAACTGGCGTAAAATATTACGCTGAGTATTTAATTGAGTTTGTAAATTAGTAATTTGTATAAGCTGGTATTGAACAGCTGCAAACTGTCCATTTCTTTTAAAGTTTGCTATTTGTATTCTGGCTAATTCAATATCATTCTCAATTTGTTTTATATTATACTTTACATTTTCTATAGCAGCTTCCGATGGGAGTTGTCCATAGTACTTATCATCTCCGATCAAATTAAAATTTCCAGTATTGTCAACAATTTTTTGTAATGGATATTCATTTGGACAAGTACCCTTTATTTCACTTATTGTGGCCGGTGTGGGATTATACTCTAAAAATCCGTATAGATTAAGCACATTTTTTTGAGCGTATGTTGATCCAGCATAATTATTTAGTATCAAAGTTACGTTAGACAATATTTCTCTAGGATCAACAACGTTCACAGTATATAATGGATTTCCGTTTGGAGTTCTATTTTGAGTATATGATTGCAATATTCCACCAAAAACTATATGATCTCTACCTTTAGATGGACCGGTTCTGTGACTATAGGATAGCACCGGCCTACTTGCCGTTGCTAATTTTATTGATCCGCCGTCAACAGCATCCATTAAATCAAGATCAACATAAGATACGGGTGGAGCAGAATTAACAATACCTCTATCAATAATATCATTCATCGTCACTCCCCCAGCACTTTGTGGTGGAGTCATATCTACAGTTTGATATTGGTATAAATCATCAAATGTTTTTTTAAATGCTTCTTCTACTGTGGCAAAATTTGGACCAAACTTAAAGAATACTGGCGACCCCGGTATTGGTGGAACAAAATTATCTCCAACAGTTTTGTTAACACCTCTTTCTGTTACCGTTAGTGCTCCGCTATGATAAACATCATCACCAAAACCAGCAAGGGTATTATCAGAACTATTATATTCGTCTACTACCAAATCTACTGTTAGTGATGAGCTATTATCACCAAATCCTCCGGTCATATTGAAACTTCGTATACTTGCCCCTAAGAATGTTTGCTGTGGAAATCCTTGAGCATTAGCAGACCACTTTGCAGAAGATAATGATTCTGGTATAGCTCCGCTCTGCAATGCTATTGGTAAATTAGGCCAGTATCCACTTGCTGGAATAATAGAGTGTTGATTTGGATTTAATGTAGTTGTTGTGTTAGTCTGTTGATTTATTAACTGACTTGGTGTATTTGGCCCGTCTGAAACATTTTCTTTGCTTAAAAAAGTGCCATTCTTAGAAAGTATTTCCTTTGATGGATTATTATTTTGGGATGCACCACTCATGCTCTATACCTTCTACTATATACATTAAATACATTCACTGTCTCCACCAAAAAATCTTGTGGGTCAAAAATCATTGTTGATATACTATGATGCCTAAATGGATTAAATAAATCCATATTATCAATAAAGTAATTTCCACTAGAAAATGTATTAGCTGGTGCGGATAGTAAAGAGCTATCTGTTGGTAATAATGGTGGTATTGATGGTGGTGGAGTAGTCCGAAGCGATATTCCAGTATTAGGAATTATTGCGTTTGTAATATCTTGAGCGTATTGCGATGGTCCATAACTTTTTTGATCATATATACCACTATTTGCCCAAATTTCTTTGGATGGATTGTTGTTGTCTTTGTTAACGTAATAACTTGGCTGTGGCATGATGTTTAATAATTAAGTTCGTATGTCCAAGTAACATTGAAAGAGTATCTACCTTCTTTTGGATCCCAAGTTTCTTGAGGTGGTGAACAAAAGTATTTTCTTATCCCCGGCTCTTTCCCCGGATTACAATTTCTAATAACTCCTACAATACCTTCTCTTGTTGGGCTTCTTAGTGATGGTTTTTGTAATAAAACGTCTCTTGCGTTTCCGCTTGGTGGTGGAATCACTATATCTATAGACAAAGCTCTTTGATATTCAGTTCTTCCTCCGATATATTGTAGTACTGGTCCAGTTGATCTGCCTATAACTGGAATAACAGCAAAAACGTCACCGGGATATGTGTCTGTTATATTTATGTTTTCTGATATAACGCCATCAATAATATTTAAAGGTCGGTCATCGTATTCTATGGAGTATGTAATTTCTCCAGTAAACTCGTTCGTACCAACAGCAACAGACAATGGAATATGGTTTAATCTAAAAGCTCCAGCAGCATTCTGCGCCCTTTTAAAAACCCAAGCGCTAATTCCAAAAGCTCCATCGTTTGTTATTTGTCTATATTTGTTTATAGCATTTTCATACGGAGTATTTAATGGGACATTTGCATTTCCACCAAAAATAACTCCACTGGCTGGTATGCTTGTTAAACCTTTTATAGTGCCTTCTATTGAAACTTTATTTCGTGAGTCTGTTATATTGTTAGATAAAGATAGTGAATAGTTTTCATAAGCATTTCCACTTGAAAGTATCCAAGTATCTTGAAGAGAATATGTGCCAGCTGTTACGTCTATATTTTCTACTCTAGAGTGATTAAAACCACTATACATCAAAGAGCTAAGATTAAATGCGCCACTACCAAATACATTAGATGGTGGCAAAGATCTTAGGGATGGATAATCGTCGCAGTGATTCGCAGCGGATCCACTCGCACGGATATAATTTATTACATATCTTCTAGCTTGTTCATATGCTCTATTATTTCTATTATTTGTATTAGATACTGATGCATCAAAAGAAGTATATGGAGTTATATCTTTACCTTTGGCGCTAATATTTCTTGTTAACCTATATATTCTAGTTATACTTTCGGTTGTATATGGATCAAACGTGTTACCGTTTCCATCTTCAGATTCTAAAGACCAACTTTCTTGAAAATCTTGAATAAATCCACCGACTTTATCCATAAGTTCTGGAACAGTTAATCTAGTATTAGGTATTCCGTCGTTCCATCCGGGACTTCCGGGACCATAGCCCTCATTACCATAACTATCTGAACCAATAATTTTTTCTTGTTTATCTAGTAGAAAAGGCGCTGTCATACTAATTGTATAGTCGCACTTATTAACCCAAATACCTTCTGAAAAGTTTATAGATGTTATCTGCGGGAAAAAGGTAATTACTGGTTCATCACCTTCAATAGAACAAACCTCAATCTTCAAGCCTTTATTATCAAATAACTCTCTAATGGCAACTTGTTTAGATAACAAAGCACCAAGTTCACCGCTATCTGCAACAAATTGTTGTCCGGGTCTGGGATCATAAGCATTTGCCCAAGTTACGCCGTAATCTGGATTAGCTCTACTATTATAAGAAAATATTGGGCTTCCAACATTGTCTAATAATGAACCGGTTAAAGTAATTTCATAACTGCCGCCAGCTGGACCAGTTTCATTAAAATTACCATTCCAAGTAATATTAATAAGTGGGCAAGGTCTAATAAATCTAGCGATTTGATTCTTATCATAAATAATAATCATATTATTTTCCTCTGACGCGCATATTTAATGTATCAGTGCTAAGTCCTATCCCACTAGCGGTAAACAATGGTAAACCAGATTCAATTATTTGCGTAGGATCTGGACAATCGGTATAGAAATTTACGATGCCAGATCCAAAGTTCGCAATCGCGCTATTGTACAATCCTATGTTATTATACACGTTTCCAGTTGTAGAACCAATGAAAAGATTCATATTTTCGTTGTTTATAGCAGTAGAATCTATAAATAATGGTATATTTCCACTGTTTGATGTGCCGTATCTATAAAGACCGTCTACTGAAACTACGAATGGCCTATGCTGTATAAAACCACGCGATGCTGGATCTTGACCAGAAGCCTCTAGGAATATTGCCCCGTTCTCGTCGGAATATACTATTCCAGAAGCATAATACAATTGATTACTAATAGAATTAGTAGTAACTATCAGCACAGTTGGATTGTTACTTGCGTCACGCTCTCCAAACACTTTAGCATCTATGTATGTATTTGGATTTGCTATGGCCGGATAAGAGTCTCTTAACATAATATCATTAGAATAAGCAGCGCCAGCATTTGCTAATGGAGCATTTCCGCTAGATGAATAAATATGTTTCTCAGCCCCGCCAACAACTATATAATCAGAGTCTGAACGATTTGATCTATGAACATAAACTGATCGACCAAAATTTTCATTTTCTGTTCCAGAAGCCGATATCGAATATCGTTCTCTTGCTTTTGATCCTTGCTGAAGAATTTTCTCAACAAAAACCCACTTTGTTGTTCTAGAGGGCCAATCAATAACCTTATTTTCAAAAGTAAATATGGCTCCATTATTGAGTACAGAATTACCACTACCAATAGTGTTTCTAACCCCAGAGTTACCAAGCTCTAATAACGTCCTTAAAGGAATATTAAATTCTGAATTGAAAGCTTTACGTATATAAGATCCAGAATTATAAGTATCATATGAATACTTATCAAAATCATGACCGGGAGCGCCGACAACTATAATATCAGAATCTATACTAACGTCGTACCCGAACTGGTCGGTTACAGTGCTAAATTGATTTAAATAGTTAGATGTATAACTATTTGGGCCAAGCGATAAGTAGGATTGAGAATTTCCACTATTAGAAAGATCTTGACCAATATTGATGGAGGAAGGTCTAATCTTCTGTATCAACTCCCAAGGAGTTTTTGTATTTCTAATGCCACTACCATTGAATGTTTTCTCGTAAACGTACACCGCGCCAGCGCCACCATTGTAAGACAATTCTATTCCAGATTGACCATTAGTATCCAGATAGTATTGCCAGTTATGAATTTCTTCGTCTGAGAACGCTGTAAATGGAGCACCAATAACCAACTTATTCTTATGAAGTGAAACCGCAAACCCAAACAAGTCTCCGGGGAAGCCGGATGTAAATACATCAAAATCAAGATAGTCACTTCCAGTGTCTTTCATAATATCTGGAATTCCACCAGCAATACCTGTATCCATGTATGTTTGAGAGTTTATTACACCACTAAATTTTGTAGTCGCTCCATAATTAAGCAGATCGGATGCGAATTCTTGTATTTCAAAATTTCGGAGTTGTTCTTTTAATATTTCTGGTGTGTCTTCTGTCCAAGGAAGTTCTGTTCTTAGAACATATCTTGGATCATACATTGATTCTTTGCTATCAAAAGAAGATATGCTAGCAGCAGATCCGTTATTGTTAAATCTATATCTTGATCCAACATTAGAACGTAACGATAGATATTTTTGTGGACTTCCTCTTTCTGGGCCAACTATCTTTGTAAAGTTAATGTATTGTTTGCCACTAATATCTGATGGGAACTGTGTTTCTGGATATAAACTTGATAAGAATGCCACAGTATTTGCCGACATTCTACCAAATTCATCAGACATAAATCTTCCTTGAACTAAACTAGAATCACTGATAACAGTTATTCTTGATCTAGCCACACCAGCATTAAATGATGATATTGATTCTACCTCTTGCGCTACAACAACTGGCCCATCGGCTATATACTTGTTACCGAGGCCCAACTCTAAACAATCTTGATCATAGCAATATCTGTCATTTAAAGATGATATCTGTGATATTATCGGTTCAATGATTGTAATTTCTGGTTGAGCGTCGGCTGTCTTTTGTCCAGTGTATCCTATTAATTCTTTGTATGGTCTATTATTTTGTATAGTGACTTGTTTAACTGGCATAGCAACGCCAGAAACAGATAGTAATCTAATGGTTTTTGGAATATAATCTGTTTGATTTATTCTAGGCACTATACTATTGATGTATAGCTCTAGCGTGTTTGCGCTCTCTTTAACTTGAACATCAAAAGAGAGTGTTCTAACAGTATTTTGAATATTTGTTTGTAGATCTTTTATCGGTCCTATATCAGATAACAATGTTTCTTTTATGGACACTGTTCTTAGTAGCGATTGATCTGGGAATGGTGTTTTTGGTCGTTCAACGCCATTTTTAACATATAGTGTCAATGGCTGTGTTTCGTATTGATTTTCTGAAATAATATCTATAAACATCCTATAGCCAGATCCAGCAACTGCTGGAAATACTATATGATCTATACCAGAATCTATCTTCCAGTATCCGTCAGAAATTATTTTTGTATCATATATTGGTAAAGCAGTTGAGCATATATCAACAATATTTATGCCAGTGTCAAATGGCACAAAATTATCTCTTATAAAGAACTCGGATATCGGATAAAGCCCAAACCCTTGACCAACTGGATGATTTTGATTTACAAAACCCAACCCTATTGCAGAAGCGTATTCTTCTTTTACTGGTAAGTATAGCGATTGTATATTTGAGTCAAGAAGACTTAGTATGTTATTTACCTTGATAATTTGTTGAATTGTGCTATCATGAGTTATAACTAACTTTTTATTACCAGTGTTAAGCCAAGCCTTAATATCTAAAACTTGTTCTTCTGATGGGAGTCCAATAGGATTAGCAATCCAGCAAACATCATCAGATGCTGATAAGTTAAGTACATTAAGCTTAACATCGTTTCCACAATTTCTAAATACATCATTTAGTATAGATTCAGTATATGCGTCTATAAAGCTAGTTCTTCCTGTCCATCCACCAAGCTGTGCTATAATAGCTGAACCGCTAGAATTCTTAGCAACAAGATTAGAATAAAGATTTATGGCATTATCTCCAAGTCCAGATAATAATGAGTCTTTTGATTCTGATGTTATATTTGCTATAGCGATGATCTTTGAGGATCCAAAAGTTTGTTCAACGCAAAATCTACCAACCGATGAAACTAACTGTCTACCAAACAATGTATCTGTTATTGGGAATGCTCTTGCTTGTAGTAATGATTGCCTATCTTCAATTACGGATGGTCTATAGAATGGATCAGATACACCATCTATATTTTGTGTGTATGAAGAATAACCACTTATAGAAGCAGAATATATAAAAGATGCACTTGGCTGAATATTATCTTCATCGAAGATGTATGAGGTAATAGCGGTGGATGCTATTCTATCTTCAAGAATCGGTACATCTATATAAGTTTCTGGAACAGCTGGAATTATTCTAGATCTAGTACCTATTTCACCAGCTGCTAATAATGGTACTGGTTCTAAATTTGATAGATCAAATCTATCAGCATTTATAGTTTCTAACTCTACTTCGCAGCATTGTGGCGTAAATGTTTTGAATATAAAAGGCCAATTTACAGCATACTCTAGTGTGCGAGAACCACAAGATTCTGTGACGCAAGAGGCTTTCCACTCTGCTCTTAAGTCACCCTTATCAATCAATGGTAATGCACACTGATCATTTATACCATTTTCAGCACATGGCATAAATTTGCTATATCCGGGTAAATGTATTCTGATATCCGCGACACCATATCCTGTATCTAATTCTAGTGGATTAATATATGATCCAGTTGAATTTTTAGGAATATATGATGGAATGATTAAAGAATTACCAGATGGCAAAGACTGATATTGATTCTTAGCCGGATACAATCTCATTCTAGAATTAAGTCTTTGTAGAATTTTGTTAATAATAGCATTGGATGTTTGATATACGCCACTACTCTCCCAAATAGGATCATTACCTACCAAAACAAGATTCCTATCTCCAAGTGCCAACCAAGAAATAATGTTGTTCATTACTTCATCGCTCACAGCATCTATTTGTGGCGTGATAACAAAAGCTAATCCAGCGTCGGATGGAATTGATACTTGATCAAATGGCGTTTTAACAAAGTCTTTGTCTCGAAATATAGTCGATAAATAATTGAAATGACCAGAATCTAGTGGGTCATTTAGATTTTCTTGCAAGTTACCAAACTTACCAAACTCTACCGCTTTGGTGTGCGGATAATAATCTCTTGATTCAAGCAGTCTAACAGCGCCAGCATTTACATTTGATTTCCAGCTTGGTCTAATAAAGCCATTTATATTGTCTATATTTAGTGGGTCAAGATATCCATCATTCTTGTAATATACATTAAAATCATCAAAAGCATTAAAGCTATCTGTTGGAGCGCCTATTGCAATAGTACTACCATCGTCATTCACCGCAACACTATAGCCAAGTCTTGATGTTGGAGCAAATGTTTGTGGAATAAATTCCCAAGTACCAACATATGGAATATCTTTATAGTGATATGTGAAAATATTCTCGTACTCTTCGATTTCTAGATAGTCTCTTGCTTCGAACTTTTCGGTTGCGGTAAGTTTTGAGTATAGGATTTGATTGCTATAACTAAATCCGTATGTTTCTAGCCACGATGCATAGTCATCAACAAGGTTTGAGTATCTTTGATCTAATCCACCAGCAAGCGAATTCTTATGCGTTATCCAAGAATATAGTGAGTTAAATAGTCTTTCTTTTTCTGATTCACGATACTGGTATACTTTGCAAGCATCATTAATATATGGAGATCCTACGGCTATAATATTTGTATCTTCACTAATTGCTACAGCGTGTCCGAATCTGTCATAGCTGGTATAAGAAACTTCTGGAGATTTAATCTCTTGAATGAGATTCCATACCCCACTTTCTTTTTCAAAAACATAGACGCTTCCACCGCTAGCGGGAGGATGGTTGAACTGCGTTAGGTTGGTATTGAAAGACTCTGGACCAACCCCAGATGTAATAAATCTTACTTGATTATCTGTAACTAAACGTCCAGTATCCAATAATTGATTTAGTATTAGATTAGACATTGAAATCCAATCTTCTGATCCAACAGACTCTGGAACGTATTCATAAACAGAGCCAGAAGATGCGATTCCATAGAAATCTTGTAGACCGCTGGCGAAACTATAATTTTGATAATATTGAAGGAATCTATCTAATGCTGGATTTACAGCGGATCGTCCTAGTGATCTTGAATTATCAACGTAAACTCCCAGCATAACAGGAATATTGTTATGGATTTTAGCGTTGTCGTATGGGAAGGCTTCTTCAAAAGCTAATTTGATTCCACTAAAAACAGCTAATGTATCCTCTTCTGTAACTATTCCTTCATTGCGTGGAATTCTTTTCTTTGTAATGAACGATGGTTTTGGTTCTGGAAAATCTAATGTTGTTATTGTAGAGTCACCAGCGATTGGTTCACAAATTAATAATTTTACATCAAATCTAACGGGTGGATTAGAGAAATATTGGAATATTAGATCTTTGTTTTGAATAGTCTCTAATATCTTAGTATATGATATATTTTTTCTTGGGTTTGATGGATCTGGTAGGCTTGGAGTAAATTCATCAGTAAATATAATCAGACCTATTGAAACTCCAGATGTGGCTAAATCTTCAAAGTCTCTATTCCATTTTGCTGATGGGCCACCAACAACAATAACCTCTTTCTTAGATTCTTGGAAAGAAGTTAGACTGTTATTAACAGCGATATCTAATGAATGCCCAAACTGTCTTCCTTCTTGACCAACATTCCAAAATCTTTCTGTTATTGGATATGGCAATTCTATGCCATTTATTGTTGATCTATAGATATTTGTTGGATAATCTTTTAGAAGACCAGACGGTAATGTTAATTGTGTTTCTAAAGCCCAAGGCGATTTATGTTTATCGTTGGACCAAGTGCTACCAGATGGTCTTGCTTCTCTTCTATAAATAAATACCGATCCGGCTTCTTGTAGATTTATCGTGGAAAGATTACCAGAAGAATCATATTCAGAATATGGAACAGTTTGGAATGGCGCTCCAATAGCCATTAGATCGTATTTAGCTGCTACTGATTTGCCATATTTATTTCCAGATTGCCGTTCATTATCGGCAGTTAACTTGATACCAGAGTAATTTACGTACTCGTTAGAGCCATAGTCAAGTTCTACAAATTCTCTTGGTAATGGTATAGATTGATTGTTGCCAGTTTTTGTTGTAACTGTTACATTGTATGGAGCGTTTGGTATTAAACCATCATACTTTCTTATACCATAGAAATGACCGCTATATCCTATAGGACTATTAAACCCACTAACATTTAGATTTGTATATGTATCTTTAACTCTAAGTATGCCGCCCTGTATGCAGCTATTTTCGTTATACCAGTATTCATCGTGTAGATAAATTGGTTTTTCTTTGCAAGCGTTTTCTGTATCACACACTCCATAGCAGAGTAGGTCAACGCCTCTAATCTCATCATCTGCACTTAGAAATGCCTTATCGTTGTCGGACGCAGAAATACTTTTGCCAATATTATTTTCATTCCAAGTAATAGAGGCTTGCTGATTAAATTGTTGATTGAAGGCTGGATAATTGATTGTAAATAAACTTAGCGAGCCAGATAATGCTGAATACAATGGATCAGTATTAATATATAGGCTAAAGTTTTCACTTGTACTATATGTAATTACTTGTTCATTAAATGTAACTAAACTCATTAATCCAGAGTTAAATGGACTAAATGTTGAGAAAGTTTCTGGCTGTACTAAGAACAGAGAGTTCTTTGATTCTTCAATCCCTCTATTCTTTACGTAAAGTTGAACTGAAGAATATCTGGTTTGATCAAGAGTGTTATCGGACATTACAAGACTAATACTAGTTTCTTGTCTTGGATTGCCACCAGACACATAAATTGGAATAGAGTCTATAATAATACCACTATTTTTTGTGAATAAGTATAGGTCGTTGTATTCAATACCTTTGACTCCAAATAAAGCAAGATTGATATTTGAAGAAGTTGTGGGCCAAGCTTGACCGCTTACGTATAGGTTTACTCCATTAAACTCATAATCTAAACCATATGTATAAAGATTAACATCTGATCTAGAGACTTTTTCTCCGCTAGCAAATAGATTTACTGAATTGTTTGAGTCGGCAAAGTATGTTAATGCGTCTTCTAGCTTAACTGTGACGCTATGTATCTTGATGGATGAGTCAAATGGTGATCCAGATGGATACGCCAAATCATATTGCAAGAACATATCATTGATATCTGTAGAATAGTATTTATGATCAAACTCTGATCTAATATTATCTAGATCAAAATTTGCCCAAGGTTCTGATGTATCTACTAAATCATCATAATTAAATGTGCTTCTAAGTTTCTGCCAACATCCAGAAGGCTTAAGATAATGAATCGATCTATTAACAAGACCCCAGTTGACTTTACTTGGTCTATTAACTGGATCTTGATTTTTACTATACAAACTAACTATTAGTTTTGGACCAATCTTGCTGTCAGACCAAACCAAATTATTGAAAGTTTCATGTTCTATTATGCTTTCTACAACCAATGATCCTTCTTTAAAGTCATATCCCCTTGGTAGTGTTTTGCATATTCTTTGCTGAGTAGTATAGAATTCTGGATTAACATCTGGAATATTTTGAAGGTTAAATCTTAAGAAATCGTTTTCGATTTGTGTATGATAAGCTAAACCAGATGCGTACAGGCTTGATGGTAGTGGAAAATTAGTGGTATTTCCATAACCAAGACCATCATGCTTTAGTCTATGAATAATATAATCTTGACCAACTCTCTTGGTGAAACTATCAAAGTCTGGTGAAAACGAGCAAATCTTAAAATCACCAAGCTTCCAAGACGAGGTATCTTTATTTACGAATTCTGGTAAATTAAGCTTTGTGTTTAAGGCTGTATTGTGTAAGAATGTGTGACCATGACTATCAAAGAAAGATTTAAAAGTTGTGCGCTTTAGTGATCTATTTGCTTCACCATTTATGCTTGGTGGTATAGATAATCCAATCTCATGTACAAATATATTTGTTCCAATACCACTTGCGTCACAATGACCAATTACCAAATTGCTATTGCCACTATCGATAATAATATTGGTTGAGGTAACTCCATATGCTGATCCAGCATTATCATCAATTTCATTATAGGCCAATATTGCCATTGCTCCGGGGGTATAGTATATCAATGTTGATAATGGATATTGATATTGATCATAAGTCTTAGAATCGGAAATAGATACCAATGGAGAACCATTGGTATTTATATCTTTTGCTTTGAGAGTTAATCTTTCGTTCTCAAATCCAAACCAAAATTCCAATTCTTGACCGCTATCATATTTGGATGCTATAACGCCAGAGTTGAAAAGGTTATAGTTAACACCGCTCATATTATAATCTGGAGTAAATCTAATATATAGTGAGAATCCACTATTAGTTGGTACATTTCCAAAATTAATATTTCCAAATTCGCCAGATACTCTTAATGCTGAATCAAAAGCGTCACAAATTTTACCATAAAGAGGATCTCCAGATTGAGTCCAATCTATTGTTGTATAATCTGTATTGTGTGGGAAGAGTTGAGTATTTTTAAATCTCCACCCTATATTCTTTAGAACAGTTGCTGACCCATTGTAGTAACCGCTGTGAGCATAATCGTCTGATACTATAAAATCACCACTGATATTTGTCAGATCATAATAACCATCTAAGAACGGGTTGTTTGCTTCCGGGTTATAGAATGAGAAATCAAATGCGGCTGGATAATATGGGCCATTAACAACGTTTCCATCAACGCCTCTCCATCTTCTGGAGTAATTTGTTTTTAGTGTTGTTTGTTCGCCATAGCCGTGCGGAATTCCGCTGATATACGATAGTCTTTCATCACCAACATCGCTGTTAATCAAAATATCATCTGATGATTCTCTACCTAGTGGTAATAGTTTGATATCTTTTAGACCGAGTTCTTTTGAGCTTGGTGTACCAAGGGTATGCAACATCAAACCGTTGGATGGCTTGTAGTAGATTATTAATTGAACTGTTGATATGCTCGCCCCAGTTGGTATTGGATATAAATCTAGATATAGATTTTCAAAATACGAACTAAGAGAATAATCCGTGGCATTTCCTAGTTGGTTACTATCTAGATAAATATTAAGTGGGATAGTATACTCTTGGAATGTTGTGCCGCTAATTACAGGTAGAGATGATAGTAGATAATGGTCACCAGCACTAACACTTGTAATTGGATTTTCGTAGTAAGAAGCCTTGTCTGATATGCTTTCTGCCGATAGAGCGAGATCATCTACTCCTCTAAAGCCAGACACCGATGGTATTAACCCAACGCCACTTTCTGCGTTTTGTAAAAATGCACCAATCTTTGGTGTTATATTTAATAATCTATCATCGCTATACCCAAGAATATCAAGAACATAATCGTCGGACCCTATAGCTTTTTTGGCGATAACTTTTAGTTCTATACTATCAATCTTAAAGAAACTGTCAGTCTCTGCTATACTTTGCAATTCTGCTGAATCAAAGTTGTTATTACCAAAACCAAAAGCACCCTCCGTTAACGTTGATGCATATCTTGGTGGTGTATGACTAAATTTTAGTGTAAGTCTTCCGCTATCAGAAACTGGGTCGCTATTTATTAATGTTATATAATCTGAAATTGATGTATTTTGTAATTTATTTAGTAGAACAATAGATCCACTTGTGCTAGTATTGTCTGCTGTATTAGCAAATGAGTCTGGAGAAGATCTCCACAAACTATAACCTTCTGGATATATTCCAGCGTCATATGTATTAACTAATACTTGGCTTGGCAATATATTTCTTGATAATCTTTGTCCAATAGAATTTACCTCTACATAAAAACCAAGTTTAGATTCATATTTGGTTCCGCTTGGACTGCAAGATGAACATAGTTCGCCACTATTTCCAATTTCGATTGCAGATATTCTTAGGGAATTTGTTGGATTGAGTATGTAGCCCTGAGATTGGGCCGACATTGGTGATCCATCTATAGATAGATAATCGTTGTTGGATGTATTAAGAAAGTCTACTGAACAAACTAACTCTTCGTAACCTTTATCGAAACCTTCAGCGAATGGATCGTCTAAGCAAATAACATCAAAATCCATACTAAGAGTGTAGCCACTAGCCGCGCCTAATATTGGATAATTTTCATCCCAAGAGTGTAGATTAGCATTATTAATTAGCGGTTCCGAAATGTACGTGGAATAATTTATATAGTTATTGGTATAATCAGCATCACCACGTAAGAATACTTCTTTATATTTGATTATAAGATTACCAGATGGATCTTCTAATTTAATGTTATGTATGCGATACTCTGGAGCAATGTTCGATCCATAATTTGATAATGGGGCAGAGGCACGTATGAATAGGAAGCTATTTTTTGGATGATGATACGGTTTATTAACTTCGCATTTATATCTAAATGTGCCACTTGTAAAAACTGACGATGGTTGTATAAAAGATAGATTATCGTCTGATATTCTATTGCTCTGTTTTAGATTTTGATTATAGTTTCCAGTAAATATCCCCTCATCAATACTTTGATATAAATTGCCAGATGATAAATTCTTATTAACAAAGTAACTATTGTTTAGGCTGGTTGTTATGTCTCTTATTGGATATAATTTTTGTACTGAGGCAAAGTTATCTATATCATTTAGCCCATCAATATTGCCACCAAACTTATCAGCATATAGATCATTGATATTAATAGAGGAAGATAATCTTGATCTTGCTACTCCATTAACAACTAAGTGAGCTTTTATATCAACTATTTCTACAGCACCCAAGGCTCTTAAATTATGAGATAGCTTGGGCTTGCCCAATATTTTACCAGAACCAGAAAATTTACCTTTTAATAGTGCTGGTTGTTGAATCTTGTTTGGGTTGATCTTGGCAACTCCACCAAGTCTACCTGACAAAACATTACTAAGAGTAGCATTGGCTCTTATTTTAGAACTTCCATCTACTTTTAATGAATGATTATTTACACAAATAAAACAATCTGACATATTTTTACCTTGGTAAATTACTTCTATTTTCTGTTAATTTTCCACCGGGACCAACGCTATATTCGTTCTGAATCTTTTGAACAACTTGTTTCATTATTTCTTGTCTTGTCTGATCAGATATCTGAGTTAACATGCTTGTGCCATTCAAATTCACATTAACATTCACACTATCTAGTTTGACTTGTAACTTTGTATTTTGAAGATTTTTTATACTCTCATTAAACCCGCTAACGAAAGTATTGAATATATTGCCTAGATTAGTAACTAATTGCGGATCTATGCCAAGAGCGCCACCAATACTACCAAGTAATCCACCGCCAGCTTTGTACTGAACTCTTCCACCGTTATTATAATAGCCAACTTTTCCACCTCTTGCAAAACCTTGAGATCCAGAGTTATCATTTATTGCGTGTAATAGCTGTAGATTATTGCCTCTATTTACGGCTTCTCTTCTGACAACAAACTCTCCGGGTGTTAACATTGCAGGAACAGTATCGGTTCCTCTTGGAACAAACATTCCGCGATTTGCATATACAACGCCACCTCTAGCAAATCCTTCTGCGGCTTGTCTACCGCGTTCTTCTATTTGTGCTAATTTAACTTCTGCATTACTTACATTGATGCTAGCTGTTTGTACTTGCATTTCTGCTGTTGCTTGTTGCCATGCTCCTGTTTCGCCAAGAACACCACCAAGTTCTTGTAATCTTCTTTGAGCCGCTGCTTCTTCTGGAGTTGTTCCAGCAAGAGTTTGGGCCATTCTTGGATCCATGACTCCTCTAGATGCTAATGCTGCACCAGCCGCTTGTTCTGTTAATCCTCCGGGACCAGAAAGCTGCCTACCATATAAACTTTGAACACCAGCTTCTTGTTGACGTTGAATATCTTTGAATGCATCTCCAATTGCTTTGCTACCAAATTGGTTTGCTAGAGTCATATCACCAGTTGCAATTGCTGCTTGAGCGCCAACTGCTGCTTGCTGTTCAAAGAACTTGTCAATATCGCCACTAATCAAAGATTCCAATGAATCTTTTTCCATCTTATTTTTCTCTTGAATAATCTTTAGTTCTTCTTCTTCTAGTTTGATTAGTGAACGAATAGTATCTATTTGGTCTTTTTGGGCTTGCTGTAGATTTTGTTGAGTTATGTCAGCTTCTGCTCCAGATCTTCCTTGCATACCACCATCAGTTCTTCTTCTGGCCTCTATTCCAAATATTCCTCCAGCAATTTGTGCATTTCTTGCTCTGATTTCAGCAACGCTCCCTGTTCTCATTGCTTGTAATCCAGCATTACCAGCACCAGCGTTTGCTTTTGCTACTATGGCGGCTCGTTTTTCTCCAGATGTAACAGCAACTCCACCATATTTAGCTTGAACGTCTCGACCTTCAATATAAAGATCGACCGCTTCTTTTTGTGCGCTTGCAAGATTTCTTTCAGCGTCTGCTCTCTTGTGAATTAAACTAATAACTACCTGTTCAGCTTTTTGTCGCTCTTGAGCGATCTTCATTATTTCTTCAAACTGTTTCTTGCCAGCTTCGCTAAGTTTGTCACCAAATACTGATAAGTCACCGGCAAGTAGCTTATCTACTTCTTCTGGACTTAGTGGTATGTTTTCTATTATCGCTGTTAAGTTTTTCTTGGCTTCGTCACCAAGTCCAGCTGTTAATTCAGAAGCAAATGCTTTTTTAATTTCATCTGGTGTATCACCGGGTGATTGTCCTCTTTCTCTTCTAGCTTGAATATTTGATCTAATCTTTTCAAAGGCTTTATTATAGTTTTGTTGCGCTTGTATAAATGCTTCCGTATTTGCTCTAAATTTTGCAGGATTAGCACCCATATCACTTAAATTGTTTGCAACATCATCAATCGCTTGTTTTATTTCAGCAGGATCCATAGCTTGAGCAGCACTGCCCATAGCTGCGGATAAAAATTCTGTGTTAGCAACAAATGTGCTGCCACCAACCTCAAGGCCAGCAACAAATCTATCCATACTGGCACTCATGGCTGTAGCGGTTGCTGTTGGTCCGCGTAATCCAAGATTCATAGCATCAAAAGCGGCTTTAGCTCTAAGAACCTCTTTTTCAAGGTTTGCCATTTCTCTTTCTACTTGTTCTATTTGACCTCGCAGTTGTTCTGCGGCTTCGTTGAACGCATTTGCAGATTGCTCATCTCCAGCACGTAAAGCCTTTTGAGCATTTTGTAGTAATTCTGTTCTTCTATTTCTTAGGTTTCCTGTTGCTTCTGCTTCTATTTCTGATCTTGATCTACCTCTAGCAAAACCGGATCTAATTGTAGCTGCTCTTGCGCCAGACTCCATTTGAAAAGCTTCATTCTGGAATCTAGCACTTTGGCGAATTTGTTCTGCGCTTTGTTGTCCTAATCTTTGATTTCTAGCAGAAGAAGACTCAACCATTCCAAAAGTTAATGTTGATGCTATATTTCTTCCAGTAAATCCGTCACTAGCTCTATTTTCTAAATTAGATATTGCAAAGTCGCTAGCTCGTTTTTCTTGTTTTGTAGCTTCCGCAGTGGCTGTTCTAATGCGAGATAAAGCTTCAGAAGCATTTATACTTCCGTTTTCAAAATCTTGCATTGCATTAGTAGCAGTTTTTTGTGCTTTTTCAAGTTCTTTTTGTGTTTTGACAGCGCCAGCCTGTGCTGCTGCTAAAGCAATTGCGCTAGCCCTAGTATCTCCACCAAACATAACATTTAATGAATCAAGCACACCTTCTGGCAATAAATTAGCAGCTAAAGTTCCCACAGCTGCCCCAAGACCAGCACCAATGGCTGCGCCTATTGGTCCACCAAGAATAAAACCCAAGACAGCACCGGCGGTAGCTCCACCGCCTCGTACAACATTAGCGCCTTGGAAGCTTGCTCTTTCTCCAGCCACTGCTTTTGCTTTGTCTATATTTCCAGCTTCTACTGCCATTTTCAATCTTCCTTCAAAATTGTACACAGCTTCTATAGCGGCTTCAAAAGCTTTAGTGGCGACAAATGCGCTACCAGCAATAGCAACTAGCGGACCTAATAAAGACATGAAAGATCCTGCTGCTTTGCCAACAGACGGAGCTAGTTTTGTTAATTGTCCACCTAAAGATTGTAAGCCTTTAGAAAAGGTTGGCATACCGGGTATTTGAACAGAAGAAAGACCTCTACCCAAAGCCGATGTTCCTGCTCTAGCATATGCAGAAGTTTTATTAACAATACTACCAGATATCCCTTTGCCTTTTCCACTTAAAAAGTCCATTATTTGACTCTTGTTTAGCTTTAATCCAAAAGCCTCAAGAGCAAATCCAACACTAGTAATAGTTGTCACTAATCCAAGTAGTGAGTGTGTAAGTCTAAGCATTGCTCCGCTATTTTCATCAACTGCCGGTAAGAAGCCAGCAATCAAGCTAGTAGCCATACTAGCAGCAAACATTTTGTTGTTATTGACAACATCCATCGCGCTCTTGGCAGCACCTTTATTAGCATTTGTATTAGCGACTGTGGCCGCTGTATTGTTCTTAACTCCGGTTGTAGCAGCGTTCCAAGCATTTAATGATCCGCTAATTGGTGATGAAGTCGTTGAAGCTGCTGAACCCGCTTGAGTTCTAGCAGCAGTTAAAACATTAGCAGTAGACATACCCATTTTTTGAGCTTGAGTTTGTCTTGTTGCTGGATTTGCAGAAGAAGTTGCTGCTGACGTATTGGCTTTCAAAGAATTATTAGCAAGATTTTGTAACGTAGTACCTTGCTGCAAAGCTGCTGTATTCTGATTAATTCCATTTATATACTTATGGGCTTCTGATAAAATCTTTTGCTGAGAAGCTCCGCTATCTTTCAAACTCTTGAAATAATCGTATAGTCCTCCAGTGACATATACTTGCGCACCCAGAGTTCGTTTATTTGCTTTATTATTGGCTTCGATAGTACTACCAAAATTTGGTAAAATGCTATTCAAAAACGTTGTTTCTCTTTGTAATCGTTGATATCCAGATTCTGTGCCGCGCATTTTAGAAACAAGCGACTCAATAGATGAACCCAATTTAGACAAAGACCCACCCGCTAATTTGTCTAACCTAAGAGCAAACTTATCAAGGCCACTCAAATTAGATGATGCCTGTTCAAGAAAAATATCCCCTTTTGGTTTAGCTCCTGTTCCAGATGTACCTTTAGCAAAACGCTGAACAACCCCACCTTTAGCATATCTACCAACCTTATTCATGCGATTAAGATTACCATAACCGATACTTTGAGCAGAAGATCTATTAATAACAAACTCACCGGGAGTTAATAACGCAGGAACAGTATCAGTTCCAACCCCGCCACCAGCAGCAAATTTGGCGACTCTACTAGCTCTTGGACCTTTATTTCTTAAAGCATCCATTGCGGGCTGTTTGCTACCGCCGCCAGTGAAAATCATATTCGCTAAAGGAATACCAAATAATCTGTTAAGATACTCCGCAACCCCCGGAACTCTTTGAGATTTGCTTATAATAGAAAGTTTACCGGGTTGTAATTGTCCAGATTTTATTGCTGCTTGCAATTCTCTTCCAAGTGTTGTTAGTGGCGCCGATGTTACATCACGCAATCTTGCTTGTGGATCGCGGAAATATTTATCTAATGCTGCTGATTGTTGGCCCGAAGTTTTAGCCATACCATAAGCTTTATCACCTATAGTACGTTTAATAGTTCTATCTATGTCAATTGCTCCACCACCAGCACTTATCAATGCTGCAATTGCTGAACTTGGGCGAGGCATCATTGTTCCAGTGGCGTTTACAATATCATCAATAAGAGGAGCTTGGGCCATACCGCCTTTGGCAAATTTTTGTATAATTCCACCCAGATTTTTATTTTGGGATTCTAATTTGTATAATCCGCCTACCCCTCTATATCCTCTACTTTTAGCGTCTTTGGCACTAAGTCCTAGTTGTTGTAAAGTATATGATTTATTTGGATCAAGATTTTGTGTAGAAGAATTTGATAAAGCTTGCCATCTAGGATCACTATAAACTGCGTTTGCTAAATATGCTGCGGCTTTTCTATTGGCTGTGTCTTTTAATATTTTTTTAGAAGCAGTTCTTTTTGCGTCAACTGGTATACCAACCAAAGACTGAAATGCACTAGCAAAATTTGGTCCCAATCCTCTTGGAAAATCAATCGGATCTTGTTCGCCTTTTCCGGTATCCATAGGAGCGCCCAACATAGCGAGCGCACCTTCAAAAACAGAGCCTATTGTAGAAGCAGAACCAACTGATTTAACTATAGAATTATCGGCTTTGCGTTCCACATTAATAGATAAGGATTTACCTAATGCAGAAGCTGAGTTATCTATAAGCTTTTGAATAGATAATTCTACTCTTTTTTCAATTTTTGATGCAACGTCTTGCCTAGACATTGTTTCTGCTATTGCGGAAGTTTTTACCGACTGTTGACCTTTAAGACCAAGTATTCCTCTAATTGTAGTATCAACATTTTCTAAATTACCTTTCTTGACAATATTTTTACCACCAGCTTTTTTAGATAAAAATTGTCTTATATTTGATATTGGTATTGTTGCTTTTTCTTCTTTTGGCGGATTATCCATAGGTAATAATGAAGCGATACCGAATTTTCTTGCTTGACCTCCTAGCGCAAAGCGATTCTCATTCATAGCCGCCAAATTACTAGCACCAAGTTTATTAACACTACTCTTTTTGATAACAAACTCACCGGGTTGCAACATCGCAGGAACAGTATCACGATTACCAGTACCGGGAACCATACCACCTCTTGCAAAGTGATGAACCTTACCACCGGTACTGTATGTGCGTCCTGACTGCATACCTCTCATTAATCCGCCAGCAAAACCAGAAATACCTTTAGCAAAATTGACCGCTGCGACTGCGGCCAATAATGGAAGTAGTGGTTTAATAGCTTCACCAATCTTAATTAATGCAGAAGCTAATGATAAAGCAGTATTTGCCATTATTTGGAAAGTGCTAGTTTCAGTCATACTTCTTACTAAGGCTAAGAATTCTTCTTTTACTTTAAGAATTCTAATAGCAAGTGCTTGCTGTGCGGTAGCAGCATCTTGAGTTAGACTATTACCAGCCTTATTAGCAACATTAAGTGCGGCTTGTGCTGTGCTAAACTGTTGTAGCAATGGTAATACTTTACCAATTTGTCGGAACCCACCAAGTTCTTCAGCAATTCTGATAAACGTAATATCGCCTTCACCCAATCCAGATAAAGCAGCACTCAATCTTTTAACTGCTTCGAATGGACCAACGAATTTACCCTCTAAGTCAACAAGTTCCACACCAAACTGTTTTAAGAATTCGATTGTTTTAGGGCGCTGAATACGAGTAAAAATAGTACGCAAGCCAGTACCAATACTTTCAGCACTTTCGCGCGTTGTGGCTCGCACACTCGTAAACAACGCAATAAGTTCATTAAGATCGCCACCCGATGATTTAAACACACCACCAGCGCGACGAATAACGTCAATTAAGTCACCAGCTTCTACCGCAAACGCACCAGCAACAGCATTAATAGCACCAAGTTGCTTTTCTAAAGCTCCAACGCCTTCTTGGAACTGAGCAAGAATAGCAATAGCACCTTCTGTTGTTTCGCTTAAACTATCAAAGTTAGGAGCAAGTGCTGCTTTGGCTAGTGTTTTTAACGCAACTTCAGTATCTTTTGCACTAATACCAGCTTGTAATAATAACTGTCCAGTATTTAGTAAATCTTTAGAAGAAACGCCAAGACCTGTTGACAAATCAGTAATAGCCTTGGTAAGAAATTTTAAATTCCCTATACTTTGACCAGTAACCTGACTAACACGCACCATCTCTCTTTCAAAATCAATAGCTGACTTTATAGCATCAGATAATGTTGATGTAAAAAGACCGACCGCTCTGGTGGCAATAGAGAAAGCAGCAAACCTACGAATAGAAACAGCAAAAGCACGACCCATACGATCAGCAGCGGTTGTTGCTGCTTGCGTTTGGGCCGTGACTTGTTGCAGTTGACGTTGAGCTTGGGCCGATCCTTGAACCTGCACATTAACGTTTACGTTATTTAGCTGGCTCTGTATTTGGCGAACGACTTGAGCTACATTGTTTGGTGCTTGAAGTTGTAGTTGTGCGGTTAGTACAAATCTTGACATAATGTACCCTTGTTAAAGCCACACAACACTATCTATCAGCTATCCGTTGTTTTCTTCTTACGTTTATCTTTCTTCTCTTCATCAGAATCATCTTCTGTAATATATTCCACAGTGGGAACATAATTACCGAATTCATCTAGGAGGTTGCCATCTTTATCTACACGCTTACCTTCGCTGTTTAGATAGTAACCATTTTTGTCTATTCTGCGACCTTCTAAATCTACCGTTTCGCCAGACTGATTTACTAGACTAAGATCCTCATTGACGTAATTAAACATCTTAAGGAACTTATTTTCTGGCAATTTGGCTTCGAAATCTCTGTCCACAGAATATAGCATTCCCGCGAGCGTAGAGGCCACGGTAAATGCTGGTTCAGCGTCTGCCCTAGACTGATATTCCTCTAAGGAGTTATACACTTTCTGTCCATTTTCATAAAATGCACAATTTGCTACAAGGTAGTCAAAACGAGCATTATCCGAAATAGATTCAGCAGTATTTTGCTCTAGAGAAATACGATCCGCAATCAAGTCTCGTAATTCTGCTCTTTTCATTCTCATTTTAATCGCAATATCTTTGCCTTCTGAAGCTTTTAGCTTTGTATGGCCTTGTGAGCCTACATATAGCTGTTTTTCTAGCGAGGCGATTTCTTCAACAAGGGTCTTCTGCTCCTTATCTTTGCCATCGTCCCAAATGCCTTGCTCTTTCATAAACTTTTCTAGTTCTTTTTTGGTCATAATTCCATCTCTAACACAGTCTGTCCAAGCCTTGGCTCCGACTCTTTGTGCCTGTGAAATGGTGACATTATTTGGCTTTTTAACAACGACTTTTATTTTGTTACCATTAACGTCTGCTTCTACGACTTTTTCTTTATCCTTGCTCATTTTTTCCTCCTTTAATTTTGTGGTTTTTGAACAACAGGAATTTTAATTGAATATCTTAGCCACTCAACTTCGTACTGTGACAATTCAGCATCAATGTTGCGAGCTTGATTATTTCCTCTATCTAGTATTTCTGATCTTACTTTATTGTATAGATCTTTCATAGCTTCTTTAGTCAGTGCGGGTTTTGAGTCATCCCATAGAAAACCAAAATTTTCTTCTATGCTACTTAAAGCACCGATCATTGTGGTTTGAATTTTCTTCTTGAGAATCTTTGACAATCTTTCTTTAGATTCAACTTTGTACTTTTGTTCTCTTATCTTTTTATATTCTGGTTGGTCCATCATCATCCTCCTCTTATGTTGTTCCTCATTTGGTTTGTAATTTGCATTTGCATTTTTTGTTTTTCGTCAGCAAAATCATGTTGATAAGCGCCGTTCTTTTGTTTGATAACTTCGAATCTTTGTTTTTTGATCAATTGAGATATAGAATCATTCATCGAATCTACTTTGTCAATACTATCTTTATCATTAGGATCAACCATCACATATACTTCACCAGCATTCTTAATTTTGTCATTTTTTGTTCCACTCTCAAATTCCTTTTCTAATTTTTCCTTTTCGCGTTTCTTAGCTTGAATTAAAAACCAGCCATCTAGTAGATCATCATCTTTTATAACATCATCATTTGGACAATCCATAGACTCTTGTATGTTGTCGTATATCTGTGACCAAATAACAAGATTTTTCTGGTTTAGTGTTAGCTCTTGGTTGTCCTCATTATAGAATAGTTTTTTGATTCCATTGCTTTTAATCGACCACAAAGATTTCCAAGGTTCTTCTCTTGCTAATTCTCTTATAATGCCTTCAGATAAAACCGAGCTTTGCCACTCATCAACAACATAAGAGACTGATATATCTTTAAAGTCATATAGTTGATTATCGCAATATGTTGAGTTTTTTATTATCCAAGCTATTTTTTCAGATAGTGCGTATCCTTCTCTAGAATTTTGATAGTATATGGATTTTTCTCGTAAGTGTTCTGACATTTGTTTTTCGCCAGTGCGAATATATAATCGTATACGCTCGCGTAGCTTGGAGTCATTTCTGTTATTATAAATTTCTATTTTCAATTTTTCTAGATCTTTTTTGAAACCTTCTGTTTTGTCTTCATGAGTCTTTGACCATAATCCATTTTGTAACATCCATTCATTTATTTCGTCTTCGCTCATTATTTCATCAATAATAGCTTGTTCGTAAGCTTTATTGTATATTAAAGATGCTTTATAACTCTGTTCTATCGTAAGCGGTTTTACCAATAATGTAAGATTATCTTTTTCAATGTATAATCCGCCGAACCTTATCATAGAAATAAAAAACTCCCGCTCATGGTGTTTCATAAAAACCTCATTTGCGGGAGTCTAGTATTATTTATGTCCTTTTAAAGTCCTAATCGAATTTATAGAATTAACTATGGTGTAACAAAGTTAGATGGGGGCAGTATTGTTAAGTCGTTATAAGTTGAAAAACTATATGTTATACTAACATTTCCACCGCCAGCATCACCGCCAGTATAGTTAACAGATGATAATCTATTTTCATCACCAAGATCAAAAGTAGTACCATCTCTTAATTCAATTAGGATTTTTTGAGTTGATGTATTATCACCATTAGCATAGGCGTTTATAAAGTCACCAGAAACAGCGATAACCTCAAACTCACTAGTTACTTCTACTGGGAATGTAGCACTTCTATAATATGGCTCTTTATGTCCTAATTCTAAAATATCTTCACGACCAAGATCAGTACTTATAGTAATATTTTGAATATGAGCTTTTGGTCTTAGTTTAACATTATCCCAATTATTTCCAGCAGTTTCTGATTGTGTAACGCCATAAATTGATATGGGTAATATAGAATTCGCCATCATAACGTCTTCTCGTCTTTGAATACCACCAACTGCTATAGGAGAGTCATTATTAAAGTTTAGAGCTTGTGCTAGCGCGACGTTATTAGTCCAAGAATTTGTGATAGCTCCGGCGCTTGTAAACCAGCCTTTAGAATTTCCAACTAATGTTACTGATTCTTTAGCATTTCCATCAACTGGTAAGGTGTAACTTAATGAGCTAACATACATACCACTCATTAAGACTTCTACTGGAGCAACGCCACTTACTGTTTCTTTTTCATCGCTAAAAATACCAAGAGCAACATTGCATCTTTGCTTTGCTCTTGCGACCAAGCTATTTGTTGATGGGGTGACTTCTATTACACCACTGGTTGCCATGTGGTATATTAATGGATAGCCGTCTAATACTTTTTCTATTGTTACTTCAATGTCTGGTAAGCCTTCAATATTTTCATAAATAGAAATCTGACCTAATTCGAAAGCTTGTTCAAGATTAAAACTTGTATTGATACCAACGCTTTGAACGCCGTGAACCGATTTTAGCAGTTCAGCTGGTGTAGCTCCCGGCGCAGATCCGCCAACTTGGTATCTACCTATAGCTACTGCTTGGCAAGCATAAAAAATTCTATTATTAGCGGCCATTTAGTCTCTCCTTTAAGAGTGTGGAATTCTAATAAGATATACACGAAATTATATGTTTTCTTCTATAGTTTCGACTGTCATTCTAACTATACCAGCATAAAAGTTGGTATTAACTAGGTCCATACCTTGGACAATCGAATTTTTTAACCGTACTTTACCTCTAAAATGTTTTAGCACTAAATCTGGATATCTTAATGCTCCAGAAACCGGAATACCTTTGTAGTCTAGCGGAAAATCGCCACTATTTGCTATAGAATTACTGTTGAACATATAGATGGTTTTCTCATTTTGTAGAGATATAATATCTACTAATTTGTTTCTGGTAAACTCATCTTCTGCTAAACAATGAAAAAGTATGTCTGTATCAACAAACTGACCACCACCAAGTTGATATCCTCTAAGACTTCGTTTTGGTACAACTTCTATGGCTATTGCTGGTAATTGTATCCTATTTTCTGCTGGAAGATTAAAATCGCCTTTACCATCGATATTAAACGATGTTGGAAAATCTAGAGTCCTATACTGTATTTCTCTTAGCCACGGTAAGCTATTGGCGTATATAATATTAATATATTTATAGCTATATTCTGCTTGAACGGTATTTCCACTGGACACTGGGCTATTAAATATGACCCGTCCATTATAGTAGTCTACTTTATGGGCATACGTGCCAGACGTACTAGACGCATAAAATACATCATTTACATAAATACCAGATATTCCGGGAATAGCTGGATTTGTGCCGACCATCGGGGCTGGATTATACGATACACCACTTTGCCAAACCCAATTTTTTCTAAATCCTTCCCAAGCTAAACCGCTAGGGTAGTGCGGATTGGATGATGGTCTTAGTTTGCTATAATCTTGACCATTTGGGGCTAATTCATCTAATGTAACATTTTGATAGTTGCCCTTTTGTAGTAAGGCCCAATCTAAAAATTCGACTAGATTATCTTGTATCTCGTTTCCGAGAGTATTGTCGGATATGCTATCAAAACCTTTTAAATTTAGATAATCTGTCATGTAAGCGCCCTTTGTATTAAATCAGATATTTGCTGCTCTTGATTTGATCCTATAAACGCTCTTGTAATAAAGTTATCAGATTCTGTGCCAGAAAATTGTGGTGGCACTCTAAATGATCCACCCCCTATCATATTTCCTAAACCAGATCTACCTAATCCGGTTTTTGGATTATACTGATAATTAACCACAATAATGTTATCGCCTCTTTTAAGTAACCAATCTAACCAGTGCAAGTCTCCACCGCGATATCTAGTATGACCATCTGGTAAAGATAATAGGTTATTAAAATCTGTTGGTTGAAATTGTAATTCTAATCCGCCCTTTAGTTTCTTAGTATACTTAACGAAATTTATATTTGTAGCATTTGCAACAGCTTGAACTATATTATTTACTATTAAGCTAACCGATCCTTGAATACCGAATTGTCCAGCTAAAGATGATGGGTCTGTCGATTGTAGTGATACCATTTCTGGTTGTGATAATATCCAAGAAGGTATCAAAGATTTTACTGAAGTTTCTATACTCTTTAAATTTCTTGATATTATATCGTTAATAGCATCCGCTATGGCCGCATTAATATTTTGTTCTATTTGTTTTTCGGTGTCTACTATATTAATAGAGAGAGTCATTATACTCTTCTCCACATGCATCCAAAATATCTATTTTGTCTAAGGCCCATTGGAATATGCTCGCCAACCCTTTCGAACCTTAATTCTTTATAGTCTTTGATGCTTTTATGCACTATCAAAGCTTTGGCGTTTAAAACTTTTGGCAAATCTGTCATAAATCCTATAGTCTGTATTGCGCCGTCTGGTAGAACTATATTTCCACCAACCCCAACCCAGTTTTTTTGATCCCAATAGACTTTTAACTTTATGTCTGTTAACACTTCTACTTCTTTTATAACTTTATTGCTACGTTCATAATCACCGCCACGAACACGGTGAGCGTTGATAGAGTTTTTTTCTATAACGTTATTGTTTGGATTATAGACAATTTCTTCCACTTTGTTTATTGATACTAATTGGCAAGTAACACCAAAAATATCAAAGGTGGAGTCTATAACATCATAATATTTGTCGAATACACTTTCTGGAACATATACTGGCATAAATCACCTTATTACCAAGAAGATAAAGCAGATCTTTTCCAAGAATTCGTACTGATGCATACATATAAATAACCACTATCCCAACAGATATCACCTTGATTACCAGCAGCGTTTCCAGAAGCTGGTGTTCTAGGATATGTGACCCTCATGGTATTTCCATAAAATTCTAAAGCAGAACCAGAAACGCTAGATGGATTAAATTTTGTATTTACTACCAATGCATTAGAAACTGTTCCATTGATATTGCTAACACCGATGTTAAAATTTGTTCCAGAAGATGTTGTGAATAATGAATAGCCAAATCTACCAGAGTTATTAGTAGCAACTGTATCTATGAGTGTTACAGCGCCTCCATATAAACCAGATGCTAAATATGATGCTTTAAGCCAATTTCCACTTGTTAGTGGGTTAAATTGATTGGTGTAAGATGATAAATTTCCATCTAAGCGAGATGTATTTACGCCTAACTTTTGATCGAAAACTAAGCCACTGCCGTTATTGACTACTGAAATATCTACATCTTGAATATCTTCAATTAATAGTGGTCTAAATGATGGATAGTCTGGAGAACAAGGTGGTGTGCATCCACTAGCTGGGCCAGCAAATACTAATCCAGCATTTTGCTTTTTAAAGAGTATATTATTCTTAGCTACTCCGCTTAGTTCTAACACTTGATTGCTACCGGTTGTAGAGTTAAGAACATTTGGTTCATAATGAGCTAATTGTCTTCCTCCTAAATAAGAAGAGTCTCCATTGTTTCCAGATGGAAAAAATATACCAGATGATCCAGTTAGTATACCAGATGATCTTATAATAGACTGAGTGGCTCTACCGCCGATGTCTATTGCGTACTGAGGAGGATTTTTTAATATGCCCAATCTTTTATTGTATCTATCCCATAAGAGACTACTATCATAGTTTATAATGTGATCAGAAGCCCAAAATGCAACTCCGCTTTCTTGTGGGACAGAATATGTATGTAATCCAGATCCATTAAATACAGAATGTGTTGCGGGGTATGTGGCAAATACTTCTTTTAAGCCTTCGCCAAAATTCACCACAGCATTGCTATTACTGCTTCTAAATGGAAATCTTTTAATAGAGTCTTCTATACCAGTAGCAAAAACGCCAGATCCAACTTCATAGAAAACACCATCAGTGACTGCATAAAATAAATTATCGCCATTGTCATATACGGAGTCAAATGTGCTAAAGCTAGCAACAGCCCCATTGAGGACAATGTTGCCAGTTCCAATAGTATAACTTGTTTCTTTTATTCTATCGTAGATATTTAGCATTTTTTACTCCAATTATAGTACTACTACTGTTGGTGGCACTCCGCTAGATTCGCCAACGCCAAGACCATAGACAACAAGATCATTGATCTGTGCATCAACATAATTACCAGCATCATTAAGTATGCAGAAAGTTAAACTTCTTAATAATGATGTATCGTCGCCAGATCTAGCAACAATGCCAACGGTATTGATGTCGAAGTCTTCTTTGCTTGCGGCTGTTGTTCTTGAATTACTTGTGCCGATAGCGACGTAATCGTTATTTTTAAGAGTACCGGATGTAAATACTATTCTAAACTTACCTACTTCTATCTTTTCTAACCGGGTTATGTTATATGAGTCTCGCACTGCTGGAACGTGCGAAACACCACTGGCATCAAAGCTAATCCAAGCTTTAGCAACACCTTTAGCGGTATTCATTTTTGAGCTATCTGTTTCAAATACAACAGTAGACTTGTTACCAATAATTACATTTTCTTGAGTAGAAGATGCGTATTGAAATCTAATGCCCCTATTATTACTGCTACTGATTTGAGAATTTCCGCTAGAATTAATCCAGTTGCTACCAAGACCAAGATTGTTTGTCATAACTCTAACACCCCCAAGTGGCAAGTATTGAGTATGAACATCTCCGGTTGTTAATCCAGCAAGAGAATTGTGCTGAACGCTTCCGGGGCCGGGATAAGCGGTATATTGTATAGTTGTATCACTAAATTGAATACCGGACTGCGCGATGATGTTTCTTAAAAATTTTACATTGTTTACGAATGGATTGGTTGATTCAAAGTCGCCGCTAGCAACTATTTGATTTATAGAATCAACAATATCCTCCATATTATGGCGAACATCATAAGCAGAAATTAAACCAGCGTTATTATCCGCTAGTTCACTCTGTACATTGGTCTTGATTTGATCTTTTGATAAAATAGCCATGAAAATCCTCCATTAGTACCTAAAGTAGTTGCCTCTAAAATCGTAGTCGTTATGTGTGCGAGATATAAAATCCGCACCGGGGCTATATGGCCCAAGAATAGCTTGACCAGTTTCTCCAGTAAATTTGTAATCATCTGCCATAGCATTATATTTGTCACAAAGGTCTTTATATAACACAGAAAGGGTGGAAGCCACACCTCTTAAATCTATAGCAGATGGACCGTCTTTTATAGATATAGCGTTTGCGGCTTCTGTTTTCATTTCACTACCAACTATAATACAAGCAGTTTTAAGTGCTAGTAGATTGATAAATGAATTATCTTTTGTCGCAGGGTCGGTTGGGTCTGGAGATATAATATCATTGGCTATGTCTATAGTGTAGACATTTGGAAAATCTAGCTCTAAACTAACAAATTGCGCTCCAACTAAAATGGTCTTTTCTATTCTACTATTAGAATACTTGTAATTAGAACTATCTACGTCACTAATTAAATATCTAACCATTATTGGTAGTGTTGTTTGCCAAGGCATAGTTTTTCCTCGTTTTTGAATAATTATCTATGTATTTATACACTTAAGTTCATTATGGCCCCGTACAGGATATTGTTGGATCTGGTAGAAAACTTGGTACTTCTGCCGTACAGCCACCATTGCTTTCACAATCTGTTGGAAATAATAAAGGAAAATCACAATATTCTTGTGTTAAATCTTCTTGCCAAATTCCGAATCCCGGTATTGGTTCGATAATTTGCTGAGTAATATCTTGTAATTCAAAAGTAGAACAATTGATTTGAAAAACACGAATTCTACTTTTGCCAACTCTGCAAGGTTGTCCACTTTGAGTTAGTACCCAATTATTTGCAGCATCTGACCAGAAAAAGTAAGAACATCCATCAAATTCCTCAAACGCGCCGTCTTTATACCTTATACCAAAACCTGCCATGCCATATGGGCCAAAGTTTGTCAAATTTGCTACTCTAGTGTGTTGGTAGAAGTTATTTAGATGGTTTTCTAATTCTTCATATCCAGCACCATTAATAGTACAATCATCGAAGCAATAATCTGCACAAGCACCACAAGGAGCAGTATCGTCGTTACAATCAGTTCCATCGGCCACTTTGCCTTCTGGTACGGGATCTTCATCGGTATATGCATACCAAGTCCAATTATCAGCATTTTCATCTTGCGCTAATAGTGAGCATTCTAACTGTGATATATTTGCGGCGCATCCTCCAGTAGATAAGCAGCATAGTCCGGTTTTTCTACAATCCGCACCAAGTTTTAATTTTGGCTTTGGCTCATAAGTAAAGTCATAGTAGCATTGACCATTACAAACCCTGCCTCTATTACGATTTATTTTTTTCTGACAGTTTGGTTCAAAACAATCAAACATAGACTCCACGTTAACATCATCATTTAGAGCGGGGAAGAATGGTCTTATAATATTTTGGAATTGAGCCTCTGTAACTGTATTTTTATATATTCTAACACCTTGAGCATCTATAAATGGATTATTATTCCATGAGTCTCTGCACTTGTCTCTTAGTATACTGTCAGCCGCTCTCCACAGTAAGCTACAGTTATTAGCTATTAATGGATTTTTACCAGCAGCGACAAGATCATCTATTGTTACTCCTCCGGGAGCTTGTATTGTTTCTCTGATTGATGGGCATGGTGGTCTTCCGCCGCCTCCACCTCCTCCACCGCCACCTCCTCCACCACCACCTCCACCGCCACCTCCACCGCCACCTCCACCGCCACCTCCTCCACCACCTCCACCACCTCCTCCACCACCGCCACCTCCTTCACCGCCACCACCGGGAGGATCTCCCCCTCCC